GCTCCACCGGAGCTCTTTAATAATTCTGATTGATTTTGTTGTGCCATCTGTATTGCTCCTGTTGTTGCGGGGACAGATCCTGCTGATCCAAAACTGTTTGTAACTGCTGTTGTTGATGAACCAAACGAATTGGTTGCACCGAATCCTCCTGTTGAAGGTGTGCTAAATGCTGTAGCCCCGCCAAATGATGTGTTGATTGCATTACTATCTCCGAATGTACTTCCTTTGGGGAAGGCTGATATTGTAGGGTCTGCCGCTAGTACTTCATGATGTGTATCATTAAGTGCAATTGCATTATCCTGTGGGCCTGATTTCTTTGCTAATATAGTTTCCATATTTTATAGTCCTGCCATTGCTTTAAATGCTTTAATATCAGCATCTTGTTTGTCAGCATGAAGCACTTTAACATCTAACCCAGCACGTTCACGCATTTCATTTAATTCTTCATCATCAGGCTCAACTTCTTTGCGGTACTGATGAGGTGAAATTGTAATAACTTGTTCCAACACCTCAGCATCAGGTTCGTATTCTTCATCATCAACTATAACTGTCCAATCTTTTAATGGAATATCGGTTAATGTTTCTAAGTCATCTAATAATGTGACAATTCTTTCAGGTACACTAGTTCTACGATTCATTTCAACAAACACTAAGTATGTGCCGGTAGTTAATTCACCGTCACTGACTTGTGCATCTAACACAAAATCATAACCACGCTCAAACCAGTCACTTAAGTCTTCACCTGCTTGTTTGTTTTTTACAATAAAAGCTAAAGTTACAATCTCGCTGTCTTTGCCCATTTGTGCGGCATACTCATCTACTGTTAATCTAGGAAGAACAATACCTTCTAAGTCATGATAATCTAAGCCTTCGTTAAGTATTTTATTCATAATTACATTGCCGGTTGTTGTTCTTCGGTACCTATATTGCCTGCCATACCTGGTTCTTGTTGTTCGTTTTGACCACCATCTTCACTACCATCGCTATCTTCTGAATCCATATCATCATCATATGCTTCATCTAGGTCGTTCAAGTCAATATTCTGTCCTGCCAAATCAATAGAACCTTCACGGATATCATCCATGATTTCTTTAGGCATCTCAATGTACACTAACCAAATAGCTTTTGGTTTCATCTTTGGATAACGCGAACCGGGGTCAAAGTCATCATAATCATCTACCTCAACAGGAACTTTAATTTTAGTTTTTTTCCACTTAATTGAGCATCCTAAGTTTAATAAACGTTTAGCGGCTCTTGGGTCGGGCATAAGTTTGTATGGCCACATAAACATGCAACCTACACTATAGCGTTTTACAACAGGTCCTTGAACTAATTCACCTAGTTCCCAGTTGCGAAATGCGTACAGGTCTGCCTCATCTAGCACACGTTCAAAATCTAATAGAACGGCCATAGACCCGTCACTGGTAAAGATACCCTTTACAGTGTCAATAATGCTGACATAATCAACATCGTCAAAGAATTTGTCGGCGGTTTTAATCATAGTTGTATTTATCTTTTTTTGATTGAATACAACTTTTGAATCACATTGGAGTTAGCCTAATATTTATCATTTATGCATGTGTTAAAAGTATGCTACTATGAGTCTAACTATTGACCTTAAATAAAGATGAGTGTTATGAGCACTCACGCTCTACAAAGGAGAACTAACTTGAGCAAACGAAAAACCAGCGCATTAAGAAGTACAGACACACGGTTTTCACACAGTAAAAAAACAGACGGAAATACATTCTATACAAAAGAATCTAAAACTATCGATTTCACACAAGCAACTCAGAAGCAACGAGTACGCAGACCCGTAGAACTCATCCCCAAATCCATAAATCAAGAAAAATACATATTAGCATTACTTGACAACAAGACAGATATAGTCGTGGTTTCGGGACCTGCAGGGACAGGGAAAACGTATCTTGCCATGCAAGCCGCAATTAAAGCAATGCGAAACGGTGAGTGTGACAGAATCATTTTATCCAGACCTGCGGTTGGTGTTGATGACGAGAAGCACGGGTTTTTGCCAGGAGACATCAATCAAAAGATGGAACCATGGACACGACCATTACTAGATGTATTACGTGAGTATTATTCAACTAAAGAAATTGCTGACATGCTAGAAGAACAGATAGTAGAGATAGCTCCACTGGCGTTCTGTAGAGGTCGTAACTTTAAAAACAGTTGGGTAGTTCTTGATGAGGCTCAAAACGCCACCCCAAGCCAGTTAAAAATGATTATGACACGTATCGGTATTGGTAGTAAAATTGTCATCACTGGTGATGTAGAACAAACAGATAGACGCACGCCTGAGAATGGGCTCCTAGACTTACTAAGTAGGCTAGATGGTGGGAAGGGGGTGATTCCAGGCTTAGCGTCTTGCAAGTTCGATATGCGTGATATACAACGTCACAAAATTATTGAACACATCCTCAAGATGTATTCATAAGAATAAGGGGCCTTGCCCCTTATTTTATTTCCCAATCTATCACAGTTGAGTTAACTATTTGTTCTCTGAACAAGTCTATTTCGTTTTGTGTTTTGGGAATATTTATTTCTTCCCCTGCAATATTGATTGCAGACATACTGCCTATTTTACAAAAGCCAAGTGCTAACTTTGGATCGTTGATATCTAGTTTCCAAAATTCTATCCCACCGCGATCTTTATAAAACTTGTTCCATCTACTGATGTATTCTGTTTTTTGTTTAACTGATTCAAATAAATTATCTCTTAGCGTCATCCTACAACTAGCATTAAATGTTCGTTGTGGTATAAATTGTTCTGGTGGACATTCAAAATCGTCTACCGTAAATAGTTCTATAGCATTTTTACCTACATGTGTGTAATGTAATGACAAATCACCAAATTGAGTAAGGGGAGTAAACAATTTATATGAACTTTCAGGAAGATCGTAGAACTCAAACACTGTTTTATTAAAGTCTAATGCTACTCTAAACAAACTAGATCCTATATTTTTTTCCCAAACTTGCAATAATACAGATTCCAACCAATGTATGATATCGTTGTACTCAGTCAACAACGGCCATGCTTCTTGATACTTGGGATCATTTTTCATTTCAGGAAAATGTACATGCATTGTATGAAGTGCAACTTTCCATGTATCTCTATTGATTTCTTGTTTTATGATACGAGTATCATCATATTGAGTTATTTTATCAGCAAGATCATATAACCGTTGAATTCTACTATTAATTAATTCTTCACTCCCATAACCAGTATAATGATTTATTTTACATAGTTCAGTAGAGTTGCGTTTAACAATAAGGTTAGCCCATTGCTGGGCTATTTCTTCATCAACCAAATGATATATCATTGATATATCATTTGTGAAGTTAATTACAAACTGCATTATTTTTCATTTTTTGAGATGACTGCTTCTTTTTCTAATTGTGCAATTAGATTAGGATATATTTGCTTGTAATATGCATCCATGCGATCAAAGTCAGTATCAACAAATTTGCCTTCAATTACACATTTCTCTACTTTTTTATCAGCATAATCAATAATAACATTGCATGTTTGCAAATCTGCGGGTTTTATATTTTTGCTTACAGTGACTGCTTCGTCAATTTGCCCGCCGGGCTTTCGCATAAAAGTAATTAACAGATATCTCATTGGAATGGTTTTCTTGGAATAATCATAATATCCGGGACACTTGCATCTCCTGTATGTTTATGCCCCGGGGTGCCATGAACCATTTTACCATGTGACTTCATGTCAGTTGAACCTAATGCTTCGGCATAGTTAACTTTACCTTTAAAACAACCAACACTATATGGATATTCATTGTTCAAGTGATAGTGATAGATTTTTTTCATTTTACCATCCCATAGTACTGAATGAGTATGTCCGTGACATTCATCTAGTTGTTCGTTGGTAACCATTTTGCCATCATCACCTCTTGGGCCATAGATACCAAATCCATCAAATGCATAACCGAACAATGGTGAATGTCCTTCTGTTCCCTGATTAGGAAAACACTTCCATGAGTAACCATGCAAGTGATATTGTTGAGCATAAGGATGTCCCCAGCATTGGTCAATTGGTAGTAATGAAGTTGGATTGTACCATGCGGTACCACTGGCGTTTGCTAGTTCAAAATGCCACACAGTACCGGTTAATGTTACACCAATTGGTAATGAAGCAATTGGATTTGGAGTAGCACTGGGCTTTGGATGTTTTGGTAGTTGAACAACTAACCTATAAGGACTAATGCCAATTGCCGCGGCACTTGAATAGTCTGAGCCAGGAATGCCTGTTCTAAAATCATGTCCACCGGGCGCAACACTATAATACTTGTATGCTTCAGTTCCTTGTTGTACAGGATACTCTCCCATTACTGTTGATGGTAATCCGTTACCTTTGAAGTAACGATATTTTTTATCAGTGGTTATAGTGAATACACTTCCCTCTTTTGCATAGTCTTTAGCATACTTGGTACCACTAACGTATGGCATCTTTGAAATATCAATTGTATTGTTTGAAGAATCTACCCAGGGCTGGGTACTTATATCAAGTTTAGTATTTCCCGGAATTACAAGAAGTAAATCCGGTGCTAGAAATATTCCACCACGTTCGGCCTTATAAGGGCTTATAGTTCCTGAATTTGATAATGTTGTTGGTGCATCTTCTGCCTTGGCTATTAATGCAATACTAATCAATAATCCTATTAATATATTTTTAATCATTTTTTTTCCTTTAAGTTGTTAACTCTACTAATGTTGCTGCCAATGAAATCTCAGCTATCCCAACTAGTGGCAGTTGTGCTAGACCATTACGAATGATAATGATACTTGCGTCCTTCTTTTCTTGATCCTTGCCCCACAGATCCAAGTTTTGGTACATCCACTTGTAGCAATCTTCTACATGTGATGGATACATAGAGATATACTGCATCAGTTGTTGACGACCATCAAGAATCTTACCTGCTTTAAACAATTGAACTGCTTCAAGCAATAGTTCATTTTCATCTGTACCACCTGTTTGTGCTGGCTGTAGTTTACCATCAATACAATTAACTTGTAGTTGATTTAATACTTTACGCAAGTCTGGATAGCAAGCACGAACATAGTTGTCTAGTATATCCAGATCAAATTCAATGTTTTCAGTCAACAACACAGTTGCCGCACGTGCTGTAAAGTCAGTGTGATCTGGCTTGCTAATATGAATCTTGTGACAGCGACTTTCACGCAATGCTGGAATGATTTTCTCAGGATAGTTACAAGTCAAAATGAATCGAACTGTGTCTGAGTATGTTTCCATATCAGTACGCAGTGCGGCTTGTGTCAAGTGAGGCAATGAATCTGCTTCATCTAGCAACACAACTTTGAACTTACCAAAAGGCAATGTCTGTGCAAATGACAATAGTTTGTCACGAACCAATTCAATTTGACGTTCACGACTTGCGTTGATGACCATTACATCATAATCTTCCACACCAAGTTCTTTGATTAATACTTTAGCAAGTGTTGTTTTACCTGTACCGGGGTCACCGCTGAACAACAAGTGAGGGATAATACCATCTTTGACCCATTGTTCTGCTTGTGATTTGACACGTCCATCAGTAAACACATATTCACTGATAGAGTTAGGACGATACTTTTCTACCCAAAGTTGATTTTTCATTTTCTTAACATTTCAAGTGTAATAACGTGTGCGATACCCTGACCCAAGTCTTGATCAGAATTAATAATGTGCAATGCATTATCGTGCCTATCAGTTTTTTCATTATACGTTGAATACTCTAATACATAACCACCATTAGCTTGGTGAATAGTAAAGCTCATACCTCTGCTGTCAAGTGATCTACCTCGACTAATAAGACTGTTCTTTGCTGAGGGTCTTGTCTCTGCAATGTCTTGTGGAAATATAAAGTTGTGTAGTTTTTGTCTAATCCAGTTTATCATATAAATCCATTTACTTGTTTAAATTTTTCATATTGACTTGATACATCAGTTTTTTCAAAGTTTAACCATTCACATAGTTTATCAAATTCACTTAAGAATGTACCTTCTACAAAGTGACTAATATCAAAATCATACACGCCTTCTATTATATCATTATTTTTAATATAGCTGTAAGTTATATTGGGTACTACCCTACATTTTTTAATATACATATCTCTTACAAGAAGGTTGTATTTAAAAGGTATAGTTATTTTAATATGTCTAGCTTCAGGGATATGCTGTTTAATTAATTCAGTTTTTTTAGGTAGACATGTTCTATGAATGTGGTACAAATTAGAATTGAAAAACTCTTCGGGAGGATTCCAATTTTTCTCAAGGTATATTTTTTGCATTTCAGTTGGTAAGTTAGACCATTCGTTTATTTTTGTTCCTGAATGAAAATCATTAAACCATTGTTTTATTTTATGATGTGCGGCACCAAACTCATCAAAGAAAATATCCTTCTTGTTTTGTGTGAAAACACTATTACTATATGATAAACAATGTAATAGAAAAGATCCAAAACTTCCCGGTAAAAAATGTATGAATACTATTCTATTACTACCCTCAAGCATTAATACACCTTATCACTCATTGTTTCATCTTCCATAGGTTCATCTGATATCAGTAGTATATCATTAACGTCAACTTTACGCAATGTTTCTTCACCCAATGGAGTTTCTACAGTGATACCACGAGTCCAACGACCGTGACTTATAAGAATGTATTTACCAATCTGTAGTTCAGGATCTACTACATCGGGTCCTAACCCATAAATCTTTGCCCAACGAGGGCGAATACCAGAACTTTTCTTGTCATCGTCTAATAGAATAATACCACCTGCTGTGATACGCTGGTCAAAACTCATTTCTGACACAATAATATCTTTGTGCAAAAATGTTAGTTTATCTACTTTAGTGGGACTGAACGCTGGCGTTGAGTAATCGCTCATTTTTTACCTTTGCTAAGTTCTTCTGCTTTAATCTTTTCAATTTCTAAATCATCTTCAAATGATTCTTCTAATTCTAATTCTGCTGTAGTAAGTTCTTCTTTAATTTCTGGATCAGATATTATGGGGGTAGAAGGTGTTGGTTTATTTCTCACTGCATTTGCCGATTTATTTCCAACTGTATTAGCATACGATTGATTTACTTTTGCAGTAACTGGTCTGGTAACCCTGCCTAGTGAATCAATTGTGTCTCCACGTGCATTCACTTTCATGTTGCCTACTGCCCTAGTATTTTCATTTTTGGCTAATAGAGCACCCATATCTACATTCTTTCCCATTGCTGATCTGTAACTTTTCATAATATTTTCCTTATTTTAAAAACTCATCTATAGATAAGTCATAGTAACAACTATTTATGCGGTGAATTCCAAGCAAAAACAATACAAAACTTGCTACACTTGACCCTCTACCGACACCCCATAGTATATTATTTTCACGCATAGTGTCAACTAGATATTTTAAATAACGCAATAACACAAACATATCTCGTTCTTGGAACAGTATTAATTCTTCTCCTGCTCGTTGTAATTCTGCTTCTCCCTGACATTGATTCAACACATATTGTGCAATGTCCATCGTTTTGTATTGTTCAGGCATTAACCAGTTTGATTGCATTTGATTGTCAAACTGTTCTATTGTCATGTCTAACCTATTGTATTGAATAAGTTCAGGAGTATTTTCTAATTGAAGTACTTCGTCAAATTTGATTTCATTCTCTACCAATGCACGTTTAATGATACGTGTAGGATCCTGCAAATATAGCAGACATAGTTCCATTTCATTGTAGATTTGTTGACCATAGATATCAGTTCGCATTGTGTAATGATACACTATTTAACAAGGGAAGTCAAATCATTTGGATCTGATTTCGCCCTCTTTTTGCACACTGATGTTTGATTTGATGTTTTGCTTCTTAAACATCTCATCCATTTGTTTGCTATACTCAGTACGATAGCTTTCAAGTACCATTTGAAGTTGATGGATCATTTGCCCATTTTGCATACGATAAGCAAAGGTTAACTTTTTAGTTAACTCTGAGATTGTGTTAGACAAGTCTTCCATAGACTTGTCAGATAGGTCATTGATAAAAGGATGTTGCATCCAAGTTATTTATCAATTCAAACTATACCACACTAAGTTTCCTGTACAGAAAAACTCGTTAGTAGATGTTGCGTTCTGCTGATATGCAATATTGGCACCCAAACTATTAATCTGTGCACCAGTAGGAGGATAAACATACAATGGAACAGCACCGTCGTTTCTAACCAGAACACGCATACCAACTGTAGAATTTGCACTGATTGGCGCTGGAAGTTTAACACCATAATTACTACTAGACACCGTACTTACTACGTTAAATCCATTTGCTAATACTGTAGCATTGCCTTGAACTGTACCATTTGCAGTAATACTATTAGTTACGCCGGATACTATGTAGGTGCTAGATATCAAATTAGAAGCAGATACATTACCATTTGCTGTTATTGTAGTAATACCAGATAACGCTCCGGCAAATACACCGTTTGTTGTACTGATGTTACCTACTATTGCATTACCACTAGTACTCAATGTACCTGTAATATTTGCACCTGTGGATGTTGCAGTCAATCTAGCAGTTGCATTACCTGCAACATACATTGTTATATTGCCACCACTAGTAATAGCAATATTACTTGTACCATTTTTATATAACGGTGCAGTTACACTACCCGCTGTAGTAGTATAGTTATTTGCTACAATGTTTCCAGCAGTTGTTAAGTTGCCAACTGTTGTATTACCAGTTGCACTTAAATTTCCTGTGACAGCAATACTATTAGTAGATTTGTCAAATGTGAATCCTGCAACACCATTCAATGTTCCTGCATCATTGAATTGAACATAAGTATTAATGCCGCCCGGTGCCGCATTTGATGAAACAGTTCCAGCAGACCATGCTAAATTACCAGTGCCATCAGTTTGTAAAAACTGTCCACTACCACCGCCTGTAATTTTTATCTGCGAGTTAGCAAAACTAGCAACATTGCTTACTGTGATATTGGTAGCCGCTATGTTTCCTGTTACAGTACCGGCATTTATTGTAGCTACTGTAGTAGTACCAAATACATTGGCATTTCCGTATACAACCAAATCGCCACTAATAGCAGAGCCATCTTCAGCACTACCAAAAGGCTTTAACGGTACCGATTTCCATATTTCTGTACCAGCTGTTATTTCTACTGTCATGTTTCCATTGGCAGTTGTTAATGGCAACTTTTGTCCTGATAAACCATTGTACAGTGTAGATGATAACGAAATGTCAGTACCATTTGTAATGTTAGCTACATAATATATTGTGTTCGTTGTAACTCCACCAAATACATTGCCAGAGAATGTGATAGGTGAATTATTTGTAATGTTGCCTGTACTACTAGTTAATGTAACTGTATAATCAGTTACAGTAGTTACATTCATAGATCCGTTTTCACTTATCAAAGCTACAGGTGCACCCCCGGGATTGTTTGCACAAACAGTGAATGCAGTGCCATTTGCAATGCTCTGAACATAGTAATCAGTGCTAGGAGTTAATCCTCCCATGATACCATTGTAATCTACACTACATAAACCAGTATCATTTGACAATGAAATATTATTTCCACCAAATGTTGTACTTACTGTGATGTTTGAATTTCCAGGATATACATTGGTAATGTAATATGCTGTTGATGGTACAAGACCACCAAACACAGCGCCCGAAGTAGCCGCAAATGCAATGCGTCCACCCACAATCATGTTTGCAGTAGTTGAAACAGTTATTGTATTTGCAGTTAAGTAAGTTTGTGTTGCTGAAGTATTAGATAAAGTGCCAGAAAATGCAACAGGATAACCAACAACAAATCCACTAGTACTTGAAACAGTAATTGTGTTACCTGAACTAGATGTATTTGTTCCGGTTACGGTAGTTATTACTTCATTAGTATTTGATGCATACTTGTTCATAACAGTTCCGTCATACGCACCAGTACTTGCATACAAATAACTGATAGGAGAAACATACATTGTTCCAGTAGCAGTTATTAAATTAGTTAATTGGCTCGGGCCAGCATATGTGCCAGGCATAGTTGAAATTGTAAATGTAGTTGAACTTAGAATAGAGCGTACATAATATGTACCACCACCTAATATACCACCAAATGTTATACCAGTGAATACGACTGGCATATCTAAATAGAAGCCTAATGTGCTATCACATGTAATAAAATCATACGTGCCATTAGTTGCAGTGCATGTAGCAAATGCAATTGATGTTGCAGGATCCATAGAGAATGTACCTACTACATCACCTTGTTCGCCAACTGGACTAGGTGTACGTTGCTTTAACTGTGTGCTTTGTCTTGGTTGATTATATGGTTCAATTGTAATTGAGTCACCGCAATCTAATGTACTGAAACGATAATCTAATCGATTAACATCGTATGGTATGGTTAGTGTGGGAATGCCGCTAACATTGGCATAGTTTTCAATTGTTTCTATTCCCGATGTACCATTAATATTAACTTGTGATGGCAAAGCAATTACTGCCAAGTTATTAGCTATGTTTAATTGTACTTCAACATTACTTTGAGTACCTCTTGGCGCCCAGCCTGTAAATTGAATTGTAGTATTGCCATTGATAGTACCGGTTTGCACATCGCCCAAACCTGCGTTAATTATAAGAGTGCCGGAAATAGCATTACCTAAGTTAAAAGTACTTGCTCTAAATCCTCTAGTAACAGCATTGCTAATTAATGTATTAGCCATGTCATTATTTAATGTGGTTCCTGTCAATGCTTGCTTTAAGACAGCATTATTTTGTAAATCTGTAATCTCTGTAGCCGCAACATTCAAATCAGTTTTGATGGCAGCAAAGTTATCTCTAAAGCCCTGTGAACTATTATTGATACCCGGTACTGGATAGTTTACATTGATTCCGTTTGTATTGATTGCACTTGTCATAATTATTTGTTCCGTCTAGTATTTAGTATTGTGTTTGATTCGGTAAAATTGTTTGTCTAGGAAATAACACATAGAAATCTCTACTATCTAATGGATCTGGCGCTGGGGTAGCACTAGGTAAACCTGTCCAAGCTGCCGGGTCAGTGTGATTATCATAATTATAAGTAGCACTCTTATCTACACTGAATCTATCAATTTGGAAATTAATTAAATTCAATGTATAAACATTACCAACTGGGTCAAGCCATAGTGTTTCAATATTGTTCTTTACTGTCTCTGCATATCCCGGTTTAGTATAGCAAATTACCCATGCTTGAATATAACCCAATGTGCTACCATTTATTTGTTGGCTTGTCATCCACTGCGGTAACAATCTACTATCATATTCTTGTCCAACAACTTGTGCTACACGATTACGCATATTGTATAAACTGTTTGGATACAGAACTTGTGCATAACCGGGGGTTAAACTAGTATAATATTGTTGTCCTAATAATTCTTCCCAACTAGTAAAAATCTCATTATTACTTGTATACCATGGGCCTAATCCCAAATCTATTGCTCTTGGCCAAAGAATTTGACTTTGTATACTCACTCCTTGAGGATTAACTAAGTTGTCAATCACTTCACTATATACAACTTCATATATAATATCTCCTGCACTATTTCTTGCTACAGCAGTTTTTAATTCCCCTAAAGTAATATTTCTCCAATAATGATTTCTTGTAACTGCTTGTAAGTATTGTTGTATGTCACTCGCATATATACCATATGCATGTTCATATATAACACTTGTTGCTTTACCAAAGTATTGATCATCTGGTCTATACAAAGTATCAGTAGGTATAATTGTATCGCTACCCAACAACTCACGCAATATCAATCTATCATTTATAGGTGGTGCAGCCTTTATATATAATGTATCAGTTGGTTGATTAAACTCTTGTAATACACTAATTGTAAAGGTTTTACTAGAAATAACTGTGGGATAAATTGTAGAATAGGCTTGTATGGTAAAGGTATAATTTGAAATATCACCTAGTTCTAAATATTTGTCAGTTGGTTGATCTGCTACTCTTCCAATTATTTCTCCATTACTTGCAATTGATAAGTTAGGAGGTAACGTTCCAGATGTTAATCTGTAACTTAAACCAACATCACTACTTGCTCTTACAAAGAGTGTACTAATATTGCCGTTATATAGTTGACCCAATGCACTATCAGTAATCCAAGTAATGTTACCTGTAATATTCTTTTGTAATGCAAAATTAAAATTATAAAACGGGCTAGCATATTGCGGCGCATCAGACTTATAAACACCTACGCTAAAGTTATAATTACTAATTCCAGTTGACGCTAATGAAGGTGTGCCAGTGATCCATCCAGTGTTCACATCACCTGTTAATCCGGCAGGTAAATTAGAATATATGTATTTGATTGGGTTACTGTCAAAATCATGTCCTATCATTTTAAATGCAAAATATTCGCCGCTTTGAAAACTACCCATATTAGCAAATTGAGTAGGTGCTACTGGCGGCAATATATAATATCCATAGTATGGATCGTTATCATTTATGATAAATGTAGGTGGTCTAGCATTGTAAAGTACAGGAATTCTACTATTATTGGGTTTTCCTGGTCCTCCTTGATTGACAGGAACATTTTGATTAACTACAGTAATTGAAAAATTTCCCAAATCAGAACCCAATGGGCTAGACAATTCAAGCGTAAATGTATATGTCCTAATTGTAGGATTACCAGTAGACACCGGTGGTAAAGTTACTGTCATTAAACCTGCGCCATTGTTTATTAAATACGTGGGGCCGTTTTGTGTAGCAGTAATTGTAAAAGTAGTTGAATTCAATATTGATTTAACATAATATGTTATACCAGTATTGACACCACCAAAGGTTGTTCCTGTAAAATTAACCGGGCGACCAACACTAAAGCCGGCAGTAGAAGAAACTACTAGTGTATTGTTACTACTTACGGTTTCTGAAGCATTGGCAATAACTGATGGTTGCGTAATAGTAACTATAGGTGGATTAGCATATCCCCGAATAACTCCCAATAAATCAATTTCTAAACCAGGGGGCAATGAGCCTTCTCTTACTTGAATGATAACAGGATTGTCTGTTTTTGGATTAGAGTACGCAATAGAAGATTGTATCCATATACTATCTTGTGTTGTTAATAGACTGCCGTTGGGTGTGAGAAATTGAGGGATAGCAGTACCGGTAATAGTCATACTAAAAGTTCTATCTCTCAAGTTTCCTAAATTATCAGTAACACGTACTGTAAAAGTTGAAGTTACATTTGATACTACGATTGTTGGTGTACCCGATAATAAACCATGTATATCAATTAAAATGCCACTAGGCAATGTTCCACTTATTAACGCATATGTAACTGATGTCGCCGGCGCCACTGCACTAGCACTCAATTGAAATAGTGATGTTAATGTCGCAGGAAAACTACCTATTGATCCTGCAGGAGTATTCCAAATTGGTTGTGCCATATTAATGCGTACCTAATAATTTCAATGCTAAATGATAGTGATGCTCTCTATCGGCTAATCCAATGGTTCCGCCGTTAATACGTTTAGTCAATGTAACAAAATCATTACGATCACAATATTGATTTAAGTTGTTATTGTCCCAAAACCAACCCGCACTTGCTACAGCACCGTTTGGTGTCTCTAAATATGCAATTGTATCTTCAATACTCATACCCAAATCATTAGCAAATTTAGTATAGTTAGCTCGACCTGTTAATTGAATTAATCCTCGACCACAAAAACGGTACCCATCACCCGAAGACTCATCACCGTTATTCATACGATTAGCATAAACACGATTGGCAATCTTTTCAGGTTTACGCTCGTACTGCTTTGCTAATTCTTCTGTAGGAAAATATTTTTTAAAAGTACCCATCAATCCTTTAGCACTGTAGTTTAAGTTTTCTTTAACAGCAGTAAATCCACCAGACTCATGTGCTATTTGTGCTAAGAATCCTGCAACACGATTTAAATTATCAAACATATCGTAATATTGTGCGGCTGTATTTAACGGCTCAATATAACCTTCTAACAAAGATCGTTTTGTTTTTGGACATAATGCCTGTAATAATTCTATTGTTATCATTTGTTCTCCTTATGAGTAAGTGGCTGCTAATCTTGACCCTGCACTTAATGTAAAGTTACCAGTCATGGTGCCTGCTGTTGTGTTTGAGCCAGTAGTTACTGTACCCACTGTTAGAGTACCTGTTCCTACGGAAACATTACCGGCTGTTACATTTCCGGTTGCAGTTAATGTAGTATATACACCGGTAGTTGCACCTATATTACCTACGTTAGCATTACCACTTACACTCAATGATGCTAGTGTTCCTACAGCAGTTATATTAGTCTGTGATGCAGTAGATATTGTACCAACAATGTTTGTTGCACCTATATTACCTACGTTAGCATTACCACTTACACTCAATGATGCTAGTGTTCCTACAGCAGTAACATTGGGTTGACTTGCTGTTGCCAGAGTACCTGTTAATAATGTACCACTGATATTACCACCAGTAATGTTACCAGTTGCGGTAATCACACCGCCTGTACCAATGTTACCAATATTAGCATTAGCACTAATGCTCAATGAAGTCATTGATACTAAGTTACTTGAATTATTAAATGTGAATGCAGATGAACCACCTAATACACCTGCATTATTATATTGAACTTGTGTATTTGAGCCACCGATAGTGGCTGCCGGGCCAGCTGGGCCAACATTACCACCACCTGAAGATACAGCGGCATAACCTGCTTGTGCGCTATCAAATATTACAGTACAATGAGTTGTGTTATTGAATGTAACAGTTGGATAATTATATCTACCTGTAAAACTATTACCAGTACTGTCAACAACTTGAATGTTAACATATTGATAACCTAAATTGTGATTGATTACCCAAGTTGTTGTCGGAGTTACTTGTGTATAAGTAAATGCCCCTGCAACAGTTGAACTAGATGTTGCCCAAGTTAAATTACCTGATCCATCAGTTTGTAAGAAGTAGTTTGCAGTGCCACCTGTAATCTTTAAATTAGCAACAGCACCTAAACTTACATTTGCTCCACTCAGTGCTACATTACCTGTAGCTATTAATTGTGCGGTACCTAAGTTACCTACGTTAGCGTTACCTGTAGCAGTAATCAATCCACCAGTTGTTAAGTTACCACCAGTCACATTACCAGTGACACTTAGTGAACTTAGTGTTCCTAAACTTGTAATGTTTGGTTGTGCATTTGTTGTGACAGTACCTGCAGTATTTGCACTAGATACTGCACCCGTTACGTTGGCACCTTGTATATTTGATAAGTTATTACCCGCACCATAATGATTACCGGTAATGTTAGCACTATTAATGTTTCCGATTGAACTTAAACTTGTTAATGTTCCTAAGCTTGTAATGTTTGGTTGAGCATTAGTATATACTGTACTAGATATTAACGAATTACCTACTTGACCTGTAACATTTGCACCAGCAATACCTGTTAACGCTTGTCCATTACCAATAATATTACCAACTGAAACATTACCTGTTGTAGTGATTGTGTTACTGCCATAACTAGCAAGGAATGTTGCTACATTGCTATTGTCATAAGTTACAGGTGATGCCGCAAATACGCCATTACCATATAATATCTGTGATGCATTGCCATTTATGTTAATAGATGCAATATTACCTGCGCCTGACACATTTACTAATGCTACTGAGTTAGCAATGTTAGCGTAAGAAACTTGTCCGGTAATACTTGCACCAGTTAATGAAGTTAATGATGAACCGTTACCCGAAATATTCGTGAACACACCGTTAGTTGCACCAATGTTACCTACATTGGCATTACCTGATACAGATAGAGAAGTTAATGTACCTGTACTTGTAATGTTTGGTTGAGCATTTGTTGTAACAGTACCTGCAGTATTTGCACTTGACACTGTACCACTTACATTAGCTCCTGCTACCGCATTAGCTGTTGTAGCAAATGAAACTGCACCGGTTACATTACCACCAGTTATTGATGTTAGTGCTGATCCATTACCACTTACATTAGTGAAGACGCCATTTGTCGCGCCAATATTAGCTACGTTGGCATTACCACTAGCACTTAGTGTACCTGCGACATTTATACCTGTACCTGTAATATTTGCTACAGTATTTCCTGCGGAAGCAATGACAACATTACCATTAGTAGTAGGAACAGTTACACTAGATGTACCGTTAGCAACACCTGTACCACTTGGCAAACCCGATAACTGACTACCGTTACCTAAAATATATGCACCGGTAATGTTACCCGATGCAGTGATATTTCCTCCGGTACCTAAATTACCACCGTTGACATCTCCGGAAGCAACTATATTACCTGTACCTAAATTGCCTACATTAGCATTACCAGTTAGACTTACTGTAGTACCAGTAATATTCGTTGCTGATAGTGTATTAGTTGTTTTGTTAAATGTAAAATTAGCACTTGCACCCAAGTTACCACTAGTATCTTTAAATTGTACTTCTGTGGTATTTCCTGCAATAGGTGAACCAATATATGTTGTCCAGTTAAGGTTCCCTGAACCATCAGTTGCAAGTACTTGACCGTTCGTTCCACCGGTGATATGAACAATGGTATTACTTCCCAATGACACATTTGTTGAATTGGTAAAATCAATTATGCCATTACTTGTTAAACTAGATAAATTACCAATACTTGTAATGTTTGGTTGAGAATTCGTTGTTACAGTACCTGCAGTATTTGCACTACCACTAGTGGCTACACTTAAATTAGCAACTTGTGTAGTAGATGACACTATGAATGGAGCAGTGCCTGTTGCTATGTTTGAAATTAATTGCGGTGTTGTTATATTAGTACTTGCGTTTAATGTGCCATTGACAATGACTCCACTGCCAGTAGCAATAAACACATCGGCATTACCATTAACGCCCATTGTAATATTACCGTTTGAGTTAGTAATATCAACATTACTATTGCCATTAACGATACTATCAACTACAATATTACCGGCTGTTAAATTACCCGTAACAGATACATTACCTAATGTAGCATTACCGATAACAGATAGCAACCCACCTGTTATTAAGTTAGCACCGGTAATGTTCCCGGTTGCAGTAATTATACTTGTGCCAATATTACCTATGTTTGCATTACCTGACACAGAAATAGATGTTAGTGTACCCGTACTTGTAACATTTGGCTGTGCGTTTGTTGTTAAAGAACCAGCTAGTGTTGTTGCTACTACGTCTATTGCACCAATGTTACCAACATTTGCATTACCCGTTGCACTTAATGTTGTTGCATATAAACCCGTAGTACCAACATTGCCAACATTTGCATTACCCGTAACAGATAACAATCCACCTGTTACTAAATTAGCACCGGTGATATTACCGATTGCTGTTATTATACTTGTGCCAATGTTACCTATGTTTGCATTACCCGTAACAGATAACAATCCACCTGTTACTAAATTAGCACCGGTGATATTACCGATTGCTGTTATTATACTTGTGCCAATGTTACCTATGTTTGCATTACCTGATACAGATATGCCTGTCAATGTGCCAACACTAGTTATATTTGATTGTGATGCATTCACCACATCGCCGGCGTATGCGGCATAGTTTGAGTTTGCGGCAGTGCCAGTTATATTTGCGGCTTGAATATTGCTTAAATTGTTACCTGATCCAATGAAGTAATTAGCTGTTACTGCATTTCCCAAATTAGCATTACCTGAGGTTAAATTACCGGAAACACTAACAGATGTTAATGTGCCTACACTTGTAATATTTGGTTGAGCATTTGTTGACACTGTGCCCGCAGTTGTTGCAAGAGCGACTGTTCCCGTAACATTAGCACCTTGGATATTACTTAAATTATTACCTGATCCAATAAAGTAATTGGCTGCTACTACATTTCCTAAACTAACATTTCCACCTACTGATAAATTACCACCTACATTTGCGTCGCCCGATAGTACTATATTTCCAATAGAGAATGTATTGGGGACAACCACATACAGTACTTGAGTAGATGAGGTGTAAACCGCAGAACTAGCTAAGACTGATAAACTAGTGCCGAATATTAAATTAGGTGATTGGACTGTGACATTTGCAATGTTTGCACTTACTACTACATTTCCGGTAGGGCTATTAACAGTGATGCCGGCACCTTGGGATCTATTAACTGAATTTACAGACGCACTAGTAAGACCACTATATACTTCATCAAAGTTATCTTGTACTTTTTGGAATGCGGATCTTATCGCATCTGCTGATGGATCATCAGGAAACGCCCCGAAGTCAATATTTTTTTGGCTCATATCTATTCTACCTTATTTAGTATTTATCGTTTTAATATAAACACATAGCCAAAAAAATACCCGACTATTGCCGGGTACTTTTGTGCAGAACTAATTATTTAAGTCCAGCTAATTTTTTCCATTGTGCAACTGCATCACTTGAATATTCAACCGATTCGTTAATATCTGTTGTTTTACGAGCAACTTGTCTACCCAATTGGCTTGCAATAACAGGAATAGTTGTTTGACCAGTTTGCTTACGCTTGTTTAAACCTCCACTGATAACATTCATCATAAAATCAATATCAGTTTCAAATGCCGTATCAGAAGCAGATTTACCTGGACCCGCATCATTTGCCCACTCGTCTATCTTTTTCTTGTCTTTCTTGTCATCGTACTCAATGTCTTTTTTGACTTTTTTGCCAGCTTCTTCAGCTTTGTCATCATCTTTACCTTTATGACCTTCGTCATATTCGATATCTTTGGCGACTTTCTTAGCGGCTTTTTCAGCTTTGTCATCTTTTTCGCTAGTTGATTCTTCAGATAACATTGCTAGCTTTTTGTAAAGACTAAAGAAACTTGATTCTGACACGGTGTCACATTTACAAGGGTCGCAATCACATTTTTTACATTTACCTTCAGTCATTTTTTCTTTACCGGCTTCTTCACCTGTTTCATCTTCAGCTTCAGAAACGATAGGCTCTTCTGGTTCTTCACTAGCTTCTGGTCCGCCTGCGCCTTCATCAACATCATCCTTTGGATTATATTCAGCGGCCGCTTGATTAGTTTGTGTAGTATCTGCAATTTCCGCATTTGTATTATCAGCGCCACTATCCGGTGGATTGTCTTCAGCCATTTGATAAGTCATTTGATCTTCTGATTCAACTTCATCAACCATTTCTTTATCATCACATCCACATGACTCATACGCCATACCACATTCATTACAACCTTCTTCATGAGCATGACCATGTTCTTCACTACCTACTTCATCAGCATAGTCTCCGTTACCAGCTTCACCGCCTGCAACTTTCTTAATCAATGCCATCATACCATCATGGTCACCAACAACATCTAAACCACCGTGTTGTGGTTGTCCGCCTTGTGGGGCACCGTAGCCGCCGTTGTCATCGCCACCAAACAAGCCTAAGCCTGCTGATTTGATTATACCTAACAATTGGTCAGCTTCACCGTCTTGTGCTGACACACTTACTGAATCAGGTGCACCTTGTTGACCTTTGCTGATAGAAACAGTCATACCTTCAGCAACATCTGCTTTAGATTCTAGCAATGCATTTAATTCTTTATCCCATGCTTCAAAAGCAAATGGACTTTCTAATACTTCTTTATCTTTAAAAGTTTGACCAAAAGCTTTGAATGTATCTCCTGGAGTTTTGATAGCCTGTTGCTTCATGTAAGAAGTTTTATCCATTTCATACATATCGTCTTCCATAGCAGGCTCACGCATAGCTTGATCTGCCATGCCAGGTAATGTTGCTGGTGGATTTGTCTCACCAACATAACCTTGAATTGGCATTTGACCATAGCATTCATCTAGACCTTCTTTGTAGCCTTCATGATAGTGTCTTGATTCTTCCATATCGTCATATGAACAATTGTACCCTTGTTTACCAAGAGCATGTGCCTTACCTGTGTGACGTGCGGCTTTTAATCTTGTATTCATACCTTCTTTCACTTTCTTTTTCTTAGACAATTCTTTGAAATCTTTAGCATCTAGCTTACCTTTTGGTTCTGCTACATCTAATTTATCTTGTTTGCCCGGTAAGTCTTTAGCTTCAAATTGCTGACTACGACCAGCACCTAATCCTGCGCCCATGTCACCATCATGTGTTGGCATTTCAGCTTCTTTAATTTTTTTCATTTGTGAACCAGCAATTCTTGTTGCGGCTTCTTTACCGTACTTAGGTGTTAGTTTACGAACTAGTGCATCAAAGCCCGTAGTAGCATTGTTGTGCTTACCGATATCGCCTTCTGCCATTTCTTGGTCAGGCATTAGTGTCATTTCACCCTTGCCAATAGATTGTTTAATCTGATTAGCTAATTGTGGATTGTCAACTGTACCTAATGTCTTATCACCTTGAGCAATAACTTGCGTTTGCTTCTGTGGCTGACCTGCTACTTGCTGTGGCTGACCGGGTTGTGTTGTTTGACCAGGTTGTCCTGGCTGTCCAGGTTTCTTAGGCATTTGACTTGCTGGTTTAATTTGAATCTGGTCAGCTTCATTCAATGCAATTTCTAATTGGTCTAAATATTCTTTCAAACTGTGTTTAGTAGTTTTCTTTTTGTCGTGTTTTGGTAGCTTAACATCTTTGCCTTGGTTAACACCAAATGCACTGAAGTCATAGTTCTTAACTTTACCTGTCTCATCAGCACCTTTCTTAGGACGGCCGCGCCCTTTTTTTGGTGCATCTTTCTTTTCTTCTGCGTCTTTATTGATTTTGCCAATTTTGTGACCATACTGGTCACGAACATCTTCTTTGCCGTAACTTGTACCATAAGTACCTTTGTGTACTGTTGTACCTTCTGCTTCGTTCAACTGGTCTAGTTGTGATATTAAACTTTTGAAATCCATTTTATGTTCCTTTAATTATTTACTTGCGCCAGTTGCAGGCTTTGCAGGTCGCTTGATTGTGCTCATTGGGCTTTTAATTCCTCTTGGATCATTATCCAAGTATGGCTTGAACGGATCAAACGCATCAGGAGTTTGTTTACCTGCATAAGGTATATCAATTTTAGAATTTTTTGCTTGTGACTGTATAGACTTCAAATATGAATCGCTATAATTTTTACTTGCTTCTTTAGCACCCGGTTGTTCTTCTAATTCAGGGTGTAATAGTAATGGATTGTGATCCATTTCATTAGCATAGCCTACCTGTTCATTATCAATGCTATCATCAAAATCAGTACCAACAACACGAACCATATCAACTTGATAACCTAACAATTGAGCAATCTGCTGAATCATTGGCTCAGTCGCTGGATAGCGAAATTCTGCTTTTAAAATTGTAACACTTTGATTACTCAAATTAGGAAATCCAAATGGTGATTTCTGTATTGGCGTGCTAGTAGGTTCACTAATTTTAACTGGGTCAAATTTATTCAAGTTATATTTAAACAACTCAAGGAAGTTCTTGTCGACCTCTCCGGCAATTTTAATAGTGTAGTTGTAAGTGTGAACACTCTCTACAATGTAATGTTTAAGGCTCTTCATTTCTTATTCCTATATTCAGTATTTATCATTTATCGTCTGTTTTAGCAGCCAACATCTTAAGCAGTTCATTGCGGTCTAGACTCTTGCCCTCGCCTAACGGAGTAGCTTCAATTTCTTCAGTTTTTCCAGCAATTTTTTGATCTAGACCAGCTTTTTTAAGCTGTAAATCAAGCATTTTTAATTTTTTATTAATCTTTGCTGTTTTAGCTGTAATAGCATGGCCTAACATTGTTCCCGCACTATTGAATATTTCACTAGCAAAACGACTGTCAACTTGCATACCCAAATCCATTAAGTCTTTGTAGCTTGAGGTAGCCATACTTGCTAATTCATCCATCTCATTATCAGCCACCTCTAATCCTCTTACCTGGGGTAATGCGTTCTCAATCTTCTCTAATGTATTAAGTGCTTCACTGGTTATTTCTTCAGCATTTTCTGGCATGGAAAGAGTCAATCCTCTATCATTGTTTTCAGGAAGATCAAAAAGTTCTTGCAATTTTTTTGTCATAAAAGTATTTATTTACTTTCTTTTACCGTTGTAGAAAAGGTCATCTTCAGTTATTACCCTAAAGGTATAGCCCTGACTTTTACAATATGCCATTGCAGAATGCCACTTAGCATGATTTATTGCTACTACCATTTTGTCTTTGGCATTGGCAACTTTACTCTCAATGATGCTTTGTTTCTTAGGCTTAATCTCAACTACTTCTGCTATTTGCTTGCCAAACTTGTTTTGATAAACTACAAAAAAGTCAGGTATGTAATTCTTTGCTTGTCCTGTAAAAGGATTACGATATGGTATACTTATTGCTTCACTAGCCCAATACAACACACTGTTGTTGTTATCACAGAAATTCATAAATGTAAGTTCCCAACCACTACGATATCTAGGAGTATGTTTACCTACATATTTTTGAGGATTTTTAGGAGTAAACGACCCCTGTGCATACTTTGCCATTACAATACAATGTTTCTAGCAACTGATTCATTGGGTTGGGGCACAGTACCAAAACCATAGATTGCAGTTTTACTTTTAAAACTGTTTAAATAATAAGCAATGACTGTGTTAGTTTCAAGTTGTGTTTTACCTTGAATATAACTTAATAACTCTAGTACAGGGATTTGTGTTTCTTGCGATATTCTAAACAAATATACTGTAAAGTTACCTGCTATTTGTACTGAATCACATGTACTTTTAAAGTATGAAAATACAATATCATACTCGCTGGAATTGATAATTAAGTTGAATCCATAGAATTCATCAAAAATTTTAACTGTTTGGTCTAATTGTGATCGTGAATCGATAATTTGTGCCATATAAATCTCCGTAGAGTATTTATACTATTAAGCTTGACCAGAACCGATACCAGTTACAATTGAGCCACCTAATACACGACTAATATTTTGCCCGGGTGTAGTTTGTACACCCGCGTTCGGCACACTGTTATTGATACCAGTACCGGTAGTATTACCTGTAGATATAATTTGCGCCGGCGCGCCTAATCCTAAATTAGGTGCTCCTGCGGTGTTGTTAGGGCTTGATCCATAACCGGGATAGTATGTATTAGTTCTTACTGCTCCGGGCAACTGTTGTTGTACTGTTGTTGCTAATAATGAATTCAAGTCTTGCACAGCTACTTGTTTTAAATTCTTATTTTTAAATGTATTATATGTTGTGCCTGCTGTACGAATAGCACCTAATATATTGCCATTTGATAAATCATTGATAAATCCGCCGGCGGCATCTACTAAGCCACCTTGTCCCAAGATACTAGAATTAGAACCAAGTCTGTTGATAGGACTAGGTGTTCTATCATAGTTTGTTTCTATACCAAATCCAGTAACTATATTACTAGGTGAACGACCGTCAATAGCGCCTTCGGCATATTTTACTGTTTCATAATCAATAGTCATTGTGTTTGCCATTGTGCCATTGCCTTGGGCATAATCATATGTATCATGGTTGAATGCAGTAATAACAGGATTAATTAAAGTATATTGCATAAAATTATGTTGATTTATTCCATAAATTTGAATACTCTTAAAGAATGGAATCTTACTTATGCCTTGATTTGATTGACTAGTTGTACCTGATTGTTGACTAGTTTCACCAATGTAACCCCAGTCTTCATCTCCGGAAATATCACCATCATATAAATTTCTTCTATTGAAATTTATTGAACCAGTATTGTTACCATTGGTAGTTTGTCTACCTGAAGTAGATGTAACTGGTTTATCTGCATCTTTAAAATAATATGTGTAGTAGTTATACCACATGTCATTTACTAAGTTACCCCTATCATCATGAAATGCAATATTTATAGGTTGATATTTAATTTTAGTCTGAACTAGTCGTTTTCTATTATACTGATTTAATGTAGCTGTATCAATTGTATACTTAGGTAAATCGATTGTCTTTACAGTCAAGCCAAAATTGGCACCCTGCGCTATACCTTTAGCATAGACAGCAGGGTTTATTTCAAAGTATACGTGAAATAAGAACTTTAATTTAGGAGCGTACTGGTAAGAGTTAGTCCTAAATGTTTTTGCGGCATGAGTGTAATCTCTTACATAATCGTTGCCGAAGAATCCTTTGGCAGTATCTGTTAAGAGATTTTGAAAAAATCCACTCATTTAATAACTCAAATGTTACTATTAAGCTTGACCAGAACCGATACCAGTTACGATTGAACCACCTAATACACGACCGATGTTTGTACCAACACCTGAAGTTAATGGTGACTGAACTGCATTATCATATCTGATTGTCATAGCAATTTGTACTACTTCGTTTGTACCATAGTTTAAGTTATTATAGTTTGCTTGTTGCAAGAAGCAACCATAGCATTCCCAAGTTTCTAATACTATTGGTGCGGCTGTACCGTTACCACCGTCTAGTACTTCAATATTTGTTTGGAACTTATAGTCTTGACCAGTTGCCGCAGATGCCTGCTCAACAAAGTCTAATTGTTTCTGTAATTGCTGTCCAACTAACTTAGATACTTGACCCTGTGCGTCATCTCTAACGTTAACTGTTAATGCTTGCCATTCATGACGACCAGCAAGATACAATGTTGAATTGTAAATTGGTATTGTAATTTCACCAAAACTAACTTGAGGACGTGTGATGTCTACAACTTGTTTAGTTAATTCAATAGTTTGACCAACACCAAAATTCAGAAAGTTAACTCTGAAACGGTATTGTAATTTGGGCATCAACAGGCCTTGGTTACCACCGGCATTATCGCTAGCTACGGTCATGTTGAACAATGATTGTGAGGCTGTTGCCATTTTTTAATCTCCTGTATACTTATTTATCTTTAATATTGATACCCCTTTCGGGGTATCATTTATACGTTACCTGCTATCTCACCTGTGTTTAAAATACGAACCGGGATATAGATGAATTCAGCAGCCTTAACTGGTTCAATTGCAACATCAATCCATAATTCACTTCTATCTATACGAGCCGGTGTATTGTTACTGTCGTCACAAATTACCAAATAGTCATATAGACCACGTTTAGCAACTAAATCAACCAACAATGTTTGTACAACACCTGCAATCTGATTGCGTGTTAATTGATCGTTAGGTTCGAATACGAACGGACGAGCCGCAATAGTCAACTGACGGCGTACATAGTTAATCAAACGTGCAACGTTAATTCTATCTAATGCACTTGAACTATCATAGCTGTTCTTGTTACCATAGTTTAGTAAGCCAACGCCAGTGAAGAATACCATTGGGTTAATTTGGTTAATGTATAGTACATCACGGATACCAATACGTGTCTTAATTGGTTGAAACTCACCTGTTGTGCGATTCAAATAACCAATGTTCAAGGCATTGTCAATATTACCACGGCGAGTACCAGCTGGGGCTAACCAAGGATAAGCCACTGTATCATTACGTAAGAATGTACGCAACATCATATGTGATGACGGTACAACTACTTGATTTCCACTTAAGTCATTTGTAATTCCGCTTGGATAGAATAGACCCAAGTAAGTATTGCGTGTGACTAAACCAGCTTCTCCTGTACTTGCGGCGCCAGCATCATTGTTAGCCCAAGCTTGAATGTCAGTTGCACTATCAGCTAATCCCAACGGAGTATCACCAATTATATAACCTGTCTCTCCTCTATCGTTGTTTAACACAACCATGTTAGGTTGTAGTTCTGGATAATTAGGAGTAGCCATCAAATTGAAATAATTATCTTCGTCACGGATTGCAGTGTTAGTGTCAATAGAAGCACGTAATGCCTGTACAACCATAGCACGTTGTGCGTTACGACCCATGTATGCTACGCCCTTAGTGTTGTTCCCACTTACTGATACCCAGGTATAACTGAATTCAGGTAAGTTATCAACGTTAGTTGGTGCAGCCGGATTATATGCACCTGCATTAGGATAATTTGCACTTGTAAAATAGTTTGTTCTAAATTGTTTTACATTATAACCAGATCGGCGTGTGTTAAACAACAACATACCTTGTGGATATAATGTTGCTGTTGGTACATCCAAATCAACATAATTGCTTGATAACAACGACTTGATTGTTGGAATAGGATCATCAACTGGGCTAATTGCACCAGAACTAGACCAACGTGCATCTTGGAATAGAACACCGTTTTGACTTGTTTGGTCAGTGGTGTCTAATAACACCCACTGATCGATCCCACTAATCTCTTGCCAACGATAAATGATTGGATATAATTCTAAATCGCCTGTGTCAACCCATAAATCACCATATACCAATGCAGTTCCATCACTTTGAACTGTTGGCGCAGTTGCCGCTATGATAGGACCATTTGGGTCAGTTGCAGGGCTACCGGTTGTTGATGGGTGGCCGTTACTATCATATGCTGTTGTGCGATATCCTACCCAAGTGCCAGCTTTTTGAACCATGATATCTACTTCATCAATAACAGAGTAGAACCAATTTGTGTTGTTAGCAGGATCTGCGACCGGCGCGCCCTCATTACTTGTATATGTAAATTCTACCCAGTTACTTAATTGAGTATCAAAACTATTAATAGATGCACCTGAATAATAAGATACGCCGGTAATAGCAGTACCTCCGCCCCCAATTTTAGTAACTACCAATTGTAAATCATTAGCAGGGCTGGTGCCATTCAAAACAGTTCCCGATATAGTAATAATATTACCCACTGCGTACCCGGTACCACCTGTATAAATTCCACTACTCACCCCTAAGTAATAAGCACCAAATCTTGAGTTAATATTAAAGGTAGCTCCTGTACCACTGCCACCGGTACATGCTACATTACTCCAACCAAATATTTTGTTAGGACCATATTTAACGCCGGAAGTTGTTCCAATTGTAAATCCTGCTTCTGCAATAACTCCATTACTGACATTAGATACAACATCACTTAAAATTATTTCACCACCTTCTGTGTGAGTTAACGTTATTGCACCGTCTGCTGATACACTGGCTATCGTGTATGGTGCACCGGATGCTGACCATGCTGTTACAAAGCCCGTAGCATTTGCACCGTTGGGAATAGTTACTACATATCCAGTTGATAAGCTTGTGCTTCCAGGAACACTAACTGATACATACAAAGTATATGGACCTACCCCAACACAATTCGTACTATTAAATACAGGACTTGTGTTATCACCTGTTATTATTGTTGCACCTGTAGAAATTCTTTCCCATAGATAATAAGGGGCAGATGACAATGTGCCATTGAAGTTATATTGACCATAAATTGTACCAGCTGGGATTAGGGCTCCGCCGGTTGAGTCGAGTGGTGCAGTCACTGCCCAGTCAGAATTAGCTTGACTTACATTTTTTGCTACCCAACTTGCAGTAGCAGTTTTCCATTGAGATATGCTAGGGTACAAACCGTTACCTGAAGTTCCAATCTTTATCCACACAGAACCAGTTGGTCTTGGAGTGGTTTGCGAACTAGACCACAATGGCATTTGAGCAGAAGTACCATACGCAACAATAGCTTGATTATATGTTCCTGGAGTAATTCCACATAATGCTAATGGAGTGTTACTTCCGTCAGTAAGAGTAATATAAGCAACTGCTCCTGGCGCAACTATTTGATTTGATATAATTTGTAATTTACCGCTAACCACTCTAGCAGTTACAACCGGAGTATTAATGTTGTTAATTGCAGTTGCAACATTTGCCACAGTTGTACCAGTAACGCTAACAGTAATAGTATAAAGCCCGCTTACATCCATTGTAAAGTTACTTGTAGCACTCAATGTAGGGTTAGATGTAGAACCTTGAACAGTAGGAACATCACTTCTCCAAGTGCTGCCACCTACGGTACCCCAAATATTATTGGATGTTTTATAAAAGAAAGTTTTTCCTGAAGGATTAGATGGTGAAGTCGTGGATTCTAATGCGTTAACAGCATAATCTCCAATATTACCAATACTGTTTAATGGCACGCCACCACTCAATGATGCTGAGTCTGAAATAACAATAGGATTTACTAATTCAAACTGACCAGTAGTAGCATTAAATTCATAGATACCCCAAGTACTAGTAGTAGTGTCTAACCAGTATGTGCCGTTATCAGGCGCGCCTGTTGGGCGACTTGTTTGACCAACTAAGCTAGCTAGGTCGATGTCACAACGTAAAACGTAGCAACGATTAGTTACACCCAATAATGAGTACGCAGCCAATAAACCGTATTCGTTGAGTTCATAACCTTGAATAGGTGTGCCATTTGTCGTTGTGTAGAAGAACGGAGTACCATATAAGTTTACAAGGTCACGTTGACTTGTTACTTGATATAATTTATTAGCGTTTGCAGCCGTAGTTGCTGCCGCAACCCCTGTACCACTAGCGTTTGCTTTGTTTTGAGCAGTTGCTAATAGAACCAGCGGGACTGAATTTGTTGGGGCTGGAAGATATTGACTTTGGTCTGTGATCGTTACTTCTACGCCTGGGGATACTAGTGCCATTTTGTTTTTCCTTTATGTAAAATTATGAGGTTTACTACCTAAAATGCATACTATTATTTAGTAGAAAATTTAAAAAAGACGGTATTACCGTGCCTTCGAAGGTTCTTGCTAAATACATCATGTTAAGACCTATATGTAATACATGCGGAAAGAATCACTGTGCAGTAAATTATATCCGTGAGGGTGTTACACACTATCGCAGTGGATGTGATGAATGTGGAAGGAAAAAAAAGAAGTTAAAGCCTAGAAAAGCTAATTGGACTAAAAGTGGTTATAAGAAAAAAATCACATGTGATTTATGTGGTTTTAAAAGTTTGTTCCCATCACAAATGACAGTATATCACATTGATGGTAATTTAGAGAATATTACTCTTATTAATTTACGAACTGTTTGTTTGTGCTGTATTGAAGTTGTTAAACGTAAAGAGATAACTTGGCGTAGGGGAGATTTAGAAGTTGACCACTGAGTTTATTTGTTTATGTAACTCATCAATAGTACCATTATTGTCAATATAGTGGTCGTAGTCTAATCCAACACTAGAATACTCACTTGCATGAACACGATTTCTATCTAGTTTAGCTTTGCTAGTGGCCCAGTACATATTGTTGTTTGACCCCTTGTTAAATTCAACTGCGGCATCATACCAATTAGGTGGTTGACCTCGACTAACTCGCATTGTAGTGCCACCTGCTGATTTGATAGCAATAACTTCATTAGCAAAACGACAATCAGTGATGACTATGTTGTCACTGGCTTGGCGTAATTTGTTCTCTACGCTAGCGACCCAGATATCACTGTGAAAGCCGTTACGACAAACTTCAGTTCCCCAGTATTGTAGTATCCAACGAGGGGTAATTTCCATACCAAGTCGTTCACTCCACCACACATCTTTTTGTTCTCGCCACTCTCTACTAGCTTTAGTAGAACCTTCTAAATATTCTCTGTTCCAACCAAAGACACTTGATACAGCATCTTTAAGACTGGCTGCAAAACTTAATCGTTTGAATCCATGAAATGTGCAGAGATAGTCTGCAATCGTGTCTTTACCCGAACCAATGAAACCGGTGATACCTATAATCATAAAAGAAAAACTCCTATCAGATACATAGTATATGACAGGAGAGTTGTAAAGTAAAGAGTTTTAGGTTAACCTTGAATCCATGTCAATGGTTGACTATAATCTACATAGCGTTTCAATTCATCAATGAGGGCTTCTTGTGCCGCTTTTGATTCTGCTTTCATAGCGGTTCCATTCAATGTTGTTCCACCACCGGGGCCAGCAATCGTTCCAAACTTCTCACGTGCCTCACCAATTATCCCCTTTAGTACGGCAAGTATATAATCGCCGATCCAAACACCTGCGCCCGGGTCTTGCAACAATACTTCTTCTGTACGTTGTACATCTGCCCAAACTAGGATACGTTCTCCCGATGCTTTAGGGTCACGCACAATACGCAAAACTTTAGTAACAGGATCAAATGTGTATACTACATAGCCACCAAACATACGTGCGGCTAATTCAACATAACCTGCATAAAAGTCATAAGTTGCCATACCGCCTGCATTGTTATAGTTTAATAGGTAAGTGTTTAGAATAGCACTACTAAATGGATCAAAACTGCTAGAGCCAGGTCCAGTATCTAATCCAACTGTACGTCTGTACAAACATCTAACGTTGATAAATTCTTGTGGTAATGTATATGTGTCAACATTTTTAATGGTAGTCATTAAAACGTATGCTTCTGCGGTGGAATTTTGCGCCCTTTGACGATATAATTTAATTGTATAGTTATATGCCGCTTCGTAGTGTTGCGGATCTAATTCTAAGTCAATAATACCGTCACCCAAACGATATCGTAAATTATTAAATAGAGCTTGTTTCAACTCCGATAGTGTCATGCCATTGGGAGTTGAAAGAATGTTTGGCGTTATAATTGGAATAGTCATATTGGTTACCTGATATTGTATTTATCAGGTAACACACTGTATTAGATATCTCCGGCTTGGCGATTCTCGCTGTAATGAGCATCAAAACTACCACCGGGATAGCGACTTTCTAATTTACGAACATTTTCGTCAATGACTTCATTGGGGTCAAGATTCAATGCCCTACATGCATTTATCCAGTACCAGATAACATCACCTAATTCACGCTTCATGTGAAAGACATTTTCATCAGTCAATGGTTTACCCTGAAAAATAATTTTTTTGGGCACTTCAATGAACTCACCTGCTTCAGCTGCCAATCCAAGACATGCTGTTAGTAATAGTGGTAGATTAACATCAGGGCCATGTGTGTCCGTTGCTGAATTAAAGTTCCCATCGACTTCATCAAGTCGGTTCATGAATGTAGTCAAGTCATTACTTGCTTTGCTAGTAACAGCCTCTACAAAATCTTTGTATTTGTTTAAATCAATATTCTTCATTAAAATGCTTTCAAAATAATCATACTCTCATTAAAGCGACCGTTAGGTGTAGTAGCTACTGCTTTAATATCATTGAAGAATTTACGTGCCGCCGGCTTGCTTCCCATAAGTTCTTTAAGTTGTTCTGCGGGTTTACGTAATGTTTTAACCTCACTCTTTGTAGAGTCAAACCCTAGCAACGTGTTACCCTTCACGGTAAATGCTTTTGAATACTCATCGGCAATATAGTGATGCACCTTGCGCTTTGCACTATCATAAATCCAAGCTTCACTTGCACCTTGTAACTTGACAGGACTGATACTAATCAAATCAAGTTTTGCGGCTGTGTCTTTGAATGTCTTAAGATACTTTAATTTAGCTACAATTTTTTCTACCGGTACAGCTTTACGAGCCCTAGGAGCTTTAGCGGCTTTCTTAACACTAATGTAACTGTTCAAATCATTGAGTACTTGTTCAATAAATTTGATTACATTTTTAATTTGTGTTTTGTTGAGATATGTATAGCCCTCAACTAATTGTTTATCTTCACCCTTGAGTAATTCTTCAAACTCATTTTGTTTCTTTTTCCACACTTCAGTTAACAAACTGATATGTTGTGGCATGACATTCTTTTTGGCAACCTCATCCATTGGACGTAATGTATGTTTTGTGGGCGCGCCCGATGTAATGAATTCGTCAAATAAACCTTCAAGTTCACCTGCGGCATCACGTGCCTTTTCTTTTAGAATGTCCTGAATGTTGGGTCGTGCAGGGGCCTCAACTACGGCTTTTTCTTCCTCAGGTTTATGTACTAATTTCAATAATCTATTGATTTCATTTTCGAGAGTTAATTCTTCATGCTCGGTTAATGACAATCCGCGCAATTGCATACGGGCTAACCAGCACAATGTCATTAAGAATTCATTTTCGTGAACCCTACGCATAATCTTAGAATCAGCGGTTCTATTATTAAATTCCAAATATTGGCTCAATAATTCTTTAGCATCTTTTTTACCGTAGAAACGATTATACCAAGTAAAACTACGCATCAATGCTACCCTACGCTTATCCTCATCAGGTTGTAGTACAAATAGAGGTTCATCTCCATAATATTGAACATCTACATCCCGTGGATTTAATGCTTTAACTAGACTGTGGTCCTCTGAATTACGCTTACGTGTTGCCATTAGGCACTCCTTTACTATGATTTAATTATTATAACACAAGCCATATTTATTGTCAACCTTAGGATTCATGCGTAGGACATTGCGATAAATACTATTATGCCAAAGTTATCCCTATACCGTCCAAATAAACAAAATGATTATCGTTTCTTTGATAGAACAATATCCGAAGAATTACGGGTTGGCGGCACGGACTTATATATTCATAAATATTTAGGTCCTACAGATCAGGGTGTTAGTATTGATTATACCCAACCGCAATATGAAACATTAAATCCTACTAATATTCAGGATTTATTGTTTTTAGAGAATAGAGATAGAACATATGACCCAAACATTTATCGTTTGCGTGGTCACTATAATGTACAGAATTTAGATTTTGATTTAAGTCAATTTGGTTTATTCTTAAACAATGATATATTATTCATAACCGTCCATTATAACGATATGATTGATATTGTCGGTCGGAAACTAATGGTAGGTGATGTATTAGAATTGCCTCATTTATTAGATTACAATCCATTAAAAGAAACTATCCCAGTTGCATTAAAACGATTCATGCAAATTACTGATAGCAATTATGCGAGTGAAGGATTTAGCCAGACTTGGTTCCCGCATCTATGGCGCATTAAATGTGAACCATTAGTTGATAGTGAGGAATTTAGTCAGATATTACAAGAGCCCATTAATCAAGACAATTATCTTGGATTATGGGATAAAACTAAACCATATCCAGAAGGATATATTATCAGTTATGGCGATAAAAATTATATTTCTATAGCTGATGTGCCGGCGGGTACTAATCCGCCCAATAGTGATTATTGGCGATTAACAGAGGAACAGAATCTTAAAGATATTCTATCTACATATAATCAGAATATTGCAATTAATAATGCCGCACTTGAAGAAGCCAAACGCTTATTACCTAAATCTGGTTATGACAATAGCAATCTATATATTGTACCTACATACGGCGCACTTAGTGAAAACGGTGTTCCTTCAGGAAAGTATAATCAGCCTGCGCCACCTGTCAATGTGGTTACTAGTGCATCAGGTTCCGGAGCTCCTAATCCTGTAGTAGAAATTTATACAAGCACTGCATATGTGAATGACAGCCCATATCTACGCATACCGGCAGCCACAATAGCATTTATTAAATCTAATATATTAGATGTAGCATTCCCCGGAATACCATCTGCACCCATACCAAGTAATGTGGTAAATACTCCTACTCCTACTCCTACTCCTACTAATCAAGTAATGTTGTTGTCTGCTATTCGTTTTGCGGCGCCGATGACAGACAGTGGGTCAGGTTCGGTTGAAGCAGAAATGATGTTGACTATTGATAGTATGATGACTATCACTGGACCATATGGTACCGCAGATAATACATATGCTACTGCTGACCAAAATCCTGTTGCGCCAGGCTTTACAGGTACAGAACCGTACGGTCCTAACACAATGGACTATCGTGCTGACTGTGATCCTCGATTCCAATTCATTGCACGTGGCAGTCCAAGAAGTTTTGGTTATACAACAGGTTATATGGCAGGAGATGGACAGGCTCCAAATGGCTTCCCAACTGGTGCAGGCATTAGTTTCCCGCAAAATCCACAAGTAGGAGATTACTTTTTACGAATTGATTACTTACCGCAGTTACTATATCGATGGGATGGTCAACTATGGGTTAGAATTAGTGAGAATGTTCGTACGGATACTGGATTGATTGATGACGATAAGACACAAACAGCAAGCTTCATAAATAACAGCAATGTTACTGTAACAACGTCGGGAACAATAATTCCGCAGAAACAAGCATTGTCTACTATATTGACAATTGCACCCGACCCACTACCACCCAAACCCTAAAGAATAATATATGGCCGCTTTTTTCTATGATAATCAGATACGCAGATTTTTAATTCAATTTGCAAAAATCTTTAGTTATTGGGAGGTAACCAAAGGTAAAGACCCTGCAGGAAATGAGATTCGTGTGCGTGTGCCTATAATGTACGGAGACAGTAGTAGACAAGCAAGTACAATAATTGCTAACAATAGTGCAAGCAATTTACCAAGTGCGCCTTTGATTACTTATTACATCAGTGGACTAGAGTACGATCAAAGACGTACACAAGATCCTACTTATGTAGATAGAATTAATGTTAGACAACGAACATTTAATACTGAAACAGGTCAATATGAAAGTGTTCAGGGGCAAGCATTTACAGTTGAAAGACTAATGCCTGTTCCATATACATTGCGTGTCACTGTAGATTTTTGGACTACTAACTATCAGCAAAAATTAGAATTAATAGAACAATTGGGTACACTGTTTAATCCATCTATGGAAATTCAATCAACAGACAACTTTATTGATTGGACTAGTTTAAGTGTTGTGTATCAAGATGGTTTAACCTTTAGTAGTAGAACAATACCCCAAGGTACTGCAAACCCCATTGATGTTATGTCATGGAAGTTTTACATGCCTATCTGGTTAAGCAATGCGGCAAAACTTAAAAAGCTTGGTGTTATTGAAAAAGTTATTGCAAGTATTTTCAAAGGTAAAGCATTACAAGATATACAAGACGATGACTTATTATTAGGTACTCGTCAAAAGATTACACCATATGGTTATAAAGTATTGTTGATGGGTAACAGACTGCAACTATTACCGGCTGATAATAATAATTTTGTAAGTAATATAGATTTGAATTATCCTGCACCACCTGATACTAGTTTGTATTGGACAAGTTTATTAAATGTGTACGGGACTATAAGACCGGGTATCAGCCAGATATGGTTACAAAATCCATATATGACAACCGACATTGTTGGTACAATTGTTCCGGATCCAACAGATGATAGACTATTAATATATAATATTGACACTGATACATTACCGCAAAATACATTAAGCCCTGTCAACAGTGTAGTAAATCCTTTAATATCAGGACCTAACGCAGGGTTACCGGGGCCCATTAATGGTGTCAGATATCTGTTGGTTGAGTCTGTTGGTAGTGAAGGAAGTCCTACTATTGCCTGGGGTGAGTTAATTGCCCATGCAAATGATATTGTAGAATATGATAGTGCTTCTGCTTCATGGTATGTTAGTTTTGATAGCCGATTATCCACTACAGTTGAATATGTAACTAATCTAACAACTGCAATTCAATATCGTTATACCCCCGACGGTGTTTGGATGAAATCATATGAAGGTTGGTATGATCAAGGTGATTATTCTATCGTGATCTAACACTATGATAAATCATAGTATGAGCAATATTTCTGCAGGTGTTTTTTTCTATTCTACAATTACTGATCGTTTCTTATATCTGTTAAGAAATGATAGTAAAAACCCTGATAACTGGGGTATACCCGGTGGCAAGATAGAAGTTGATGAAACACTACTTGAAGGGTTACAGCGTGAGTGTATAGAAGAAATAAACTACTTTCCAAATAATGCAAAATTAATACCTATTCAAAAATTCGTAAATAAAACTTTTACATATCATACATTCTTTTGTAAAGTAACGAATGAGTTTACCCCTATATTAAATGACGAGCATTGTGGTTATGCTTGGGTGGGTAATAAGCAATATCCTAAACCATTACATCCGGGATTGTTTAACACGGTTAACTTTGACGTTGTTCAGAAGAAACTACACGCACTTACAAAAAAAGAGACCTAAGTCTCTTTTTTTATTTTAGCAATTTTGCTATTGTATCAAACCCAAGTGATCCTATTACAACTCCGGCGCCCATCATCATCCATCTCCATTTTTCTAATGCGGTGATTTTGTCAGACATAGCCTGATGTGCGGTCGAACTAGCGTCTTTCATGCTCTTTAACATCCCCCTAGTATCATCGTTGTTTTTAACCATTTCAACGTGTATATCTTTGATATCTGTTTTTATCTCACGAATATCATCGGTTATGTTTTGAACTTCTACTTGAAGAACTGCTATATCGGTTTCAGTTTTTGGCATTTTAATAGTTCTACCTGTTGTCATGATCATGCACTCGCAATAGTTACGATTGGGTTAGGTTGACCTGCGTATGTATTAGCGGCATATGCAGTATTGAATGTAGCGATAACATCAGGGTTAACACTATTAACAACAGCAGTACCTGTACCAGTACCTGCGGCTGTAGCAAGGAATGTAACACCTGTCATATTAGATGCCGCACCGCATACTGACCAATCTGTTGTACCACTAGAGTAAATTGTATACAATGTACCTACTGACAATGAGCCGGCTGCAACTTGCGTTGGGAAGATTTCACTGTTGTAATCATTAATACTTGAAACAAATGCTGTACCAGAGGCTGCATCGGTAGACAAGATGTTCATTGTATTTGGTGTTAATGCTGTATTAGCTACATTTGCAGTAAAACATTGTGCAATTAAACCAGTTGTACCACCTTGTACTAGATACTTTGTTTTACCTTTTTGACGCAAGATGAAACCTGCTTCGTCATTTGCATAAACATAATTCTGACCTACACCGGTGATAGTTGCTGATGCGTTTGCTCCCAATGTAATGCTATCTTGCAATGCATTTGGTGTGCCGGTTGCGGCACTCATAACTTTTGGCGCACCGCCTAATGAGGCAGAAACAGTGAATGCGGCTGCGTTAGGAGTTGAATTAACAAAGTATGTTGTACCTGTAACTAATGTACCTAAGTTAGCACTGAACGATACTGGCTGATTAACTGCCAATGTCAATGCATTACCCGTTGTACCAATGACGTTTCCAGAAACAACTGTATTAGCAACTGCAACTGCTACATAACCAAATGTAGCTGTAGCAAATCCTAAGTTAGTAGTTGTACCATATGCGTCAACAGCTTGAATTGCAGAACCAGATGAAAGTGTGTTTGCAAAGTCTGTGCCAGCACCATATACTAATGCACTAGCATCGCTTGAGTAAATGTTACCTGTACCAGAGATACCGATAGCGACACGTGGTAGAACCTGTGAACCAACGATTGATGTATTACCACCAACTACACCATATGTGTTAGCATTAGTTGACGGGAAACCTGCACCACCGTCTGGGTTGTTGAAGTATGCATCAACCACACCAACTGAAGCTGATACTGATTGACCAGTTGTGTCAGACAATGTAACTGCTGTGCGTGTTGTATTTGCACTTAGGTCAGTAGCGGAAACTGTAAAGTTATTTGCGTCAATAACTACTAAAACGTAGTATGTTGTTGCAGTAACTAAATTACCAACATTGGATGCTATTACGAATGGCATACCTGCGATAATACCAGCTGTTGTAAGACTTTGAGATACTGTAACGGCACCTGTTGCCGCTGTTGTAGCTGTGATTGTTAAGACTGCTTGAGCCTTTGCGATTTTTAGAGGACGTCCCATTTGTTTTTCCTTTGAATAATTAGTGAGTTCTAGTCACTACGCAGTGGGTTACTGCATAAACTCTCAGAATGAGAGTGTATGTTATATTTATCAAAAAAGAGTAAAATTAAGTTGTAGGACCGCCAAAATTTGGTGTAGCAAAGACACCAGTAGTACCAGTATTGGCGTGAGGTGCACCTAGTTCAGTAATACTTATCTGATCAACGCCTGCGCCGTTTTTAAGAAATGATACGATATTTCCTTGACCTACAATAATACTATTTCTAATAGTATTTTTAGGAATAATGGTACTGTTAGCATCTGCTATTGTATATGGTACACCGTATGGACTATATCTTGCTGTTGCATTACTAATTGCCACAACTGAATTAGCAGTTAATGTTAGGCTTGTATTATTAGCAATTCCTTTTACAATACCCGCAGTACTACCTGCTGTGTTTCCAATCCATGCACCAACGTTAAGTTCTGATAAGAATAATGTACCTGATCCCGTAACAGTTGTAGTATTAGTGGCACAGGTAATTGTTCCAGTCAATGCTACATTGGGGAAACTAGTTGTGTATTGAATTGCAGTATCAGTTGTAGCAATTTGTACTTTATCGGTAGCAATGATTGCTGATGTTGTTACTGCTGAACTTGGTGTATATACATATGATGCCATTTTAAATATTCCTATATTATATTTATTCTTATAATCTACCGACTGCTACTTCAATGATACCTTCTATACCATCAAAGTTTTCTAATGATTTACCGATGACTGTTCCCATATATGGTGCTGAACTTGATCTAGCATAGCCATCACCACCTGACACTAACATGTCACCTTTACTTATTGTACCACACACTTTGGTTGGTACACGACCTTGTAGTGCAATAGCTACAGCAATACCTTGACAGTTTGCATTCATAGCATATGCTGGGTTAGTTGATACTACGCCTGCTACTTTATTAGTACCGTCTTTAGCGATGGTGACTTCCTTTTCTCCACCAAACTCCAACACAGTACCCGGTTTGTATTCAGCATCAGCCTCATAATATTCTGCCAAGTCAGCATATGTTGAATTCAATCGTGAACCCGCAGTAAGTTGCCAGTTACCAGTAATGTTCCCCAATGTTGTATTAGCACCAGTTGTTAATGTGGTTGCACCCACAGTACCAGTAAACGTAGGCAAGTATGCCGCAACATTTGAATTGCTATATGCTCCGTCAAAACTGATTGCTACACCATTAGCATAATAATAGTTGTCAGTCTTAATGCCAAGTACGCTAGCATTGCCAGTAGCACTAACAACACCACCTGTTATTAAATTACCCGCAGTAGAATTACCGGATACTGAAACAGAAGTTAGTGTACCAACTGAAGTAATATTTGGTTGATTGTTAGTTGTTACAGTACCCGCTGTTGTTGCACTTCCTGCACTTGTTGCGTAAGTTGCATTTGCTACAGTACCTGACACATTAGCGCCTGCTACAGCATTTGCTGTTGTCGCATAATTCGCTAAATTAACTGTTCCGGATATATTGCCGGCAGCCACACTGTATGCTGTCCCGGCGGTTATTGCATATGTTGCATTTGCTACAGTACCTGACACATTGGCGCCGGGTATACTTGTCAATCCTGTACCAGCACCATAGAAAGTACCATTAATGTTTGCACCAGAAATATTGCCGGTGGCAGTAATTAAACCACCTGTGCCAATATTTCCAATATTTGCATTTCCAGAAACTGAGACAGATGTTAATGTACCAACACTCGTAATGTTTGGTTGTGCATTCGTTGTTACAGTGCCTGCTGTCGTTGTATTTCCAGAAACATTACCTACTATATTAGCAACAAGATTTCCCGAGATAATAACTGATGAGGTGTTAGCACTGATTGTTTGTGCACCAATATATATTGTACTGTTAGCTAGATACAAATCACGGAATCTGTTTGTGTTATTTCCTAAACTATATGTAATGTTTGCATTTGGAGTAATGTTACCCGCAACAACAATACCTGCTAAGGTACCAGTTGAAGTGATGTTTGGTTGTGCGGAAGTTATTAAGGTACCTGCTACAAAACTAGCAGTTACTAAATTTCCACCTGCTATATTGCTTGCGCTAAAATTGCCATTTAATGTAACTAGACTACCACCGGTGATTGTAAAATTAGCAGAACCGTCTAGTACACCTGAATTATTAAATTGAATTGTATTTACAGAACCACCTGCATTAGATACACCCCCACCGCTAATAAGTGCGGTAGCGATACCTGAATTGGCAGTATATGTACCTAAAGTTGTACCTACTACTGCATTTGCATTTGCCAAATCTTGAGTCTGATACAGTGCGGCATTACCTGATGTGGGGAAATCAACTGCAACCTTTACATAAAAGGTTTGACCGTTAACAATAGTATTTGCATTGGTAGCGTTTGCGCCACTAATAGTGACTGCCAAACCATTAGTATATGGTGTGGTATTCGCTACTGTCATAATCACCGGTGTAGCATTTGATAAAGCTACAATACTAGTCCGTAGTGTGCCTTTGCTAGTCCAAGATACATTACCCACACCATCAGTTTCTAGCACATAACCGGTTGCGCCGCCATCCATTTTAATGTTGCCAACGTCACCCAAATCAAGTTTGAAGTTAGCGTTTGCAGTCAGAATGTCAGTGCTGGGCCAATTTTCCCATGTGTTAGTAGTACCAACATATGTCAAAACTTGACCGCTAGTAGCAGTTGAAATATTAAAATTACCACCATCTGATCCATCAATTTGACTAAAACTAATGTTAGAATAAGAAGTTAATACTTCGATGTTTTCATTAGGAGTGGTTTTACCGATGAACAGTCGTTTGGCGTCACTTGCCCAACCGAATTGTGCTTCATCTAGTTGTGGCAAATCAACCAGATTACCTGATCGTTGCTGAATTTTCGAGATTTGAATGATTGCCATAAGTGTAATTCTTTACAGATTTACACTTATTTATCAATTTTTATTATAGGAACTGTGTATAGTACTGTTCAACTCTTTTGAACCACATATCAGTGTATTTGTCGAATTCACTACCTTCTATAATGAATTCCTGATATAAGCAAGTAGGATCACACATAAAAATAACCCCTTTACGGATCTTAGTACCATGTACTTCATTGTGAGCATTAGCATAAGCCGCTAATTGAACAAAGTAGTCATCAATCCATTCACGTTTCTTTGGTTTGTTTGTTTGCTTGTGGTCCATGATAGCTTCATTACCATCATGCACCCCTGCTAAGTCTGTAGTACCTGCGTAAATTTTTGGATAATAGAGGGGAACTTCCGTTCCCCAATATTCATTGCATTTACTAAGGCCCTGAGAAATGATTGATTGGGCCATTTTATGGCTCTGCTGGCTATAAGGATTACTTCCGGGCTCATTGATAATTCCTGTTTTTATGTAATCCTCGATCCACTTGTGCATACGAGTTCCGCGACCTGCGGCTTCTGTAGTGATTTCTTGAGCTTTCTGAGTGCCAACACGCTTGCGCCAGTTTTGTAATGCTTGTTTAGATTCTTCTGATTTAGTGAAGTCTAGTATTGTAGTGACACTAGGTAATTTTTCACCATCCGGTGTAGCATATTTTCTAGAACCGTTGATTGTTTCTCTAAGTAAAGGGACATAATTATATTTGTTTGGTATATACATTGTATTATTGTACACTATTATAATAAGTTGTAAAGCTTAAAGGGCGCACTATACGTGTGAGTCTCTTGGCATAGGGTATATTTTATTAGTAAAGCCTAATCCTATTTTTCCAGTTGAGTTAAGCCAAAATTCTACTATTTTTGTATCTTGTTCAGTCATAGTTGATAAGATTTCTCTGTGCAATCCAACTACTTTGATATCATTGTCCATCAATATTTGAAATAATTTTTTAGTAAGAGTAGATTTTTCATCTCCCCATATAGTTATATTTTTTTTAAAATGTGTTCCTACCTGTTGAGTAATTTCATCACGTACTAGAAAAGAATAAAAAATACCCTCAGAAGCCGGCTTCCTACTATATTCAGGATAAAATAATTGATACCCCAATTCACTTAGTTTACATTTTGATACTAGTGGTTCTCGTTTGACTTTAAAGGGAGTGTGTGGCCCTATATAATATTCAAGTTCATATTCAAATAATTCTGTATATTTTTTATAAGTTCCTACAAAATTATGCATTGAACCAAATCCTAAAAAACTACCGCTGCCTATACAATTATCCCATTCAGCAAGGTCTGTTGGTTTTATAAAAAAGTTTTTAGAATCTAATAATAAATAATCGTCTTCAAATTTATATGCCAATAGCATTTTTTGTAGTTGTTGAGTTCTCCAGCCATTACTTATCTGATCGACCTCCCCGTAAACATCTCTTGTTCCTATGCAACTAGATGGATATGCATATTCAATTCTAGGAATAATTACTAATTCATGCTGGGAATAATATGGTTTTAACCATCTATTCCAAAAATCTAAATCAGGATTCGATTCATTGATGATAATTACATGCTTGCATGGATTTAAAAATCGTTGAATGCTTTCAGCTTGTAATAACATTTGCTGAAAATCTCTATTACAAGTCACTGTTGCAAGGTACATTTATACTCTGAAACTTTCCCCGCATCCACAACGGTCTCTCTCGTTTGGATTATTAAATTCAAAACCTTCATTTAATCCATTGCGTACAAAATCTACAGTCATGCCCTGTACGTATGGAATGCTTTTGGGATCGACATAGAAGATACATCCGCTACAGTCTACTCTTATATCAGTTTCATTTGGATTATCTACATATTCAAGTACATATGCTAGACCAGAACAACCTGTTGTTTTAACACCTATTCTTATACCTACGCCCGTACCTCGTTTTGTAAGGGTTTGATTAACCTTTTTTGCGGCTTTATCGGTCAGTGTTATCATAGATGTATTTATAGGCCCCAACGGTTCTTGATAATATTATAAAATCCATCTGCTATAAATTGCTGACCTTCTATGCTAGTATGATAGCCGGGATCATTTGGGCCATATGGATCTTTTGGAGTAGAGCCAGGTGGGGGCATAATGCAAAACACGCTGTAAGGATTTTTTTTATCATCATCCAATATATATATCTCATCAATCACATTAGTTAATGCTTCTTTCATATAGTTAATATGGGGCCACAATGAGTAACCGGTGTTGATTAAAAATGGTATATTATTTGCTTGTAATTGAACTAGCCCATCTCGTATAATCCATTCATCCATTTGTCTTTTCCAAGAACCATCATATATGTAATTAATATACATTTCTAATGCTGTTTGCACTTCAGGCAGGACAGGTTGATTAAGTCTATATGGATGATGGTGATTATCTGCCAATGAGTGTATGGTTTCTACTATCAACCTAGAATAATTATTACCATAATTTATATTATCTAAGCCTGCATCTTTGTAATATGACTTACCATCATCTTTTTTAAAAGTGTCATATATTACAGGTCGCAACAACATATCCATCAAGATATGTGTCAACTTACTAAAATCAAGTTTAGTCTTTTCCTTAATAAAATTAGGAATTTCTATTCTGTCATATGAGGTAGGGGTGATAATAGCAAAATCAGGTTTTTGTCTGAGTACCTCATCAATTTGAATTCTAATACCACCGTTACTGCAACCCTGTCGAGCAATATTTTGTAAGTTCCAGCCTAATTTATCTACTAGAATTTCGCTCCACGCTGTACCGTTATATTCTTCTTTAGTGCTGACTGCGCTGAAGCTACAGCCACATACCATAAGTTTTTTCATTTATTTCATTGCTTGTTTGGCCATTTGTTGTACAACTTTTTTGCTTTCATCGGGAGCTTGCTCGCCACCTTCTGTTTGTCCTTTAAACACAATACTATCACCTTGTATGTTGGTAATATATTTGTTCAATGGAGGATTTTTAATCATGTTGTACAAATCTGACTTATCAATAATGATATCATTATCTCTATAATATTGCAAGAGTTCTGGAACGGTCCAATTTGGTTTAACTTTACCAGCATTGATTTCACTGGTTAGTTGGCTGGTCGTTGCAACCAACCCAACTAATAGTGGACTAGTGTCAAACTCAAAGAGTCTCATATTATCTTTTGGCGCGGCCTACAGAACCTAAATCTTCTGGTTCTTCGTCACCCATGTTTAGGTCAACTTCTTCTTCGCCGCCGTCCGGCAGTTCTTCAGTTGCATCCATGTTGAAATCTTCTTCACCACCTAAATCACCACCGATATCAGTACTCATATCATCGGCGCCGTCAAATGCACCCATATCACCTTGACCAGTAATACCATTTACAGCGTCTTTCATTGTGCCTTGGCTTTGTGTCAATGCGGCTTGTAATGAAGTCAATGCTTCTGTGGCTTGTTGACTGAAGGAAGAACTCTCGTTAACACCAATTTCAGATTGAACTGAGTCAACCAATGCAGGAAGTTCTTTAACAATCATATCACTAACTTGCTCAACCATCTTCTGAATAGAGTCAACCATATCTTGTGCGGCTAGAATAGTCTGTGACTTTTCTACTTCCTCATTCTCGACAACGATACGCGGGCGGTGTGTGCTTAAGTAAGCAAATTGCTTGCTCAATGCTTGTTCCATAAAAACTAGTTTCATGTATGAACTGTTTGCAGTACTTTCATAGAACTTGGTTGATTCTTTAGATTCACTCATCAAGCCGCGAACTTTACTAAGCATGTTACGCACTTGTGCATAAGTCATTCTGCTAACATCAATGGATGTGCCATAATGCTCTTTTAATGCTCTTTGAGCACTGTATACTGGTTGTTTGTCAAAATCTGTTAATTTCATAGTTGTGGTCCCAAGACTAATATAAAGTATTTATCACTTTTGGCTTTAATGTGCGGTTTTTAATTTAAACTGATGCTTCTGCCAATAGTCAGACTGTCCCACATAACTCTCTAATTCTCGATGCATTGTACTGCGTCTAAACTGGTCCTCGTTCAATTTTGCTAGGAATATTAATTTATCCTCTGTTTTTTTTGATTTTTTGAATAAGTTTTTATGAATTGACATTTGGACCTCTTCATTAGAGATACACCTGTCTAATGTTATTATTCTATCAGCCATAACATATTTGCCACGTTTGTCAAAAATGCACCAACAAATAGCATTACGCATACTAGAAAAAGAATGCACCAAATCTCCGTTTGTCAAACAAACATCAATGTCTGTTTTGGACTTTTTCTTTATACGGTATTGTTTGAATACGACATAATTATCCTTAGTCATTTCAAAAATAGAAACATCTTGCAACTCATTGATTTCTTTTGTAGAAATCATTCTGTTAAATTTTCGTTCTAGTTCAATATCATTCATCATTTTCGACCACCTTAAAATAAATGTTTCTAAGTTCATCCGAACTATCCAAAAATACTGGTAGTTTATCCCAGGCTTTACTTGTCTTTATCATTGGAACTTGGTCACAATCTGAATATAATGAACCCAAATCAGTTATTCCATCATGGTATACACTGGCATGTTGAACAGTAAAATCAAAGGTCCAGCAATTTATTTCAATATCTTCTTCAAAAAGAAAACCAAAACTATCAAATTCATTTAACTTAATTTTATTAAGCACAGGAATAGTAATATTCTCTGGCTGTGACCTCAATGATACTGCTTGCACTATTGTATCAAAATTACATTGCGTGTTTCTTCTATGTAACCATACTTCAGGATCATCGTCTGTTCCGGGTCTGGAACGATTAATAACACCTGTCTGCGTGATATCAAATAATGTATAGCAACTTATTTTAAAACTCATATGTGTATTTAGAGGCAAAAAAAATCCGAGAATAAATCTCGGATTTCTTTGAAGTTAAACTTCTGATTAGCTTGCGCTTGTAGCTGAAGAAGCTAAACGGAAACCAACGTTAGTAACAACAGCACCACTTAGGTCATAACCGTTAACTGTACCTAAAGCACGAGTTTGTGCTTGTAGTGCAGCCGCGGTGTATGCGCCTACTGGATAAACAGCAACAGACATGTTTGTTGTGTTTGCGGTAGCTTGAACTGCATAAATTGCAACTGTAGCTAATTGTTCGATAGAAACCATAACTTGTGCAACCATCTCGTCAACACCTAATTGTGCTGTTGGAGCGGCCCCTAAGTCAAAACCGAAGAAGTCAAGTGCTGGACCATATAAATTAGTAGTCGTGCCGTTAGCTGCCGTATCTGGAGCTACTGGACCATTTTGTACGTCAATTGCGAATACTGGTTGTGCATCGCCGTGTGTTCTTGTAAAACCTGCCATGATAATTTTCCTTTAAAATGTTTGAATCATATAGATTCATACACTTATTTATGCCTAGCAATTAAAAAAGTCGGTTTTGGTTAGGTTCTTCCAGCCAAATTCTGACGGCTGAAGCCCATTCTATCTACAAATTTGAGTCCGTTACTGACAAAACCTTCTTGAGTCTGTGTTCCGTCATCTAGATAGCCCTTCACAGGACTTGCTTCTGCGGCTTTATTGAGTTGGTCTACGATAGCCATTTTCAATTGATATAAACTAACCCATATAGTGAATGCTCCAACTAATCCTGCTTTATTAGCTTCTAGGTGCTGAGTCAACTTTGTTTTCATAGCATCAGTCATTGGACGACTATTAAAGTATTCCATAAATCCATCTACTAAATTATTCAAATCACCTGCAACAATTTTCTTATTGATATAGGTAGTAAACAATCCACGAAATGTTGTTGCGGCTTGCGGAGCTGTATTTAACAATTGATCCACAGCAGGACCATACTTTTTAATATCAGATTGTGCTTGGTTAACTAATTTACTGCTTATCTTTAATTTAGGAGTGATGGGCATTTTTGCAGGAACAATAGCTACATTACTGTTATTTTTCAAACTACCAATGCCACCGTCCAATGGTGTGGCTTCATCTGTTGTAGCGGCATTTGGAGGAATAAACTGGTGTACCACAATAGCGGCTTGTTTTCCTTTAAATAACTGTCCTACTTCACTGTTTGCCTCAACTGTGTATGCAATACCATTGGGATTAGCTTTGAACTTATACATACCGTTTTGTTCTTGCAACGGTTGACTGAATAGTAAGTCTCCCCAGTAATAACCTTTGCTTCTATCTGACTTTTCTAGTCCTGGCCAAATTTCGGCAATTAATTGATGTAATCCACTACGGTCAACTCCTCGGGCTCTATCATATTCAACAAATTGTTCGGGGCTGAATACTTGACGACCTGATAAGTCTTTTTTATTGAACATATGTTTGTCCATAATACTGAACTTGCCATTTGTACCACGCCCAAAAATCAATGCAGGATATCCATCCCACTTAATTGTGACTGTTGCTGGATTTTTAACTGTGTCTACGCTTGCTTGAACAGCACGGTTAGCACCTTGAGTGCCGTCTAAAAATATTAAATCCTCAGGATGGTCTAAATGTCCCTTAGCCTCTTTAATGGAAAATTTATCAATTTTAGACTTTAATATCGACAGGGACTCAGATAGGCTCATTGTTGCTATTCTTTTTTAGTGATTTTGCAAATTTACTCTGGTCTTTATTTTTTATAGCACTTAGTAGCTTACGCTCTAAAATTTCAGCCTGAACAGGCGTATAATGCCTGTTAATCATTTCTAGTAAATTAATTGCACTGGTAATGATGTTATGACCTCGGCTCTCAATAATGTGACTGGTGTCACGGTTATTACCGATTGACTCTAATTCTTCCAACAGGCTGCGAGTTTGTTTTTGCATGATATAGTATTTAGTCTTACCTCTTCAAACTGTTGAGTAAATTTTTGAGTTTAGAACCCTGAACGTCTACTGCGACCTTTTTATTTAAGGGTTCTAATACTTCACCTGTAGCTTGGTCAATAATAGGTTCTGTAGAAACTAACGTAGATTGTGCTCTCACTTGATTCATAATGTCGGTTGGACTAGGACTAGGTCTATACTTTGCTTGTTGATCCGCATACCCGTCAGGATCGCTATCACTGATACGCATTGTTTCAATGTCATATTCTAAGTCAATTTTCATACCCACACCCGTTGAACTACGACTTTTCATACATTGAATCTGATACTTACCACGCTCACGCATACTGCGACTTGTAAAGATACCAAACACATTATCTGCTGTATTAATTTTACTGATACCACCGGCAATGTGACTGTGGTCGAATTCAATCTCATCGACTGCACTACGATTCAACTGCGATGCAGTTACTAATAACACGCCCATCTCTTTAGCTAAGTTACGCAATTCTTCTGCAACATATTTGTCTTTAATGAACTGATCGTTAGGATTAACTTTAACAGAGACCGGCATAACCAAATCTAAGTAGTCAACCATTACAAAATCAATTTTAATGCCTGTTTGAATTTGTACTTCTTTTAAGTAAGCACGAATATCATTTACATTACTTTGAGCGGGTAATCCTTTAACACGATACTTTCCTGCTTTTTTACCAACCATCTTAACCTTGAGATCGGTAGTGTCAATGTCTTTACGAATTGCTTTAGTACCCATCTGTGTTAACATAGCATCAGTACGCAAACTTGTTAGTTCTTCACTTAATTCAAGTGTGATGTAGACTCCGCTCATTCCTGCTTGTAACCAGTTCAATGCCAAGTTCATCATTACTAATGACTTACCTGATCCTGAGCCACCTGCAAAGATGTTAAGTTCACCCCGACTCATACCACCATATAAGATACGATCCATCTGGGGCCAGCCTGTGCTAACTTGTCCGCCTGCGTTGAAGTATTTGTTAATACGACCTTTAGGATCAAAGAAGTAATCTGTACCCATGTCTCGTTGTAAACTAATTTGTACTGCATCTTTGATTAATTTTTCAACAGGACTAAAGTCACCTTTCTCAAGTAAGTCTGCGGCTTTAAGAATTGCTCTTTCTAGTTCTTGCCGTTTAGTAAATGATTCAAACGCATCAAAGAACCATTCGTTGTGACCTTCATTCAGTTCTGGGATAGGTTCTATATCAATTCCAGTCATTGCTTTAACTTGAGTATGATCTGGTAATACTTTGTATTTGTTTGTATGTTCTTTAAATAACTCTGCGGCAGGTCTCAATGACTTATCAAAGTTTTCGCTGTTCATAATGTTCATAACCCGAGTGTATAATTCGGCGTTAGTCATCATCATTCGTAAAAAGTACTTTTGTACTTCCGGGGTATAGTCAATTTGTTTTTTAGAATCCGTTTTGTTTACCAATTTTTTTCCTTTGCATTTCTATTTTAATTTTGCTCATTGTAGCAGACTGCAATATACTGAGTAGTGTAGGTAGTCTACCATATTTGACAATTGCATCATTAACATCTTTTACGTCCTTGTCCCAGTGTGGGATACTGACGCTATAGCCTAGTTGAATAGCCCTCTCACAGGAGTCAAATCCTGTTTTATCACGGTCGGGAACAAAAATGATTTGTCTGTTAAGTTGTGCTAGTAGTTCTGCTTGGTCATCGTTAATCGTGTTATGAGTTAACGCACAAGCACCTAGACTCAATGCATCAAAGATGCCCTCGACTAGTATACAAACACTTTGATTGGGTTGTTGAAAATCATATCCAAATACATAACCAGGTTGTTGTTCGTTGATATATTTTGGAATCTTATTGTCTAAGAACCTACTTGTGTGACCAACAATCTTGTTTTTGTATGTATAGGGAATGATGATGCGATTTCCCATGCGACTTGATTCGTTGGGAGTGACCATGAAAGGATATTCACTACTACTTATACCTCTTGATTTTAGATAGTCTACATATATTTTGTGTGATTGATTATTTTGGTCAAGTAGTTCTGCATCGTCAGGCAGCTTATGTTCGTCAAACTTAATTTTAGTTTTCTTTTTAGGTTGAGTAAAGTCTAGTATATCTTTTTGTTGTAAACTTTCTAAACTCCACTTACTAATCTGCGTATCATCTACTCCGCACCAAGTTAATAGTTGTCGTGTATTCTTTGTTAAACTTCTTCCAAGTGTGAACCCACACTTGAACCCACAATTAAAGCAATGGTATAACCAATTAATTGATCCATCAAAATGAACACCACCTCGGCTTCTGGCATCAGTTTTGTGGCCGCGATGGTTACAACATACAGCATTGAAACTGTGCCATCCACCTTGAGTGAGTTTTTTCTTGCCTGGAATTATAGACAGAATATCGAACATCTACATAGTGTAACATAAATCTGTCACACAGTCAATACTTATCTTGCCAATATGTTGGTTACTACGCCCGCATTGCTCACAAACCCCATACGAATGAATGGGTGGAATCCATTAATGTTATAATGGAATGTGTCTGTTGTTTCAGTATAACTATATATTGTACTAATTGGATACCAGTCTGTATTACCAATAGTAGAACCTTCAATCAATACATTACCATAGAAGTCGGTATATGTGGCTTGTAGTGTTAATCTAGGATTATCAGTTGTGGTATAAACACTGGTATAATATACAACCGAATTAGAATCAGGTACATACGATCCGTCATTTGAATACCAATCTGGATTAGGATAACCTTGTCCAGTAGGAATAGTTATTTCATTGCTAGGAACAAAGCTAGGTAATATACTATTAACAATATTCATATCACCCCGGCCACCTGCATTTTGGTCTACAAATACAGGGTAATCAAATGTGCCTACTGGAATTTCTAATGTATAATAACATTTTTGTGCCTCAATTTCTTCTAGCTCTCCGGGATTTAACATCAATGCGGCAATACCGGTTGCACCTAATTGAATAGTAAGTGCTTTTCTAATAAGAACTGTGACACCGGTAGAATTTAAAATTCTACAAGATATTTCTTTTCCTGTGATATTGACGGGTTTTTGTTCTTGATTTAAGAACTGAAATTGAATTTGATTATCTACACCTTTGTGTAGAGTGAGTGGCTTTGCATACTGGGGCATATAACTCCTAGGGGAATTTCCTGATAAAAGAATAACGATTTGTCGTTGGGTATAAACGAATACTTGAGTTGAGTACATAATCGTATTTATCAAAATATATTGCCAGGCTACCCGATGATAAATATTTCGGTCATAAGAACAACAATGTTACCTAACGAATTTTTCACAAAACTAACAGAAAACCACCCCTTCATCACCGTGTGCTCCTACGCTAATCAAGATTATGTGGGGATTGTACAGAATAGAGATGATGTTGTCACTACTATTTACGATTATGGTGCTATAATCGACCCAATGGCTAAAGAGAAATTCTTAGAATTAGGTGATATATGGTGGTGGGAATCTAACAGATTGATTCCTATTAATTTATTCCTTAAAGATGAATGGATCATATTCAAGCCATATATACGAACTTTTCACAATAAAAGTCTAACTATCGTGCATGGCCCTGCTTGTAGCATAAATGAACTACACAAACGTAGGACAAAACGCCGTAGTATTACGCTTGTGAAACGGATGTTGTAAGTAAATTCATATGTACAACGACTAACTGTGCATAAGCTATAGCATGACTCTTTTTGAAACTATATCCGTCATTCTCACGGTCCCATATAGTTTGACTCACTTCTTTCCAACTCTTACCAATTAAATGCTTTTTAGCAGGACGAATCAATGCTAAAAACATTGCTAATCTAGGGATACTATCAATTGGCTCAGTCATCTTCTGAATACTTTGATAGTGATTTGATAGGTGAATTAATTTCTCAACAAATACTCTATCATTTAGTTTAGACCAATTTGGTTCATACATCAATTCAACTAAATGTGTTTCATCACGAACCTGTGAATACACATGCACATTCAACAAGTCTAGTTTGAAATATCCACGTTTTTCTGCGTCTTCATAATGTAGTGCTGACATATTATTAACAGGATCATATGGGATATCTGTTATGTAGACACCAGTATTGTGTCTACGAATAGGAGTGATATTACGCATTGATGCAGGTGTATGTTTGATTAGAGACAGTAGTTTATCTCTATCTCCAAAATCTATGTCAATGTCTGAATCAATTCTCATTAAAGAATGTTCCTTTAAAAAATCTATTGTCTTTTTGTAACTGTATCAATTTTGGTCTTGTTTGCTCGGAATTAAATATCTCTGATATAATTGATGCCAGAACTTTATTATTATCCAATGATAGGTGTGATGCTCGTTTATCAAAAACTTTTCCTTTAAAACTATCTTTATGTACTAAACCGCGTTGATCCAATAATTCACCAAAACTTACATCTGCTAAACCAGTTAAGCACGGCCCGAATGCTTCCGATATATCTATATATAAATCTACTAATTTATTATTTGTTGGAAAATCTACATAACTTTGCTCAAAAGGCATTAAGTTAATCAATTTTATATTTGTATCTTTGCACAATTTGTTTACACTATTGAAGATATTTTGATATGTAAATAATTGTAACTCCTCAGAATACAATATAGGATGAGCTTCAAGTAATATATCAACATATTTTTTTAGTGAGTCATCACCGTGCGAATCAAAACCCCCGACATGACCTTTAGGTCTAATAAGAGATAGTTTAGTAAGGTGTTCAGGCAAATAACTCCACCTACTATAATGTGAGTATGTAAAAACTATCTTGTCATATTTTTTATAATGTTTTAAAAAAAGTTCATATGACCACCATATAGAAGTAGATGGTTCACCGTAGCATACATATCCTTCGTCTAATATCTCTGCTAATAGGCCTGTCCAACTTCGATTTTTGTGGTTATCAACTACTGCAAAACTATCTCCAAATATACCTATTGTCATTTTGTCTCCATTAATCCTACTTTAATTAACTTAGTATACGCTTGTTGCACAACAATTGCTTGTCTTTCGGCATCTTCTACAGCTTTGTGTGTCGTAACATGTCCACCATCTTTTAATTTTACGCCGGCAATATCATACAATGTTCTTGTGTCTCTAATGTCCCAAAAGTTCCACGGTGTGTTTTTATCAAATTGTTTCCAAGCATGATCCATAACTACTACATCAAAACTTGCACCGTTACTCCATGCACACTTACTACGATTCCAGCAGAATTTGTATAATTGATTCATTGCATTTTCGTATGACACACGGTCTCTGTCGCCCATAGCTTCTTCAATTGCTTCTGGACTTTGTTTGCCCCACCATTCCATTGTTGCATCATTGATACTGCGATTGTAAATCTCTGTTTGATCCTCAATCGTAGGACGAATCTCAATTTTATCAATAATGCCATGACCACGTGGGTCAAATAATACTGCACCAATAGTTAGAATCACACAGTCTGGTGTTGTGTCTAGTGATTCAATGTCAATCATTACATCCATGTTATGCCTTTAATATTTTCCATACGTATTTTTTTTCTAGTATGTCTTGAAATTTTCTTGCTTCACTTTCTTTGTGGAAGACTGCTCCTCTAATCTCATACATCTGTTCCAAATAATTACCATATTCATGTCTAGTGTCCTGATAATACTCTATGTCATCAATCCATAATGTATCATACTCACCACTATTAAGCATTATTGCTAATCCTGCCTGGTTACATTTTACTTCACCAAATAATATATCTAACAATTTTATGTTAGCTACACTATCTTTGATGTTTTTAAATGTAGGCCATTCTACTGACCAATTGTTGTTTGGTAAATCGTTTATGATGAAGGGTGAGTTGTTCATTGAAATTTCAGTAGAAACACAATGTATTTCTTTTCGTCCATAATTTTATATCCATCTGTGATATTGCCATTGACTATCAGCATCTTAATGCCATATTTTTCTTCAATGTAATCTTCAAAATCAAACGCATCAAACTGTCCATTCTTAGCATCTATCATATATTCAACACGAACTTTCTTTAATGCCGCCCAATAATCCCAACGTCTTTTACGAAAATTTAATTTAGGATCATCGTCATCATAATCTTGTAGATGCGGTATCGTTGCCATTACTTCCACCTCAATATAAACCATTCAGCATCTTGGGCTTTTTCAAAAGCAAATTTAACACCATAGTTTCTAAAATTACCTGTACAGTTATCAGTGCACCAATCAACAATGTCAACAGCATGATAACGACTATCAAATGGTGGTAGTTCTACTCTAATATACTCTAGCATGTCAACTATGATATCATAGTCCATTTCTCTAGCCATATCACTTGATAATTTTTCCATCATTTCGTGTTCAAGGTTCATTAAAAACTCAACTTACATAATATTACATCACGCTCATACCTAAATTTAAGTTGTATGAGCCCTCTAGTGATTCGCCACCTAGCATGGCGTTCACAGTTATCTATTCTATTATACAGCCATTCCAATACTTCATCGTATGATGCGGGAAAATCCATTCGCACACGTATCTCATGTTCATACCAACCCGAATCAGTTTCTTCCCACCCAAGCTTTTCGTTATAGTTTTGAACTCTCATTGCCACCTTAGTAATTATGTGAATAAACTAGGAAATCACGCAAGCCTGAACCTTTCAATTTAATTTCTAACCTGCGTTTGTTACTGTATAGATATGTTCTTCCATATGCAGGAGCAATCATAGGAACAGTCACACCACATTTACCAATAGGAGCCATTTTTGTTATAAACTCAGTTGGTGATAAGGTAGTAGGCTCTACTTTGAACAAACAGTAGTATACTTTTTTTGTCTTCTTTTCACGTATGACAGTAAGTAGATGCAGATTATTTGTGTTGAAAATTTTAGCCATATACGGATCAACAAACATAGTCTTCAATCCAATATAGTCTTTACTATCAAATAGACTAGAAAATAAACTAGCATTTTTTGCTTGAATATTTTGTAAGAAGCTAGCTTCTGTGGTTAATCCTTTATTGATATTGCCAATACTAATGCCTTTAACATCAAAGTCAGCAATAGGTGATTCAACATCTACAACATTTTTACCTGCACCCTTCCATGATGCACCTTGAATACTATCAGTGACACCGTACTCCCAAGTTTCTTTGGCAAGTTGTATGTCTCGATTCTTTACTCTAAAAGGCGTGTAGTAAGGATCCATTTCTTTGGCAAACTTCTTATTAAAGTCTTTACCTAATATTAGATCGTGTTCGTTGATTGGTACTGGTATAAAATTTATCATAACCACCTCAAACTAAAATGAATAGCATCATGTTCATTATCAAAATAAAAGTCCATATAGTCCTCAGTAGCATGTGTAGTAAATTTATCACCCGGTAAACCAAATTGTTCCATTGCCCAGATACAAGTTTCATCCCAATTATTAATAGTATTACCCTTCTGCCAAGGTATACGAACCCTAGTACCCGCCGGCATTTAGTAATTCCTTAACTTGTTTTACATTCTCCGGCTCACGATGAAACTTTAGTGCCCACTTCTCAGGATCAATATAATCAAACACCATTTTAACATGGCCGTGTTCCAGTGATTCTACAAACTTTACACCACTCTCACTATGAAACAACATCCAGGGACTGATTCTGCCTCTAGTAATCTCTAAACAGATTCTATTGACATTACCATAACGCAAATAATCTCTGCTTTGAATCTTTTCAATTTCTGCCAATGACATTGTTGTTTCAATACTACGATGAATAGCATCTAATGGATCTTCTGTACGAATATACTCAAGTAGATAGTTAGTGTAGTTTGTGTCAGTACACCATGTGTCAATTCTAATTTGACTTTTAACTAACCAATCAGCATATCTGCTAACATTTAATGCATTAATATCTACGCAATGATTGCCGAACTTTACAAATGCTGTATAGTATGGACTTTTAATAAATTCTTCGTAAGTCTTTGTCTTTTTACTTGAACTATTCTTTTTATAAAACTGAACGAAGGCTTGATATGCAATGCGATTACCTTGCAAGTCCTTATTCATCCACCTGCGCTTAGATTCACACATGTGGGTGAGTAACGTAGATTCACGCAAATACTCACCTGTGCAAAATTCACACTTAAATTTAAGCTTACCGATTGCCTCTATCTCTTTCATACTGTTCAATTTCTTCATCTGTTACCGTTTGACTTAACACTTCAATGTCTGCTATTTTCATGTCTGGATATACACTTGCCAGATGTACCTTCTTCTTTTGTTCTACTACAAATACTTTTGATATCTCTGTGATTGTACCACCGTCTGCTTTGGGATAGACCTTAGTGTAATAGTCTTTCACATCTTTCAATACAGCATTTTCTTTTAGACTACTAACCTTCTCTTTGATTTGAGGCATCCAGGGATGGAAATGTTTTCCTAATCCCGGGCTGGCTGCACATAACATTAACCATTGTAGTTTAGGATTCTTCATTATATTTTCATTGAAGAAATATTTATTTGCATGATAATCTGTACTACGCAAATAATATCCTGCAATCTCACCTGAACCCTTGATATAACTTAGATACTTGATAAGCATGAAGGGTACAAACTTCTTTTGTTGTGCTTCTGAAAGTCTGTCATAGTAACCATAGTCTTTTTTGTCTAGTGCTAATAGTGCATCAAACAACGGAAAGTCTTGGTTCTCTAGTTTTTCATCTGCAGGGATAGTTGCTTTAGCTTTTTTAGTTGCCATCACTTTGTTGCCCCGGCCATTCTTTTGTATTCAGCAGTTGTTGGATGTACTCCGTCGCTGGATACTTTGTTAATGTGTATAACTTTATCCTCAAATTTGTCTGCTACAATGTCAACCATTTCTTGTATCTCAGGTTTAATAGCAGGGACAATCCAGTATACACGTTTAGCACTAACCACTTGACGAACTGTAAACAATTCTTTTAATGTGTTTATCTTTTTATAATCGTTACTACCTAAACTAATGATTACTGTGTCTGCTGACAATTCTTTGGTGATGTTTTTATTCACCCAATTTTTACTATTGATGCCTACCTTAGCAATGACTTGACATTCAGGGCGATATTGTGCTATACCAACCGCGATACTATCGCCTAAAATTAAACAATCTAACATATTAAAACGCCTGACTATAATCTACAATTTCACAATTACGACTAATTTCTTTTACAAAATAAACACATCTAGGTTTAGGACCATCTTCTAATGGTACACACAAGAATTGACCGTTCTTTAATCGAGGGGCATACCATGTTACATCATGATAAATGTCTACAATCTCAATAGGCAAGAATGTGGGACTAAAGCTAGTCAATGGATTGAACTCAAATGAATTGAATCCCCTGTCATTGATACTTGTTAATGGTAATGTTTCTAAGTCACCGTGTTCTTGTTCTCCAATTAATATTTGCCAATCAATAGGCATCTTAATTGTACTGTTACCTATTTTTAATACAAGTGCAGGGCTATTGAAACTTTCTAAAAAGATTAATGGGATGTAATGATAATCTACATTGCTTGGATTGCTATTGTCTAAGATAGCAAACCTCAAGTCATCAATTTCTTCGGGGAGTGTTTCTAAGTTATAGAATTCGTTGTCTAGTGTTAATATACGCATTTTGTTATTGTATCATTTATATTTCAATTTTTCAACATCAAACGGGTATGAAGCCTCTTTATAAAATGCTTTACGCTGAGTCAAATGCCTTTTAGCAAATTTACATGAACTAGTAATATCCCAAATCTGTACAAAGTCTTTGTCTTCTGCTTTACGAATACCACGACCGATACTTTGAATAACACGAACGAAACTCTTACCCGGTTCTAATAGCATAACATTAAAGATACGAGGAATGTTGATACCAACTGCGGCAACACCATATGTAGCAATGATAATCTTGTTAGTAGCAGTAGCAATGTCATCGTAGTGCTCGGTTCTTGTTGTGCCTTTAGTACCGCCTGATACAAACACTACGTTATCTTCCGATACACCTAGTTCTTCTAATTTCAAATGTAATAGTTGTCCTGCTTCGATCCTGTCAACTAGTATAAGTGTGTTACCGCTATTCTTAACAACACTGGACAATTCAGCAATTTTTTGCATTCGTTTATCGTCACTGGTTAAGAATTTAAGTTCGCTCTGATAGTTTGTAAATTCCATACCATCTTGTAGCTGAACAATGTTCACATGACATTGTGATAACACACCCATCTCTTGTAATGTACTTGCTGCCAATTGATTGATAACTGGACCCAAGCTTACAGTCAATGACATTGATTCATGTTTAGCTTTAGGGATAGTTCCAGTCAATCCCCAACGAATTGGAATCTGACTCATCACACCTGTCAATAATGATTTAAGAACATCAGCTTTAGCTTGGTGTACTTCATCAACAATAACACATACAACACCTTCAATAAAGTCTTGAAATGGCACTTCCGCTTCACCTGCTTTAGTGTTCTTCAACATGTTACCTAGACTTTGCCATGTGCAAATTGTATGTGTTTTGTCGTACTCTTTTCGTCCACCGTAATATACACCTACATCTAGACCTAAGTTGATGTAGTCTTTCTCAGTCTGAGTAACAAGACTTGTATTGGGAACAATAACAATACTACGGCCATATTGTTCTATACAATTTGATAGTGCGGCTGTGATTAGTGTCTTACCTGCACCAGTTGCAATCTCTTGCAATGATTGTAGGTTTTTTAAATAGTTGTTGATAATCTCAATCTGATAGTCACGCAATATAACAGGCTGACCCTCCATTGGATGACCCTTAGGCCAGTTCTTATGTTTGAATGTAGCCTCGGACACTTCAGTGAAACTGAATACTGTTTGATAGTCTCTAGAATCTTCTAGTTCAATATCATAACCTGCTTGGTCAAGTAATGGAAGAATTTCTGGGAGCAAGTTAATATATGTGCTACCACCTAAGGCAAAGTAACTGCTTTTGCCATTCCATCTACCCAACCTTACTGCAGGAAGATACCTTGCGCCCGGAACTTCAAACTCAAACATCTTCATTAGTGTTTTGCGATCACCAAGTTCAAGACCTTCAATCTTTACATTGACTTCATCTTTTATTATTAATTTACATTCTTTCATTTAGGCCCTAAATCTATTGGTTCCGAGTTTACAAATTTAATTACTTTAAACAATTTCATTGGCTTTTCATTTACTAATGAAAAGTGACCTCGTTGATACACTATAACAGGATTATTATAATCTTTCAAGTCTTTAGGATTCTTACAAAATTTAATAGAGGTATTATGTATATCTAATTTAGAATTAGTTACAAATGATTTGGGTTCACTGATAGCATCACATCCAAATTCTTCTAACCATTTAATGGTTATTAAAGCATCTTTCATTTCTATTTCCATTTGAAAATTCATAGCAAGCATTATTTTAACAGGGTTTTCTGTTTTTGAAAAATGATCCTTAACTGATTGGTCGATCATAACTCCATATTTAACTAATGTTGCTATTGTTTTTAAATCATCTGTTATGAGAATGTCTTTGATTGCCCCATATAAATGCTCGTTCATTGCGGCAATATAGTAATGCCCCTTATAAACTAAAGTAGGAACCCAGTATTTAATATTCTCATATGTGCTAAGACTATCTACAATTTGAGCAACTGTTTCGCAGTAACTCAATATAGGATAATGATCCGCAGTTAGATACAATAACTCTTTTAAATTAGTGTGACTATACTCTGCTTCATATTGCCGTTTATCTTTAATCCATTGCAGTGTGTATATAGGATTCTTTTTAAGTGCTGTTAAAAAGTTTCTGTTAAAGGGAGAACGTAGAATTAGTTTGTCATTCTCTATTTTGATTGTAGCTCCGGTATATTCAGCAATACTTTCTACTAAAGGAACATCCCAGGCTCGGTTTAATATTTCTTCTACTTCAATTTTTAATTGAGAGAATTGTCGTTTATATTTACGTGCCACCTTCCTGAACAAAAGGTCCTGATTACTAGTAATCCGATTGTGTTGAGTAATATAAAGGGTAAGATTATTTACAAACTGGTCATCATATCTACTCAATCGAATATTACTAAGCATCCAAGTGGCAACCTCGTGTAGTGTTTTAAAGTCCATCTTTAAGTATAACAGGACACTAGACAAAAAGCAAATTAATAGGCAAAAAAAGGGGAACCTAAGTTCCCCGAAAGAAAGAGCCTATGAAAAAACTTATCGAAGAGGGCTTATTGACACTGCCTCTACGCACACTGCAGGGGTTAACCTTTCATACAAGTTGCTTTAGCAAGTTCGCGCCAGTTAGCACTAATCTTAACCAAGTCTGCAACTTTCAAACACATACGCAAGGACACTTCACGCAATTTATTGTGATTGTCCCAGATGAACGACATAATTTCGTCTGTCTGTTCTTGCGTGAAATCATATTCAGCAAACAAACCACCATCAGCATCCCGATGCACTTGCTTGATACGCAACATTTTGTCACGCTCACTGTCAACTGTCAGGTCCAAAAAGTGACAACGACTTTGCAATGCATCCAAGTGAGGTTGCATTTTGCCGGCTTTCTTTGCATCAAACGATTTGTTTGTAATGAAAATTACAGAACCGTTGAAGTTGAAACTATTAGGGATACCTTCTTCACGCAAAATACGTGAATCTTTGTTCCACGAAATTCTACGTGTCTTGCCTGAATCCAATGCACCTTTTAGTACGTTCAATGCATCCTGATCTTCCCAGATATCACAATCATCAAATACCAATACATTTTTAGCATCACTAAATTTGTACAACTTAGCAAACAAGCCAATACCTGACATTGCACCTTTGACAACTTCAAAGCGAACCTTTTTGCTAGCAAGTCTGTCAAACATACTTGCTTTTTCCATTTGAATGTTCACACCGTGTGACTTACCAATACCTGCAGGACCTGTCACAATCATAGCACGAATTTCACCACTGATACATGCCTTAGACATTTCATCAAGCACTGCAAAACGTGATGCAATACGGTCCATTGCTTCTGTTTCAGTTTCTTTAGGTGTCTCTGCTTTGACACTATCACGACCTGACACAAATTCAATCATTGATTGATTGTCAACGTTTACACGAACCTGAGGGCCGCGCCCTGGGAACTGACCTTCATTTTTTACTGTCACAAAACCACCTTTATTTCCAAGTTGATAACCTTTAACCAGTGTGAAAACTTCACCTTTGATTGTTTCATTGCGATAAGAACCACTAGTAATGCGAACGATGCTTGTCATTTGTTTCCTTTACTTGACTGAATAAGACTCTATTATAGCACAATACCCATTTATTGTCAAATTATGCTACCTTGCGAAAATATTGATAGGGCAAGCCCTGTGTATAACAAAAGTACTCAAAATCTCCGTTAGCACTTTCAGCATCCATCAACCATGCAATAACACGCTCACGGCTAGTACCGTTGTGCATGAGATTTGTAACACGGCTTTCAAACTCCACAATAGCGCGGGCTTGTGCCTCTTTGCGGACCTTTTCTTCAGCTTCAATAGCTTGACCGAGGACTACAAACTCAGCTTCAAACTCTGCAAGAGTCCAAGTTGAGGTATCGATACCACGGGGACGAACTCCGTAAGCATCCTTGTACATGTCCCAATATGTAGCATGAGCCTGTTCCAACACTGTCAACTCATCCCAAGATTTGAATTCTGTAGTCATGTCGTAATCCTTTTCTTTACTGTCTAAGATTCTATTATAGCAGAAAGCCCATTTATTGTCAAATTTTGGCAATTAATTGAGCATGAATTAGGTCCATTTCACTTTGTTCAACATAGAAGTCGGTAGTAGGATCATAGTAGGAACCTTCTTTGTTGTCATAATACAACACTCGACCGGAGAAATTGAACGGACCTTCAAGACCGTTGCGAGGACCATATTTGGTACGCATTTGATCCATCTGATATTTGTCTGCAACAACTTTGTAACCCATGAACAACTCCTTTTGACTGAATAAGCATCTATTGTATCACAGGGTCCAATTATTGTCAACCTTGACCACCACTCATAAATATCATCTATGAGTAGAATAACAGTAGCCTTTGATTATTTTGCAATCAACTATCCATTAGTTAATAATCAAAATTTTAATCAATCATTATCTGAATTAATCAGAGATAACGGTACATTTGAATTTTTTAATAAGCTTAGTGGATTTGAATGTAAACCGTCGGTATTATTAAAAGAAATGGATTATTTTATATATCCAATTACACTTGGGTTAAATCCTGATGATTGGATTAATCATCCGGAAGTAGATTTATTAGCTACAACTAATATGTCTATTCATACATTTAATGGCATAAGAGGCAGAAATGGATTTTTATTTCTTAATTTGGGGAATGAATCTATATTAGATGATTATATTTTAGACACTATACATGCATATTTAAAAACAAAAGATATTCCTTTAAGAAAAGTAATATTACAAACAGGTAATGTAAACGGTGAAAAATATTATAAAGATTATTGTTTTAAAAAGCAAATTGAACGAGGGATGAATATATCTTGTTTAGAATATTTCGAATGGTTGTGTAGTAGATTAATGGCAGAACATAAAAATCTTACCCGTGACATACTTACAAAAAATATAGATTTTACTAAAATAGAAAAAACATTTTTATGCATAAACAGGGCGCATCGTTGGCATCGTATTAACTTATTCATATTATGGCATATTAATAAGTTAATAGAGGATACTTACTATACAATGAGTCTTAAATCTAATTTCCCTATAGGGGAAGGATATGATGATCATGTTTGGAGACAAGCAATTGATCGTAATTTGATTGCTAAATTTGAATTAACTGAGGAATATATAGATACTATACAAGCAACGTTGCCACTACAAATAGATGAATTTGTCGGTGCATCTGAAATGGCTGGTTTATATGGTGCAATAGATCCGTATTATCAAAGTAGTTTAATTAGTATAGTCACTGAAACCAATTTTCAAAATAACGATATTTTTAATACAGAAAAAATATTTAAACCAATGGTCCATCGACACCCCTTTATTTTAGTAGGACCACATAAAACATTAGAAAATTTAAAAAATATGGGGTATAAAACATTCAGTGATTTTTGGGATGAATCATATGATGATATTGAAGATCCAACTGAACGATTATTAAAAATAGTAGAAATTTGCAAAGATATACATAATTGGGATAATACTAGAAAGAAACAGTTTTTCTATAAATCAATGATTATAACTAATCATAATCATGATTTACTAACTTCTCAATATCCTGATAATATGCGTAAAAACTTTTGGCATAGGTTAAGAGATTATGCAACGTTTGTGCAGGATAAAGACAAATCTATTTAAATAAATCCCTTAATAACCTGACTATAATCATTAATAGAATTTTGTATTTTATTATTAGTTGAATTGGGTCTGCATGGTTTACAGAAACTTGTTATAAAATTATCGTAAATTTCTTTGTGTTTATCACTACACCATATATCTCTAAAGTCATCATCGATCCAAGATCCTAGTTTAGTATCTTCTCTGCCTTTATACTCACAGCATAGATAAATGTTACCATCGGCACAGAAATTAGGAAACAAAAACATCTGATGGCATCGTGTATATGTTCTTGTGTCATATCTCCCAAGTGATATGTCTGCATTGATTTTATAAAACTCACTTGCAATTTTTATTCTAGTATTGACTTCATCATTCATAATGAAACTATGCCCATTCAATACCATTGGGCGTAAATGGACTGCACGTGCTTTTACATCTCTTGCATATTCAAATATACTGTTAATTTCTAATTGGCTTGTATTCTCAGGCATGAGTAATGCTTTTATATCTAACGGAACACCTTTACTACCTAATTCTTTTGCTGTCTCTTTGACTCTATTGAAGGGACTATCCGACATTTTGCTTTTGCGTATTAACTCATATGTATCAGGATTCCCGCTGTCAATATCTAAACCTATATAAGCCATTTGCTTTAGTTTATCTGTATCAATTGTCAGTATCTTGTGTAGTTTTGTGCCGTTAGTATTCATTGCGGCAACATAACCTTTATCAATTACGTCTTCTAATAAATCTTCATATCCAGGAAGTAATGTGGGTTCCCCTCCACCACTAAAGATCACATTACTTAATGTTCCTATGACATTACTGTCATACTTACGCCAGTTGTGTAGTCTGTCAATTAATTTAATATATTGTTCCACAGACTGGTAAACCGGCATATCATTTCTGAATTGCTCGGTGTTACAGTAATAGCAGGCTTGATTGCAGATATTAGTAGTGTCTAAGTCTATCTGCCAGGGTAGTATTTTACCGGGTATCTTGCCTTGTATCCAGCGTGAGACTAATTGATATTGATCCATTAATCATATTTACACAAATGTAAACTTGTTATCAGTTTTTATAAACTCATTACCATCACGTGAACATTTTTTAAATTTGCCTTTAATAGTAATGTCATTTTTATTCACTGTCATATCCATCAATGAAATCAATGGATTACTAGTATCTATATTAATGTTCACTAGATTATTAGACCTGTCACTAAACCAATATTCTTTGCGCTTGTAGCGTTTAGTGTTGACTGATAGCTGTTTTACAAACTTCAATTGTTTGGTGTCAACGACATGAGGTTGATCCATGCGCTTAACTTCTCTGTTGAAATCAAATAACATTTTTTCAAACTCAACATCATACTCATAGAATTCAGGAAGACGATATGCTAATGGCATCATGTTTTCTTTAAACATCTTACCATCACTGTGAATAAAGGTATTCAAATCTTCACGGAAAGAGGTAAAGCCTGTATTCTTCAATTTTAATACCATGATTTTCTTGCTGTAATAATCACGGATAATATTAGCGTGTGCAATATCGTCTTCACTTACTAAGCGAAACAATTCACTGTCTAATAGTTTAGTGATAGTAGGTTGAGGCAGGTGCGGCAATGTGTCCCTAGTCTTACGATATCGTGCCCAACATACGCTCAGTGCTAATAGGTCTTGGCTGATTTCATAGACTTCGTATTTTTTAACATCATCATTAAATCCAAATTCTAAATTACCTAAGTTTATAGTTTGAGCACTATATCCACCGGCGATGGCTCCACTAGTACCGGTTATCGAGATAGTAGGCGTTGCACCATAACCATTATTAGTTATTTGTGAACTACGGATATTTATATTTGCAAGTTGTTTGCTTAAGTTATAATTAGCCAATTGTAATATCTTCCATTCCACTAGTGCGTAGTCGCACGATATGTCCCATCTGCCATTGTTTGGCTTCGAGACCCTTCATAATGCCAAGCCATCTATTGCGTAATAAGGCAACTTCGTTAATCAACACTTCCATATCAATTACTTCATCTTCACCTTCTGCGTACTTTTCAGCATCACGGCTTGTCAATGCCCTATTATACGCTTCTAAATATTTTTGAAAATGTTTTCGGCGAATTCTCCGTAATTGTATATTGAGATAGTTAAGCACCGCTTCAATCTCTTGCAGTTGATTAAAACGGTGTTCAGTTACACCCGGGATAGCGGCAATGTTCTTTTCAACATTGCCATATATCTTGACTTCTTGTTTAGCCAAAATTAATTCAGCTTCATAGTGAGTTATGAAATCGGGTATCACACCAAGATTTTGTGTGATACGAGTATACCAGTTCATTTAATCCCATTCTTCGTCTGCGTCATCTTCATCATAATCTTCATACGATTCTTCAGTATCATGCTGTGCTATATACTCTTTGAGTGCAGTAATAACTTCTTTCTCGCCCTTAAAGGCATTTTTGATATCTTCAGCTTCGTAGTTGTTATCAATCAGTAGATTGACTAGTGAATCGGCCGCTTCGCTACGGTCATTTAAATCAATATGCGAACGCAATGCGTCCCACACTTCTGCAACAAAATCTAAGTTCATGCTGTAACATCCTCCTCCGATGATACATTACTTATCTTTGAATTTGATTTTTTACCATACTCAGACATAACTGTGTCTAAGCAACCGTCTGTGTTTGCTTCCCATGCCTTACGAAACTTCTTAATGATTTCACCATCAAGTGTTGTATAGACTAAACTGTTACCTTCTTTTTTAACAAGCTCTGCCTTCTCCATCATGTCTAGCATGCCTGAGTAGGGACTCATACCTGTCTCATATGGAATCTTAACTTGAACACTTTCAAATGGTTTTGCATAACGAGTTTTCATAATTTTACATGCCGCACGAATACCTCGCACTTCACTAATCTTATTACCATCTTCATCTTCTTTAAGTTTCAATTTCTTCATAGCAACAACAATACTTGATGCATAGACAAAACCTTGACCACCACTGATTTTATCATCTGGATCAAACATATCTTGTGAAGCATATGTGTGATTAGTTGCAACTAAGCCGATGCCTAGACTACCAAACATGTTTACACAGTTACGAACAAGTGCAGTCAGTGCTTTAGGTTTACGACCCATGTCACCCTTCATGTCACCTGCTTCAAATTGATTAACATCAGTTGGTGTCAATAGCATGCCTAAACTATCAACAACAAACAATACCTTAGGACGATCTGTTTCCGGTAATGCTTTGTAATCTTTGACGAACATAGAAATAGTTTTTCCCACTTCATCAATCATTGCCATGTTAAGTTTTAGTAGTTTATCTTCCGCAGTAGATACACCCAGTGCGTGTAACCATGCTTCGTCAAGTGCATTTTCGCTATCAATTAAGACTACAAAGATTCCTTGTTGTTGTGCGTGTCTGACGAGGTTTCCTGAGCAGATAAATGATTTTCCGGCGCCTGACTCTCCGGCAAAGACAGTAACTTTACCAAGAGGTACGCCTTTATTAAAATCACCACTAATGAGGTAGTTGAGAGCATAATTTCCTGTCGAGATCCAATCGGTAGGATCGTTAAATCCTATTGATAATCCTTCAATACTTTTTGTAATATCCTTGCGGAATTTACTTACGTCAAAAGGTTTTCCCATTTAATTATCCATTTCTATACTAAGTGCTTCTTTGATTACTTCAAAAAGTTCTACCTCAGTAGCGCACATAATTTTACAAGTTTTCCAATCATTCTCTTTGTCTCTTCCACCGACTTCAATCATAAAGCCGTTATCATATCGATTGACCGTAAATGATTCATTTACTTTTTCTAGTTTGTTTAATTTCTTAGCCATATTATTCTCCTTGTTATTTGTGTATGCCATTAGTATACACGCTGAATGGTTGTTTGTCTAGCATATCTGGACATTTTTCTGCCATTGAATCAATTTCCCAATCTTGCGGGAAATGTCTTAATGCACCTCTAGCTCTATCTCTAATGATGCCCGGCACCCTAGGTGTACGACCTGGGTCGCATAGTTCCTCTAACAGTTTTTTACCTTGCTTAATGGCGCGGTAGCGTTCGTCTGGTAGTGTCATCGTGGTTCCTAAGGAAGGAAGCAAGTGCTCCCTATCCAATAAGTATTACTTATTTTGTCTAGCACGAATCATCGCTAAGATGTCTTGTGCTTTATCCGTTGAAGTTGTTTTTGGAACTTCAATAGGAGCCGATGATGTTGTAGATGCTTCTTCATCCCAGGGTGTAGTAGAAGTTCCTGCTACAGGAGTTGCTACGGGTGCGCTGGTTGCAATAGTCGCTGTTGTTTGTGCCGTAGCTCCTGCTGGTGCTTCTAATCCATATGGACGATAGTAATTACCCCAGCGTTCATTGTCATACGGTTGACCATCAACTGATGCTTCAAACATTTCTTTGATGATACGCAATTCTGCTTCTCCGGGCTTCTTTGGAAGAAAGCTAGCAAGGTCAAATAATCCATGCGCTTCAATAGCAGTTTGTTCTGCTTCTGTTAGAGGAGTTTCTTTACGTGCCCAGTTACTTGTTGAGTAATCAGCATAACCACCTTTGCTTGTTTTCTTGATGTTAAAGTCAAGACCACGCAAGAAGTCTGTTGGCAATTCTTCAATCTCTGGATCCATCAATCCAGCTTTAACAATTGGGATGATTTGTGGGCTGATGATGAATCTACGAATAGGGTTCGCAGGTGTCTTGTCATCACCAAGTGGGTTCTGACGAACAAAACCTTGGAATAGATAACTACGCTTCTTCCAATACTTGTTTGCCATTTCTTTCAATGATTCGTCTTTATACCAAGGACGAACTTCTGCCAAGATAGGGCAGTTATCACCATACATTTCTACACACGGTACTTGTACTTCAATACGTTTAACGTTAGAATCACCTTTAACGCCATTGAATGGAAGTTTGATAATTTGTTTTTCTACCCAAAAGAAATCATTCTTTGAGTTACCATCTGGTAAGAAACGAATGCTGGCAGTAGTGCCTTCATCCATGTTCCAGTGTGCGTAAACTGAGTTATCAGATTGGGTGTTAGAACCCTTATTGCTTGTTTTGTTTTCTTGTGCCGCGATACGAGCACGAATGTCTGCTAATGATGCCATGATATTTTCCTTAATAAAATTGAGATGGTCTCTGTTTTAGTATTCGACACTCACCATGAATGTCTAACACAAGTGTAAGTATAGCAGTACTTTACTCTCATGTCAATAGTATTTATGCCATATGTGGGAAACCGCATATTTTTATGCGGTTTATTTACCCTTTTTAGAAACGCTTCTTTGGCTTGTTTCGTCTGCGTGTAGCAAGAGTTTTGTCTGCTACTTGTTTTACAGCCGCTACTTGCGGTGTGGGCATTTGTGGTAATTGTTTTTGTATCATCTGCAATATCTTAGCATCACTAGGATCATTCGGGTTTAATTTTTGTCCACCAATTTTAACTGGCTCATTTGGCATTGTCTGCGGTTGTTCAGGCTCACTTGGTGTATTTGCCTGAGGTGTCATATATGGATTAGGACGATCGGTTGTTTGTGGTGCAGTTTGTTGCGGTACAGTAGTAGAAGTAGTTGCGGGTGCGCTGGTTCCAGCAGTCGCAGTTGTTTGGGCCGCAGGTTGCGTAGTTGGTTGTTGTACTGGCTGTTGTGCAGGTTTTGTTACCGGTGGTTTGAATGTAGTATTCGCAGTAGCGTAACCAGTTGAACCTCCACTGAAATTCGGAGTTTTTGCAACTACAGGTGGTGTCGTTGATGGTTGACCCTGTTGTGCTTGTTGTTTGCGTTGCACTGCGGGTATATCAGTATTTTGCCCTACCCATGATTGATTTTGTTGCGCTGCCTGTGTAGGTTGCGGTGTTTGTTGTGTGGGTTGTGTTGTTTGGGTTGCAGGTTCAACTTTACGTTGTACAGGTTGTTGTAATGGTTTACCCATTATATCTAAACCTTTACCTTGACCTGCAGGTCTTGCAAACTGTTTAGTCAATGCATTGTTATAAGATTTAGTAGTGACTGCTCCTGGAGTGAACATACCACCCTGTGGATCAGTACCAGACTTTGCTCCAGATACAGGACCACGATTGGAAATTTCTCTATTTGCTTGACGTTGTGCTCTTACTGCGGCAGCGGCACGGTCTCTATCAAGCTGTGACTTGTAGTCACCGCCCATTGGATTCTGCACACGAACAACTTCATCAATACGCATTATCTTCTCAATAATCGTTTGATAGTATCCAAGTCATCTTGACCTTCTGCCATTGTTACACCACGTGGACCGCGGTCATCTTTAACTCCGCCTGCCTTCATCAATGCCGCACGGTCAGCATAGCTACCTTGCTTAACATCTTTAGCTGCCTTCTTAATATCAGGAGTTTGTTTGTCTTTATCAATATGTTTCAATGGATCAAATTTTTCTGCAACTTCTTTGTTACTATATTTGGCACGAATGTTTTGCATTGTTTTCTCGCTAGCATGGTCACGACCTGCATCACGCAATGCATCCATACCATCTTTACCATACTTCTTATCACCCAAGTATGCTTGTAATGCACTTTCATCAACTTCTTTTTCGTTAGATTGAGCCATGTTAGGCTTACCGTGTTGTGCATGAGCAGGTATGCCAGCTTTCTTTTGCAAGTCTTTTAACACATCATCTTCGTGACCTAATGTGTCTAACACTTTGCCGCCAACTTTCTTTAGTGTGTTTAGTATACCTTCATCAACTCCACCTAATGTTTGTTCTATTTGTTTGATCCAACCACTTACATCACTTGAACCAATTTCATCAGTGTCACCAACGAAATCTGCAATGTCATCGATAGCTTGTGTAACTGCTACAGGACCGTACTTCTTTAACAAGTCTAATCGTTGTGATAATATTCTACGAGTAATAGCGCCGGCTACTGGATTATCTTCAGCACTTTCTGGAACGCCTTGTGGATTATTACTTGTTAGACTTTCTTCTTCCTCTAAATCAAATGCTCTTAAATTCTTAGCATCCGTTCTTACATTATGACCTAATGTCTCTGCGCCAGGAGCTTCTGTTAATTCTTCTTCAGCATCATCTGCCGCATCATCGGCTTGGTCATCTTCAATATCTTCGTCACCTTCAATTAACTTATCTGCCCATTCACTTAATTCAGTAACTTCTGACATTTCACTAATCTTCTTCTGTAGCTTAGACAGTATTGGCATTACTGATTCAATCCGTGGATCAACTGTTTCTTGTACAAACAATTCGTTGATGTTACTCATGTCGCTATCATCTTCCATTAATGGAGGACTCCATGATTCAAAGTACGCATTATAACCACGGTGACCTGCTAATTTACTTAATGACTCACGCAATGATTGATAGTGATTAATACCCTCAGCAATCAATTTCTGTGTTGATTCTGTAAATTGACCACTGCGAGTAGCACGAACAAATCCAGCCATCTTACTATATTCTTCACATAAACTACCAATGTGGTTCCAACGTTCGTCATGTGGCATACCACCTTCTGCAATATGTCTAGCATATACACGTGCAATGCCAGGTCTTGTAGTTGGTGCTAAGAATCTTTCACCCTGTTCATTCTCTAAGAAGATACGTTCAACATTACGATAACGTTGTTCGCCTTCTTCGATTTGGCGACTATGTTGCAACACAATCTTTACGCTAGGTACAGCATCACTGTAACTTGCTTTTCTGCCCATTGGGTAGTAACCTTCTGCAATTGATTCTTTTTTCTTCATATATTCCCTCTTTGCCATGTCGTGCTTTAAGTTGCTTAAATTCCGTAATTCAAAACTCAATTGATATTTTTGTGAAAACTTCTTCAATTGATTTAATAATTTATACCAAGATATGTCATCAGATTCTAATTCTTCTTTTTCACTATTAGCTACTTCGTCACCAAAATAAACTGTTAATTTATGTAGTCCATCAATAGAGATAGTAACTGTTCCATAGTCTTCTCCGTCTTTAACAAAGTTAAATTGGAAAACTTCTGCTTCTTCAGGGGTAGGAATTTCCTTACCTGCAGTGCTTAACATAGTAGGATCAAGACCCTTGCTATGCAATAGGTCGAAAAGTGAACGATTCAAAGATTCTGTGTTTTTTGGCATAATGTATTTATCTTTTACCTCTTAGCTCATCACCGCAAAGAACGGTAGGGGTGCAATATACTCATCATGGTCACGAATCTGGTTCTCTAAATCAAAATGATAGTCACTCAATTGTTGTAGCATACGTGTTACTAATAAGCTAGCCATAATCAAATCGTCTGTATCACCTATTTTGGCGGCATAACTGCCCCCGTGTGCTACAAACGCTTTTAACTCACTGATAAGACTACGACTATTTATAGTCATTCTCTTGCTTTCAACTAGAGTTTTAAATTTGGCACAGCTTGCTAACTTACTCTTGTTCGTTGTATTGAATCCTCTACGACCTTTACCAGTTTCACTAATAAAGACACCCGGAATACCCGATTCTCCGTATTCGTTTAATGATACAATTGCGGCTTCTCCAATACCGTTACACTCAATACTGTAATAGATGTTGTTGGGCTCACCTGTACATTCTGCTATGTATTTGTTAATCTGAGATAGTAGTTTGATTTGGCTAGGTATATCAGTTTTATTATGTTTCCATTCACCAATCTGCTTAGTTGTGTTTGCTTCAAAGATTTGAATAGCTGCCGGATCACCGCCTGTACCTAGACTTGGATCTAAACCTACACAATACAAGTTACCCTTTAAAGGAGTGTCATACCAACGAACTTGTCCTATACGTTTAACGGGCTCAATCCCTTCCAAAGCAATCAATGTATTTGGATTAATCAGTGTTTCATCAGCGATAATGAACTCACAACCAATTTCTCGGTTGAAACGATCTTCACCGAGTTGTGCTTTTATTTCATCAGCCCACTTTTGATCTCTTCCGGGTTGTTCACTCCAATGCGCTCTATACGCTCTGAAGCCATTGACACCTAATTCTGTTGTGTTACCAAAATCATCTTCTGTCTTGTTAGCACCCTTCCAAATATAAGCAAATTGATCCTCATCACTGTTTGGTGTACTTGTGATAATAGCTTTACCACCAGTACTTAGTGTGGGTGTGATAGCTGTCCAGAATTCCTTAGCAATACTTGGTCTAACGAATGCAAACTCGTCAAGATATAATAGTGTGATAGACATACCACGACCTGTATTTTCAGTAGTTGTAGCACTAACAATACGACTACCGTTTTCAAAGTCTAATGAGCCTTTGTTGTATGTTGTTACACCTGCTTTAATATAGTCAGGACAGTTTTCGTATGCATAACGTATACGTTGCATAATCTCCTGTGCACCTGTATACTTATGTGCCGCAACTAAGATAGTACTATCAGGTACAAACATGGCGTACCAGAGTAGATATCCTGCGGCTGAAGTTGATTTACCTGATTGTCGTGGCATCAATGAGATTGAAAATCTATAATTATGATAGGTTTCAATCAATCGTTTTTGATAGGACCACGGATGATAAACCATACTCCCTTTAGTAGGGTGTTGTATGATAAAGAAGTTATCCATAAAGTATAGATAACCTGTATCAGGGTCACAGCATTTTATAAAATCCTGTAGTTCTTTATCAGTTTTAAAAACTGTTTTGGTATAAGGATTCTTTACTAGTGACGGTGCGTTACTCATAGTGAATATTTATAAGTTTATACAGATCTGGGAAAACATATTGGCTATTCAGTTTCCTATCACTATCAAATTTTTTTAACCGCTCTAATACAGTATTGATGTTTGGTTTATATTCTTCATTAATTTTATTTAATAAAGTTTGGTAAGTATTTTTTTCAGTTCCAGTATCTATTTTCAATTTTAAAAAATTTTTAATATCCTCTAATTGTTCCGTTGGTAAGTGTCTTGGATCTAACCAATATCCGGCCTTCCCACTTACATATGTTATAGTAAATGAAACAAATCCATTATTTTTTAATAAGTTGATACAATCAAAAATACTTTTATAATTTAGTATGGTATAGACCATGTTAAATGTAATATCATGACCTTCAATTTTTTTTAATTCTAATAAGTTGTGATAAAAATTATCCCAAGTACCCGGCCATCTGATATAGTTGTATCGGTCTCCTATATCTTCAACACTTACAATCCAACAAACATTTTTAAATTTTAACAGTAAATCATAAATCTTGTTATTTTTAATTTGCGATAGGTTAGTGTTTACGAATATTTGAACATTTGGATTTACTTCCAGTAGTTTTTGTAAAATTATTTCATTTTCTTTAATCAATAATGGTTCACCACCGGCAAGCATAACATCATTTAATGTTGTTGCATTTGTTAAAATATATTCAATTAGGTCAGTGCGTGTCTCTGATTCAATGTTTATATAAGAATTGTTGTTAATTGAAGCCCAAAGTGAGCTGAGTTCAGGGCCACAATATATACACGCATAGTTACATGTATTTCTAAATCGTAAATCAGCAAGTCTTAATTCAAAATTACCTTCATTTTGATAGAAAGATTTATTTGGTAGATATTTTTCAAATTTTTTTACCATAGTTTTTTTAAAACTATCTGGTCCTATTTTACAATTCGAACAACCTTTAGGTAATTTGTTTTCTAAAATTTCTTTTTGTATTAATTTATGTCTGTCATTGTTTAAGATATCTGACACAGTATCTTTGTTCAAATTACCTAATGTATCTTTAGACACACAGCACGGCTTTACTAATCCACTAGGGCTAGTATATATACTGGTCCAAGGGGCTGGACAAAAATTATCACTCATAATGAGTATTTAGTTTATAGCAAGTGCATTATATCTTTGTTTAAGAATTGGATAAAACTCAGATTTACTAATTCTATACTGCATTGCAATATTTTTCTCTATGGCTTTAAATCGTAAATAATGCATGTCTTTGCCATTAATCTTCTTATACAAATCTCGAATGTATTCGGCATTAAAAAGGTCTTCAAACTTTATGATGTAATCATATTCATGCTGAAACTTTTTGTCCATATTTTGAGCATTAGGTAAATGTACATTAACACCATCTAACATATACATATTATTGGCATTTAGTATGTCTAATGTAGGTATAGGAACCTCTTCACTAGTTAAATGCGGCACGTGTTCTGTATTATTTAAAACAATTTTGGCTAATGCCAACCACATCACATCAATGCGTTCTTCAAATGATTCTGCAAGTATTTTTATTTTTATTAATTGATGTTTATTAACATTATCAAACAATTCTTCCCAAGAATTGTTTTTTTTTGAAAAATTTTGTATTTCTGTTATCGCGGGGTTAATATCACCGTGAATTTTTATACTATAATCTAATGTGGTAGGGATTTTAGAAAAAATAGATAATGTCTTGAATAAACTATCATCGAATACATCACCATGTAAACATTTTATTAAAAAATCACCTCTTGCACCTATATAATAATTAATAAAAAATTGATTCATTTTACATTATTTAATATCCAACGGTCTTGCTTTTGTAGCTAAAACACAATAATATTTTTCTTTAGATGTTGCCAATTCACCTTTATCGTTCGGTGTTTGAATATCAAATTCTAAATTATTAAAGTAATCAATATTAAATCCACATCGTGTCAATAACGCGGCTAGTTGTTGTTCACCTAATATACTATAATGGTTCGCATTCCATTCGTGCTTGCGGTCACAATTTGGAGCAGGAACTTCAATGTAAATTTTACCGTTTTGTTTTAAAACACGATTATATTCCATAATACTAAAGATAGGGTATGGACTGTGTTCTAACGCATGTCGCAAGAAAATAAAGTCTACACTTTCATCAAAATATCCATCTTTTTGAGGAAGAAAACTTAAATCATATTTTTCAATTTTGTGACCCTTATCTTCACAAATCTTAATGTCACCGGGACTTAATGTAACTCCAGTAACATCTGTGTAGTTACGAATTTTCATCTCATCTAAGAAATAACCCGGACCACATCCTAAATCTAAGATTTTAATATCTTTTGGTAAGTTGAGAGGATCTATATATTTTGCAACGACTTCTCTAGTGAGATTCTCATGCATTTGGCTGTTGCCCTCATCATAGATATGTGCTGTGTATAACCATTCGTTGTAGAATTTTAGTTTAATTAAGTCGAGAGTATTGTTGATATCAATCATTGAGAATCCTGTAATTTGATATAATTACTTATTCAAAAAATGTGGTAGTGAAATTATTTTTTCTTGTAGCCTTTGAATGGCTTGACTAAACTTGTTTTGTTAGTATCATCAGGTTCTTGTGATTTACTATAGGGCACAACATCTTTTTTATCTGTTGGTATAGTTTTAGTCGCCGCAACAAACATATTGTATTCTTCTTCTGTGTATGGATGAACCGTGTTATACTTTTCAGCAAAACTAGCACTGTCCATTTCAACTGCATCTTGACTTTTACCATCAGCCATTGCCATTGCCATCCATAAACGATTCATGTGATAGATACGATCATATCCACCAATATCACGTGTTTTAAAGATACCCTGTGATACAGACGAATGATGAGGGTGAGGTTTGCCTTCACCTTCAGTTAAAAATTCATATGCTCTCATTTTCTCTTGTATCCTTTAAAGGCTTTGACTGGGCTAGATTTATCTACATCAGGTGCTTCTTCACTAGCTTGTGTACCAATACGTACAGCATCGCTTGCAGGCATACCCATTGATACTAGTGCGTCTTTGATCCATACTTCTGCCATTGGGTCATAGCTTACTATGATTTCATTTTCACCAAACACTGATTCTTTACCGTCAAACTTTGGTACATGATCCTGAGCACGTTGAGCCGCACCTTTAGCGCCAGCAATTGCTACACCAAAACGATATTGTAAGTATGGGTCTTGATTTTTAAGAGCAGGAATCTTAAATGCACCGGGTAGAGCCAATCCCACATCACGTGTGATTGTACCAGTTCTACCTTCATTTATAAATTCTTTAGCTCGCATTTTAATTTTCAGTTGTTAGTATATCACCATTTTGTGTGCCTAAAACAGAATCAACATAGCCGTCAAGACCAATATCAACACCCGGTGTCATGACACCAATGAATGTAACCTGAGATGCAATAAAATGTAGAATAAAAGCATTTGCAATAGGATTGGCAAGAATTCTAACATTTCCACCAGTTACATCCATATCGTATCTAGTTAATGCATTACCTGCAAAAGTCATAGCATAACCAGTAAACTTTACTGCGTCATTATTATTTGTAATTTGCGCTGAAATAGTAATGTCTTGACTATTAGGCGTTCCCGGATCGCTTGATCTAATCTGAAATGAGCCTTGTGTAAAGCTATTTGCTGGATACTCATATATAACTTGTCCTGGCGTTAATCCACTTGTATATACATTACTGGTGTTAGTTGTTGTAAAGAATAAATTGCTAAAGTTATTGTTTATCTTACCAAATGCAACTCGTAATGGATCACCTTGACCATCGTTAGGGGTAGCACCTATATTGATGTATTCTTGTGCCCCGTACGGGCCTTCCGTCGTAGTAAATGATAATAATTGCGGTTCAGTGGGTATAGATTCAACAATTTGTGTCGTGTTAAATATAACTTGACCAATATTTAAAATATTCTGTGTGCCACCATTGTTAGACACATTGCTTTCTGGAAATTGCGAGGAATCAATCAACTCAACATTAGCACCTATTGTGGTAAACAAGTTAGCAAAATTGTTGTTAATTTTATCAAATGCTAAACGAAGTGGATCACCAGAACCATCGTTTGGTATTTCCCCTGTTTCAATAACTTCTTGTGTCATTATAATTCCTAGACTATAATGTATTTATCAGAAGCCTGACCAATTCTTTTTTGGCCTACAACATATTTCATAATATGTTACTATTTTACACTATCAAATATCTTTTTTTGTTCGTTATACCACTCTTGCCAACTGTCAACTTTAGCTGAACATTCATAGTATAGTGAATAGTTGTGTATAATGACCTTAAGCATTTCTGTAATAGCTACTTTATCACCCTCAACTTTTTTAAGATTTTCACAACTTTGCATCAATTCGGGGATAGCATTAGGAAACTTTTGAGTTACAGGTACAGTTGTGGAACATCCTGCTAATAATAGGGCAATTAGTAAATATCTCATTTTATAGCCGCCTTATTCAATTCTGTAGCTTGATTATGTATGTCTATAATTTCTTTAGGAATCGGGCAATTTTCAATGTACTTGACAATTTCTTGATTCATGACTACCTCGCGGTCTATATACTTAATTATGTCAAGACCCTTTTCTCGTACTATCTTGGTTTTTTCTACGATTTTTTGTTGCATCTCCGCATTCTTTTCGCTAGACTTTATTTCAGCGTGTGCAATTTTAGCTTCCATCTCTTTGACTTTAAGTTCCCATTTTTTGTAGTCAACTAAGCCTCCTTCAAGGTATACACCAAATACAAGTATAATAATGCTACAGATTTGTATGACAACTTGATAAGTTTTGACAAAAGGAATGAATCCTAAGATGAATCCAGCAAGGGTGCCTAAAATACCTAATAGAAATATTATATGTATTGCGGCGTCGGGTAATATTGATAGTATCCACATAGTATTCTTATTTATACTAATATTAAACAAATATTCATTTCATTTTAGTAGATATTAGGTCGGTGGTGCAAAAACATTTGTTTCTGTTACATATCATATAATCTTCTGTAAACTTTATTTCTGTAGAAGATCCTCCCTCACCACATACACCTCTATATATTTTATCCATAGAATCTACTCTCATAAAATTTCTGCCTGTATCACATTTCCATCCTAAAAAATAATTTTCTTGATTTTTCATCAATGTTTGCGGATTTTCTATCTTAGTAGAACCATCGTCATATGTTATTAATAATGCACTATCAATCATATGTTTAACTGGTACATTATTTTTTCTTTTATATTTTTTTAAATTGCCAAATAGACTATTTGATTTTTTCAGTGTGATTAATTGTTCTGTAGAATAGTCTTTGTATATGTCTGGCGTAGACATACCTTTTATAATTGTGGTTGCGCCTGTATTTTCTTGCATAAAGTGACCAGCTTCAAAGGCCAAATCAATTGATAATACTATATGTGTTATCAAGCAAATGGTTTCTGTGGGTTCATTATGAAAAATATTAAGTACATTTGCAACATGCTGGTAGTCATTTGTTTGTTCGCTGTGATAAGTTATATACAACTGATCGAGTGACATTGATTCTTTTAATTCTTGCCACCACCTTAATGTTCTACTACCATTTGATATTAATGAAGTATAACCACCTTTTTGTTTGATATATTTTATTAGTTCTATCAATTCAGGAAACAATGTAGGTTCACCACCTGTTATTTGAATCCAAAAAGGAATACCATTGCAACTATCTACTATCTTATCGGTGTACTCTTTATATGATGCTAAAGAAGACCATCGCTGTGATCCATCTTTATTTTCTAATCCACAAAAACTACAATTAAGATTGCATACATTATGAATCTTCCATTCAATAAACTTACATTCAGATTTAACTGCTTTTTCTACTTTGACTGGTATCTTTATCATCAGTTATTTATAGAACTCATGAACCTTCTCAGCTATATAATCAACTTCTACATCAGTTAATTCAGGATAGATTGGTAAACTTAACACACCGCGACTTAGCATTACGCTAGTAGATAACAAGTCAGGCTTTGGTAAATTCTTTGCTGTAGGTAAGTCACCTAGTACATACTCATAATGAATCTTACTATCAATACCATCAGTCAATAAATGAGTATGTAAGCTATTACGATCAGGTAAATATAACACAAACTTTTGATGTGCATGAGGAGTTGTTGTGTCAGACAGACAAGTTAATGGTAGTTCTCTGAACGCATTACACCAATACTTGGAAATCTCACTTCTACGCTTTTGCCATCCATCAATATACTTTGCTCTAACAAGAATCTGAGCACAATCTTGTTCACTCATCTTGCTGTTAGTTCCTGCATCATGGAATGCAGGTTTGTTGTTGTCTCTGTATGTTGCGGCAAACAGATATAGTTGTTCGTCATTTGTTACAATTGCACCACCATTACCTGAACTAGGTAAGTTTTTTGTAGGATCAAAACTAATAGACATACCACTACCAACATCTCCGTCACATACTAACCAATGTTGTGCTCCGTCTACAATCACTGCATTTGCGCTAGTATACCCTGCAATAGGCCAAGGCTTACGACCTGCATAACCCATGACACACGTGTATCCTACTATGTATTTTTCAATGATTCCATTTTTATCAGTATCAACTAACTCTATATCCCAGCCTGCAGTTAAGAATGAGTTCAATGTTGCTGGATAAGTTAAATTAGGTATACCAACTTTAGGATTGCCTTCCATTGTTTCGTTATGCTTTTTCTTTTTATATCTTGCGATAATCTCTAATGCTTGTGTGCCACTATGAACAGTAACAGCATACTTTGTTTTAGTACGATGCTTTAGCCATTCTTCAAACGAGCGTGTATAATGTCCACCTACAAGCTGTCCATCTTTAAGGGCTCGGTGAGTTGCATCAAGCAACTCTGGACCAATGTTCTTATACTGTCTTGCTAGACCGAAGTGGGAGATTTGCATTTTTTGCCCAAGCTATATACCCGCCGTTAGTAACAGACCACGGACAGTATTGTTCCCATAACAATTTTGATTGTTCGGTATTTTCTTTCATCAACTTGTCTATGTTAAGTCTAGATTTATATCCATCTAGAGACCAATCATGTGCTTTCAATGCAGTTTCTAGTTCATTCATTTTATTTTATCCTGCCAGTACCTTGATGTACTAAGCCAATCATAATATTTTTGAAAGCCTTCTTCTACGTCTACTTTAGGATCATATCTAAAGTCACTACGTGCCGCATCAATGTTTAATGCACCACGACTGGGGAAGTCTGCATCTTTATCTCTTACATTGATTGAGCCTTTGCCTGCACATTTGACTGCCAAGTTAGCCGCATCAAGTAAGGTTCGACTATGGCTTTTGGTGATGTTATATGTTTTGTTCTCTGTATTGTCGCTTAATGCGGCACCTACAATGCCATCTGCGGCATCTTCAACATAAGTAAAGTCTAATGTTTCATTTGCACCATTAACATTCAATGTGCCACCCCGCATGGCAGTAAGCATAAACTTAGCAATAACACGATCCTCAACATCTAGTTCACCATAGACCGCACTTGGACGAATAATTGTATGGACAAGATTAGTTCTGCGTGTGTAGTCTTTGACTAAATCTTCACCTGCCAGTTTCAATATACCATACTGACCTTGAGGTTTGCAATCATAATCTTCTGTTACATCATCAGTGAAGTCACCATACACCATTGAACTGCTGATATAGATAAACTTACGTACATCATACTTATTACTAGCTTCCAGCAAGTTGAGCAACCCTTCACTCATAACACGACTTCCCCAAGCAGGATTTGCGTTAACTACTTTTTGTCTTGGGAAGCTAGCCATATGTATAACAATCTCTGGTTGCTCTACATTAAAGATAAAGTTAACTGCCTCTGCATCACAAATGTCTCTGTCATAGATAAAACTAGTTTCATCAATCTTCTTCATTCGCTCGGCCATCAAGTAATCAATTTCATCTTGGGGAATAATTCCATAGTTTGTTTTGTTATCCATTATAGATACTAAATGTCCCATATCTTGTAGTCGTTTAACTACATTGTGACCAATAAGTCCTAGTCCGCCAGTAACCAATATATTACTCATATTTTAACTTCCAAAATGTTAATTGTTTATGTGTTAGATATGCTCTAATCTGATAAGTATATCCATAATTGTATATGTCATGATTACGATGCCAACTAGGAGCAGGTATAGAATTTTCCATTATCCACTTACCGGCTTCTGTTTGTTGCCATTCGTAAATTGGTTGAGCAACAAACAAATCAGGATCTTCAACATCACCCATCTTAATAGTGTGAACTACTTGAGTAATGGTTACCATCTCTTCCCCAGTATCAGATAGTTGTACCTGATACTTGGGTCTAGTGAATTCGTTAGATTGCCATTGTTGCTTTGATAGGGCCATGACTTTGATAGTTCTCTAAATGTATGTCTTGCATTGTCATTTCAAAGATGTTAGTCTTTTCTGCATTTAACATCAATGTAGGCAATGGATATGTTTCACGTGTTAATTGTTCTTTAACTTGTTCAATATGGTCTTTGTAGATATGTGTGTCACCCGAACTAATAATAAGCTCTCCTACTTTTAATCCACAGTGATGTGCAATCAAATGAGTGAGTAACGCATAGCTAGCAATGTTAAAAGGTAAGCCAAGAAAAACATCCACACTACGCTGATACATATGGCAAGATAGTTCTTTATTTTTGTTGACATAGAATTGACTCATTACATGACAAGGGGGCAACGCCATTTGATCTAACTCACTTACATTCCAAGCACTTAGAATGTGTCTACGTCCATTAGGATCAGTCTTCAACCCCTCAATAAGGGTTGATAGTTGGTCGACTTCAATTTGGTCAACAGCGAGGCGTGTGCCGCCTTTGTGCGCCGAGCCCATGTTTTTTTCTGTACGATATTTGTTCCAATGACGCCATTGTACCCCGTAAACACGACCGAGATCGCCCTCGAATTTCGCTTTTGGTTTCCAATACGGTGCAAGCGCATTTGGCGTCCAGATAGTAACCTTTCCTTCTGCACTACCGTGGGTAAGTTCTGCCAATCTACGCTCATCACTAGATCCTTCAATGAACCAGAGTAGTTCACCGACACAAGCTTTCCATGCAAGTTTCTTAGTAGTGACTGCGGGAAAGCCCCTACGCAAATCAAAGCGAATATGACGTCCAAAAACACTATAGGTGCCAACACCAGTTCTGTCATCTTTAAGTTCTCCGTTATCTAGTATATCTTGTAGTAAGTCTAAGTATTGTTTCATGGTTATATTATATCATGTAATGAGAAAAGCCCCGAATATTCAGGGCTTTTTGATTGGATTAAAGTTTACCTAGTAGCCGATCAGTTTCTGGTTGTACGGTGTCTGCAATACTTTGAACATTCAGCACGAATTCTACACTCACTATCATGTCATCCAATTCATCTAGTTTGCGACTAACTGCTTCTTCTATATCGTCCGGGTTTAATCCTTGTGATAGAAATTTTTGAATATTAATAGTCTGTTGTTTCTTACCTTGAAGTTTGATGATAAGCTTCTTAATAAATTCTACAGGTATTTTATTCTTTTCTACATCTTCAAGAATATGTTCCCATTTGTGGATGAATTCTGGTGACATTAGACACTAACTTTTGCTCTTGCTTTTTTTGCTTTAGTTGGTTTCACTTCAACCGAAGGTACAGATATTACCGAAGGGTCAAGACTTTTAGCCTCTTCAGTCAATCGTTGTGCTTCTGCTAATAATCCTTTTGCCTCACGTTCCATTTTTTGTGCTTGCTCAAGTCTTTGTTTTGCAAGTGATGCATCACCGAGTAAATCACCTGATGGCACAACTGGGGCTTGATTACCACGCATCCTACGAACTACATCAGCCGGATCTTGCATTCCGCGGCTATTGTCCAATTCTTGTAAACGCTTAACTGCACTCTCACCTTGTTTCATTTCATCCAAAATTGTATTCAATTCATTTAATCGAATAGATTGGTTAGGTGAGGGTGTCATTAAAATCTGACTTGTTTGAACTTTCTTTAATTGTCCTTCACCATGCAACACTTGAAGAATAATTCTACCGTCTTTGGTGTGAGTGCGATTTAATGCGTCTGCTAAGTGTTCGCTGTTTTGACCAATGTCACTCTCAATACATTGAATCAATGGGTCGTGTATGTGCTGGTTCAATAATTCAGTATGAACAACCAAACACATGTGAGGTTCGCCGGGCACTTCTCGAAATACTACTGCAACTTTTCGGTCGCCTTGTTTTCCTACATGTCGTGTAAACATAATAATCTCCTATCAGATATGATAAAGATATTTAACTGATATTAATCAATCAAATATTTTTTATTGTAGTGTAGAGTAGCCCCAGGGCTTACTAAAGTAAAAATTTAGTGTTTTTTGGGCATCTAAATTGTTAGACAAATTCATTCCACAGCAATAATATATATATACCGGATTCTCTGGTTTACTAAAATTAACTTCTTCTAACCAAGGGCTAAACTCACCAAATGCAACGCCGGCTGTAATGTCAGGTATACTGCGATGTATCACTTCAAGGAATGCTTGAATTTTTAACAATTGTATTTGTGGATTAATATTTTGTTTTTGAGTTGTCCAAATATTACTAATCATCATATCCCAAAATCCAACAGGCACCATACCAACACCAGTGTCTGACATTAAAGGTAATGTTGTTATAATAAATTTTTTACCATATACCATATAAATATCTTTTATCCTTTGTATTTGATTTATACTATATACATCATTTGTGTATAAATTAACAATTGTTTTTAAGTCATATACGGGAGTCTTTGATAAACCCCCATTTAAATAAAAACTTGCATAGTCAACATGATTCCATATTGCAGTTTGTTCAAGCAACCCACTAGCATACGATAATTTACCAAAATAAACTTTTCTTAATTCAGAGATTAATTGTTGCCAATAAAATAAATGGTCATATGATTCTAAGTTACTATTACCCTCACTTATAAATATTCCATCTACCGCATGTTGTTGAGCAATAGTTGCAATATTTTTCTGATAAGCAATGATACTATTAAACATTTGTTGTTCAGTATATTTTTTAAAGTCAGGTGTCAGTTCTACATCTGTTACACTATCTACAATTCTTAAGGATATCCAAACATATAATCCTTGAGATTTTGCATAATCAACCAACTTCCAAATATCTTTAGGAATAGTTTTATTATCGGTAGGCTGGTCATTTAAACTTACAAGTCCGGTATATTTGTTAACAGGTGTTTGTAGTTGAACAATAACTCCATTAAAACCTATTTCTTTAATTCTGTTTAAAGTTGGTTTTACAGATTCATATGATGTAGTGTGATACCCGTTTATGTCTTTATTATCGATAGGGGTATCATATCTATAATCTATTCGGGCTAATCTAAACTTATCAGTGGGGATTGTTGCCGGGGGGTTAAATTGAGATATTGGTTGAGGTTTAACAGGTATCGGATCAACAGGATTACTATTAGGCGTTGCCCCTCCCCCTCCGCATCCAGTTAATATTAAAAGTAAAAGTAATAAACTAGTTAATAATTTTTTCATGACCATGTCAATTCAAAAAGTGTAGCTTCTTTGGGATCTTCAAAACTGACACATCCCAATGAATCCATGTTAAATAAAAAATCAGTAGTATCTACTGTAACAGCAAATCTACCACGCAACTTATTCAATATCCATTGTTTTGATTCTGAATTCAATGGAGTGGATACCGAAACAAAATGTACAGGAGGATAATCAAGTTGTCGTTCAGCAAACCATACTACAGGATCAACTTCATATTCTATCATTTTGTTAGTGCATCCAGCACCTTGAATTTTTCATATGCTTCAACTACTGCAGGTGTAGTATTACGATTTTTAGGAGATACCTCTATCCAAATATCATTGCGTAGACCGGGGTGAATGAACTGACTACCCAAAGTTGCAAAGTTTCTAGGTTGATGAATCTTGCCAGTAGTATATAAATCTGTTGCAAGTGCTTCTACTTCTTCCCAAGATTTGACCGAAAGGTCATATTCATGCGGTTGATATGAGGAGTAGTTACCGTCATCGTAATATTGTTTTACTACCATAATAAATCCTTCTAAATCAGGAGTCATAGTGCGAGTAATAATCAATAAAACATCATCCTCGGACACTTCACCTAACAAGATACTACGCAAACATCTACCCAAACTTGTACCAATATACATCATACAATCATCTTTCTATCTTGTTTAAGATAATCACTATAAACTTTTTTACCATTATTTCTAATCCATTCAACAATGGGTTGCGGATTGTCATTGAACGCTTCTTTCAATTCATCATAAGCCATTGTGCTATTGAATTCATAAATCTCATAGGCACGTTGACTATTAACCCTAGCACGAAGGAGCATCATTTGCAAAGGAATGCCTGCAGGCTTTAATGGATATGTTGTTGATTCTTTAAGAATAGCAACAATCTTTTCTTTTTCCCATGCATTATGTTCGTTCATATGTTTGTCAACATCAAATAAACATTCAAGACCCAGCATATCCCACATTGCTAGATAATGTTTAGTTTTGTTCTTTCTTAACGAGGGCATATACTATCTCTGCTTTGTTGATTGAATCTGCTAATGACGGTTCTGTTTCTGCTAATTTAAGAATCTCTCGCCATTCATACCATCTAGTGATATGATTTTTTGAGTTGTCTTCTTTTACCATGGTTCTGTCAGACGATCCACTCTTGCGTGAGTAGACCGTCTTGCCACCATCTGGACTTTCGTAGATGATTATTTCTTCACTAGACTTAATCATCATTGTTGGTTAATGTCTGTAAAGCTTTGGTTAGCAACATAACAAAAGTATACAACACTGCCATTAGTACTAATACAATAAATCCATACCCGATAATTTCAAGTAAGAGTTCCATGATCATTTGTCATCATAAAGCGCATATGTACCGAATGGGGGATTTGGATTAGGGTCACCGTGAATGATCCAAGTTGTATCACAATAGTCTGGATCACCCCAACTACCACAGGGGTAGCCGTCAGTGAAACAAATCAATCGATTGGGCACGTTGCCTACTTTCTTCAAGTAATCAAAGATGCTATCAAAGTCAGTACCACCACCGCCCATCGGTTCGTATGAGTCAATTGAATCAAGATTTTCACTAGTGAAGTCTTGTGGGTTATATGTCTCAGTATCAAAACAAAATACATGAACCTTATAACCATCAAAACTATCCATCATACCACCGATCTCACCCAAGAATGCTTGTGCTTGACTATTGCTAATAGAACCACTCATGTCAATAGCAACAACTACATCAATCTCTTCACCGGGAGTCATGCCGGGCATGATAGCATCCATGTGCCAGCCTCTACGTGAGGGTCGCATCCAACTATAGTCTGTGCGAATAGCACTGGTCAAGTTTGTTTGAATTAGTTCACGCCAAGGCATAACTGGGTCAACTGCTTGCTTAATCAATCGTTCAACACCTAAGGGTAGTTGACCTGCTTCTGCACTTTGTGCGGCATTGATAATCGCTTGCTTAACTTCCTGACGCATACGTTCACGTTCTTCAGGAGACATCTTAGGGCGCTTGCCTTTGCCTTCATTATCACCGTCACCATCGCCGTCACCATCCATATGATCATCAATCATTTGATCAAGTAAATCTTCAATAGATATTTTTTGAACATTTTTCATCAAGTCATCATATACTTCCTCAGCCGATTTGCCATCATACTTTTGTTCGTACAAGCAAGGTACTGTGGTAATGAATTGACCAATCTTGTGACGTTTCAAGTCAGCATTAACAACATAATCATCTGCAATGTTCCAGATTTGAGGATCACGATCACCTCTACGACCTATATGATCGTAAACAACATGAAGGACCTCATGACCTACTAAGAATTCAACTTCTTTGGGCTTCAACATCATAATGAAGCGGCTATTGTAATAGAACTTTAAGCCGTCTGTTGCCGCTGTACTACACCACTCATCGGCATTAACTAATTGCAAACGAGTTGCAAGATTACCAAAAAATGATTGACGCAACAACAAACCAATACGTGCTGTTACTAATCGTTCACGTGCGAGTGCATCAATCTTTGGGTCAGTAGTACCTACAAGATTCTCAAATTTAGCACTACGTTTTTTCTTAGATTTTGATTTGTCAATTACTTCGCTCATATTAGGTCCTTTTCAGAATATGTTATATTATAACACATTGTTGATTTATTGTCAAATTGACAAGCCTCGAAATCCAGCGTCAAACGCAATACGTGCGTAAGGTAGTCCGGCATCGATACAATAGAATTCTATTCCTTGATCCTTAGTCAAACCTTTTGCTCGGGCACTTTGTCCCAATGCGTAGAAATACTTTTTTCCTGTCATATTGTTCCTTATTAAAAAAGGGTGAGCATATTGCTACACTCACCCTGTAAAACTAGTAACTGAATCAGTTACCAGCCTCCACGATGTACTTACCGTACTTCTTGTGGAAATCATCAAAGTTCTTCAACTGACTGGGCTCAATTGGCAACTTGTATGTCTTCAGTGCGATCTTTGCACCCATTACAACTAATTCAGTTTCAAAGTTTGCCATGATATAGCTGAAAAAGTTATCAGCCATTTCGTGGAACTTCTTGTTATCTACTTTCTTGTTTTCAATTGCATCACGCAATTCGTAACACATTGAAATAGTCAGTGAGTACATAGCAGAAATTTCTTTTACCGCAAGGTCCTTAACCTTACCATTCAAGATAGCAGAAGGTTCGGGCATACGACCTGAAATCTTGCGGTGTGCCGCAAACTTAACTGCAAGACCTTCACCAACTGAACCTGCTACCAAGTTGAACAATGTATCGGTGTCGATATTGTCTTCATCTTGTAACAAGTCAGATACGAAACACCATGAACGAGGTGTAGCAAACGCACGACTTGCACTCTTAGAGTCAAAGTCGTACAAATCTTGTTTTGCAAAACTCAAGTAACCAACAACGTCTTTGTGAATGCCTTTGTTCACCGCCCAGTTCTGCCATGATGTAAAATCAGGGCGCATTTCCAAGTGTAAGAAACGATTAGCAAGGGGCATTGGCATACGATATGTAACACCTTTGTCACTGTCACGATTACCTGCCGCAACGATAACGACATTATCTGGCAAGACATACTTGCCGATGCGACGGTTCAAAATAAGTTGATAACCTGCAGCCTGAACAGCTGGGGGTGCCGAATTCATTTCATCAAGAAACAAAACAACAATGGGATACTTGCTTGCAAGTTCTTCGCTAGGCAAGTCAATTGGGGGTGCAAATTCCATAACGTTTTTGTCTTTGTTATAGAACGGGATACCACGAATGTCAGTGGGTTCCATTTGTGCCATACGCAAGTCAATCATATGACCTTTCAGTTCCTGAGTTACCTCAGCAACAACATCAGATTTACCAATGCCGGGCGGACCCCATATGAACAGGGGCCGTTTTGCTTTAAATGCAGTAAGCATTGCCTTACGTGCTTGGACAGAAGTGATAGTCAGATTGTCAGAAATTTGCGATGCCATTAAATGCTCCTAGAAAAAAATTTGTGTTTAACAGAAAGAAAAGATAGTATAACAGAGAAATGATTTATTGTCAAATTATTTAGACATTATGGGCGTGTTGTGTTATTACAACACTTGGGCAACAGAGAAGTTATTAACTTTGCATATCTGGGCAACATTTGCGTCAATACTTGCTTGTTCTGTAAAAAGAGGTAATTCTCTGAAATAAAGAGTTTTACCTAACATGATTTTACCTTTGTCATTTGTCTTAGTATAGTCACTTGCACTAATTAATAAACAAATTTCTTCATCACTATAGGGCCGTTTTTTAACTGAGATTCTGAAGTACAAAGTACTCACTGCGTTTGCATTGAATTTCATAGATGCCTTTCAACTGAATAAGACTCTATTATATACCCAAAACGATTTATTGTCAAATTTACTTCATTAAATTTGCCATCAAAACTAACTTCTCAAGGTGATCAATTGCCTTGTTTATCTCTGCAACTTTGTCATCAGTCATATTAGACTTGTGAATTCTACGGAAAGTCACCTCAAGTTTGCTCAATTCAGTGACCATTGTGTCAATGTTTTTTAGCATTCTAGTCAAATCAGGGTTGTATCCAGCGGCAGTCATCTGCTTCTGTATCTGAGTACTAACTTTGTCCCAATCAAGTGCTTTTTCAATTTTCATACCTGTATGATATCATAGTTTAGATATTTTGTCAAGCAATTATTTGGGTACAAACTCAATCCAACCATCAGATTGATTCCAATTCATAGTTGACAATTTCAGACGCATCATCTCAATTGTTTTTTGGTATGAGAACTTACCATTCTCTCTTAACCATTTATTGTGATTAGGTACAAGCATTGACAAGTTGTGTGTCCAACCTTGAATAGTCAAATCATGTACAAAGTCATTGGTAAACAATTTGTTGAAGTTTAATTGTTTTGCTTTAGTAAATTTGATTCTATATGCCATTCTGTCTAACCAAATTTTCTTAGCATTGTCAAACCAATATATTGCGGCTGATTCATACTCTTTGTTCAAACAAAAATTTTTGACAGTATTAAACCAAATATGGTCATGGTTAACAATGATACGTAGTTTTTGAATTTGCATCTGTCTATAGACAGCATATGACTGTACCGCAGGATCATTGATGATAATGTTATATACATCAAATCCTTTATCAACTATTTCATCAAGCAAATGAGTGCTTGCATATTGATAATCAATTTTATTTAATTCCTCATCTAGGTTAGCAGGCAAATCTTTTTGAATTAATGCTTCGTATTCTTTTAGTGTAGAGGGTTGTACTACTCTTAAATTAGTTAATCCTAATAAGGGCCTACCGTTACATGATAAGGTAAACATGTCTCCTGCACTGCCGCCGTTGTATGAAATGATTGTTTTAGAATTTGTCATAGTTATTCTTTATATCACATAAGTTGTTAACCCATTCTTTATTAAATGAGCCAATGATGTTCTTTTGTATTTTGCCCGTACCTATTTGTTCGATCAAATCTGTTGTGTCTAGTCTACAAATCATTTCAAACAATCTAGGATCACGATATGGGTCTAGTATTTGAAAGTCAGGAAACCAATGTCTAAAATACGTATGAGTGTTGGTGTAATAGATAGCATTGATTATATCCTCCTTGCCATTAAAAGGAATATAATCATTGGGTTCTTTGGGATCATATAAAGGTAGTTGTGTCTCATACAATCTCTTAGCTTGATTGTACATGTCACCGTTATGTACTACAGTTAAGTCTCCGTAAAATCCTGTAATTAGTTTGTCATGCTGATAAAAGCTGTCTCTTACATACTCCCCGTAATCAATATCATCATTTGGTCTGGCTTGTCTTGTTTCGTACATGATATGTTTGAATGGTAAATTATTAAATCGACCTTCATATGTTTTATCAATAACGCATTCAAACATTCGTTGATGATATTCTGTAATATATGCAAGTGTACTGCTATCTAAACCAGCAGTGTACGCAATCTTGTTTGCACCTAGCTTATAGCATGTTCTCAAGTTTTCTAGTAAGATTTCATAGACGCGGGTAAGTACTGAAGTATATCCTATTTCTGAACCAATGCGCTGTGTATATTGTATGGGCTTTCTATCAATATAATCAAAATAAAGTATGTCACTTGGTAATTCTTCACCATCAATCTTTAAATTAGTCAACAGAATATCATCATTCTTGTATAGCTTAAAGTCTTTGTGAAATGAGAATTCAATCCCGGACTCATTGAAATTTACATAGTCACCGCCGCATTCACCCAATCTGTACCCATAACTTCTAGGTTTGTGTGAAGTGGACAACCATAAATCATTTATTTGCAAGTGAAATGGTAGAGCAGACCGAGTATGGCTGAGTGTAAAATACATCCAGTATTTATATGGTAAAAGGCTCCAAAGAGCCTTTTATCACTAATCTTTGATTAGAAACTAACTTTTAGACCTAGGCCAAAAGCGTTTTCTTGGATAGTCTCATAGCTTTTGCTTGCATTCAATTCGATTGCAACATTCTTTACAATTGGAACGCTATAAGTAGCAAATGCCAAAGTCTGCTTAGTGCGAGTACGCTCATCACTACCTACACGTGTCTTAACACCAACTAGTGCAAAGCCTGGGCCAACTGGTAGACCAGCAGTAGCACCAACTAGACCGTATGTGTAAGAAGAACCCTTAACACCATTGAAGCCATTGTCATGACCAACACCAATGAATGGTGTAATACTTGCAAAGCCAATTTTGTTATTTGCGGCTGTTACTTCTGTGCTGTTTACTAAACCACCAGTTTTGAAGTTAGCAGTGCGAGACTGTAAACTTAATTGATAGTCACCGAAGCTTTTACCTGCACGAACATATTGTGCTGTGCTGTCTTTTGCACCTTTAAGACCTGTCACTGCATCAACATCAACAGATACATAATCTGCGGCGAACGCAGTACCGAAAGTGGCTAGTGCCAAGATTGTTAAAATTTTCTTCATTTAATTTCCTTTTAAAAAATAAGCCTGACTCATCAGGCTAGACTTATATTTAGTAAACAAAATACTGTTTAAATAAAATAGTTCATGCTGTAAAGTATACACACTAGTTACGCAATAAGTAAGTGTATAAGGTAAAAAATTCTTTAAAGTGCGGTTATTTCTATTGGTAATTAATTAAAATTAAATTAATATCAAAAATATAAACGATAAATATCCCTGAGACTTAAAAAATATTAGGACAGAGTTCCCAAATTCTAAGTTGTGCTTAGAGAGCTTTTTCTTAAGAAGTTTCCTAACCAAGGAAATTACCATGAGAAAAATTGCATCACTGTTATTAGTAACAGCATTAACTGCCTGCGGTGTAGGCACTGCAACAGATACACCACAACCACAAATAGTAAAATTATCAGCACAGTCACTTGCTGACATCCCTCCACCGTTTGTGGTTGGCCCTGGCCCAGCACCCACTGCCCCGCAGTTTGTAGTTGGACCCAGTGGCACTGTTCCCAGCCCAGTAGTTGTTGGGCCTACACCACCCACTGTGACATTTGTAACAGGACCAGTAGTAGGCCCAACAGTCATTGTGACTCCCCCCGTAGTAATTGGACCCAGCGTTATAACACAACCTGTAATCAACTACTGTAGGGACGGGTTTATTGTTGGCCCTTGCACACCGTTGCCTACAACTTGTAGACCAGATGCTGGTGGATTTGTTACAGGTCCATGTACACCATAAAAATAGGCTCCTAGGAGCCTATTACTATTTTCTGTTACGAGGGATAGTTCCCCTAAGCGGTGTTTAGGCCGCTAAGGCAAAAAGTTCGTCGTTTGCATTTACGTTTTTTGTGTCTGCGACCGGGAGACCCCAATCCTAACGGCTTCTACATTGCCGGACTGTCCATTTCAATACTTGTGACCCAATCGATCCTGTGTCAGGCCCATCATAAGAAAACTTACTTGACTTTGACAATAGTAACAGTACCGTTGTCGTAATCAATTAAATCTACCATGCCAGGATAGCGTTGCTTCAATGCAATATCAAAACGATTAAATTCTTCAATTGCATCATCTTCATATGCCATCAATGCTTGAGCATCATCTGGTGTAATATTTAATGACGCCATGAGCCAGTCGGCAGGATTGGGTGTGTCTTGTTCTTCGTCAAGACCTTCATCTTGAATAGAATTCCATACACTCTTGTTGACCGGTTGCCAATTTAACTTAGCAATCTGTCCCAAGTATCCTGATGTTAACTCACTTATCTTCATTAAACTTCCTTATGGTGGACCTGGCGGGCACTGCCCCCGCGTCTTGAATCCTTTTCTGTCTACTTCATACAGTCATAAACATATATTTATTATATATCATTGAATCGGAATGCCAAAACTTTTCGGGAAAATTATTTAAAATACTAGGTTTATTAATATTTTTGGTTGCAATTTCTATTGCTCTGTTTTGATTAAACAACAGTTTTTCTTTAATCAGATGGTGAGCTGATGTTAGTTGATCTTTTGAATAATTACATATTTTAATTAAATTACTAAGTAATTTTTGATATCTTATATCTTCGTCAATTTCATCATCAAATGAATAATCAAAAATTTCAGTATATAACTCAAATCCTAATTTTTTTAAATGTGCATGATAACCAGTAACAGATGCTACTAAAAATGGTTTAGATGTTAGTAGTGGTATAGCTGTTTTTTCCGTAATAAAAAGAGCATTGACAGTAGTTTCACTAATCAATTGCATAAAAGAATTATCATATTCTTCAGGGAGTGTAAAAATATCAAAAAAATCTCCGGAGAACGAATCCGTTAATTTTAATATTTCAGGTTTAAAATATTTCCATGGATAATTATAACGCAATTTATGCCATGAGACTGCACCATGCTTAATCAAATTATTCTTAGCTACCAAATCTATAAGTTTACAACGCCATGCATGGTCATTGTTATTCATATAAATGTATTTGTAAGTGTATAGCTTTGTTTCTCTTACATAATTTTGTAGGCTATGATGTGTTAATGTTATCCAATAAGTATCCCATGGATGAACCGTGACATAATCTAGTTTAGGTTCCCCGTATAATACTCTGGCCGCCCCAGTAATTACTTCTATTTTTTTGTTTCTACTATAGATTATTTCTGTCATGGTATTCCATAAGTTTTTAAAATCATGAACAAACCAATATTCCCATTCAGATGGTGCATAAAAAATACAAACATCATATTCTTCTGTTTTTAATTTATGTATAAACTCATCACACATTTCAAAATGTTTGGAAATATACATCTCTACGATTAGATATTTCATAATTTGTATTTTTTATTATAATATTCTTTTAGCCATAACCAATCATAACTTAAACGCAATTTGTCTAAGTCGCCATTGACTTGATTGTAGTATTCTACTGCATCTTTTGCACCATTGCAACTATATTGAGCAAAGTCTCCTTCACCAATATTTAACCATGCATCAAGTCTTTGTTTAGACATATCATCAGTTGCGGCAACTAATTTGATTGCTTCTCTAAATGCAGTACGCCATGTACTCCATGCATCTGTATTATACACAGCAACACCGCTATTCACTTCAATAACTTCATGTTCATTGTCAAGCGTAAAGTCAAGACCAGTACCATTGTTAGCAAGTGTGATACGCTTGTTGTAGGCAATCATAGCTTGGTGACCATACTCTAGTTTGTTTACTGGGTTAGATGCAGTAAAGATATAATGCTTAGGAACTTGCAATCTGTCAGGTTGCCAACTCCAATCAAATTTATTATTGACTTTTAATTTAGCAAACACAGTAAACATCCAAGGTGTGTTGCTTGCTAGTGCGGCTGCGTGATATGCCGCTACACGACCATTCACGCCATCAACACGAACAACTCTATTACGTAATCCCTTAGTCACTTTCAGTAAGTGTTCGTAGTTCTCGTCAGCTCCAGTTTCTCCGTTGCTTAGGAAGACTATATCCAATGGCTGGGATTGCGCTAGAGATTTGCTACGACTGATGTATGGGTAATCATACAGTTCATTCTCTACATAATCTTTTGCTTCTTTAGGGACAATAATTCGTGTTCCACCTGTACTAGTAATCAGTATGTTCTTGGTGTCAAGTGTCCATAAGCTTATAGGTTCATTATCATGTACATTTAATTCTTTGTTGTCTTGCGTGACAAACGTAGCGTAAGGCCAATCAAAATCAGTATGAATATTAGTGACATGTGTATCTTCTTTTGTAATAATAACGGGTGCTGGTAAACGCTTTACTCTTTGATGTTGATTATAATTAACCTTCTCATAGTCTTCTATCATAATCATATCATCAATTAATAACTTGAACTTGCTTACATCGATTAAGAATGTATCTCCAAACTTTTGTTTGTCACTAGGGAAAACATGCAGTTGATCTTTAGCATATGGATCACATATATAACTAAAGTCAAAGTTTTCATAGTCACAGATACTAGAACATACCCAAAGATAGTGTTCTTTCTTAGGTTGAATGTCTTTCAACATTGACTTAAATGTTTGTAAATAGCTTCTATTGTACTTAACAATTTCAGAATCTCTACCAGTTCTGTCTTTGACAATTTTGCGAATATATTGTGTTTCTTTATTGCCATGGTCAATCATTACAATATCATATAAGCAATTGGTTGCTTTTGCTGTCTTACGTTTAACAAAGTTTAATGTGGATAAGTGCTCAATAATTTTGACATACTTTGTATCTTCAGGGAACGTAGTCTTATTGACCATGAATGTTGTGCCCCAGTGACTCCATTGAGTTCCAAACACATGTACCATACGCATCTGCCACGGGCTAGGATAGTAATCAAATTCAAAGTCAGTATAATCTAGTTCGCTATTCAATATCCAGCATAAATTTGTTTCAGACTTAGTTATACAACGATTAATTGTTTCTACCCAACTGTTTAGATATCTTGTCTTAGTTATGTTGGGGAATCTTTCACGTAGTTGTTGGAATCTAGCTAGCGACTCACTATTGCCCTTGTCAATGAAGAACATGTCAATCTTAGTACGAACTTCAACTACTTTATCTTCAATATAATTTATATCTCTATAACCCTTTTGCCACATCTTACCGTTAACAAAGTAAGTTTGTGAGTTCATGTTATCTTTACTACCGAATGCGTTAACATGATAAACGTTTTGTTTATCAGGTACCCACTTGAAGTCAAACTCACTATAATCTAAATCAGGGTTTAATGCCCAGAAGATTTCACCGGTATGGTCTTCAATCAAATCTTCTAGTGTAGTCTTAATTGTATACTTAGGGAATTCTAATTCTTCTAGTACAATCTCTGTACGTTCTATATTAACAACAACACCAGTGTTGCCAGGAACAATATATCTAGGACCATCTTTCTCATCTAGTATTGTACCAAACTGATAGATGTACGGAGGGCTAGTTGCATCAGGATGCCAGCTAAAGTCAAACTTAGTTACGTCAACGTTCTCTGGTATTTCCCAATATGTCATATCAGGTAAGATAGTTGATACTGGTTCGTTGACAAACTTGCTTTCAGTAGCACCCTCTACTGTAAATTGAGGCCCATGTGTCTTAGCCCACTGTGTACCAAACTGATACACATATGGGGGATCCTTAGGATTAGGTCTCCATGAATAATCAAAGTCTTTAATTAATTTTGTGTTAATAAACAACTCAGGCTTTTGTGCCAATGTGGCTACCATATCATCTATAAACTTTTCTTGTGTTGCACCACGTTTTACTAACTTGACAGTTGGCATGATTGTGTTTGGATACTGCGTATTACCGAACACATATATGTATGCAGGGTCGGTTGGATTAGGTCTCCAGCTATAGTCAAAACTTTCTACATCTTCTACGTTGACCCAATCTTCTTTGTACGGTGCTGCCTGAGCAATTAAGTCAGTAACATATTTTCTTTGTGTTGCACCTTCAACATGATATTCTACAGTAGATTCTAATGTAGCATCATTCCATTGATTGCCGAACACATATATGTAGGGTTCATCTGAATCATCGGGATGCCAACTGAAATCAAAATCACTTATATTGATTAATGTTTTCCATGCAGTATTTTCATGTTGCAATTTCTTTGCTTTAATTACATTAACATACTTAATCTCAGATGCACCCTCTACTACATACTTTGGTCCACCTGTCTTTTGCCACTGTGTACCGAACTGATAGATATAAGGCTTGTCTTCAACATCGGGTACCCAACTAAAATCAAATGAGCCTTTATCAATGTAGTCAGGTATAATCCAGTTGTCATAATTCTGTTGCAATTTAGCAATGATATCTGCAACGTATTTGATATCAGTTGCTCCGTTGACAGTATACTTAGGTCCACCTACTTTAGAGTATTCAGTTCCAAACTGATAGATGAACGGATCTTCTGTAGCGTCTGGGTGCCAGCTAAAATCAAACGTATCTATATCTAAGTTGTTAGGAACACACCAGTTACTCATGTCAACTATTGCTTTAGCTTTAAGAGTATCCACATATTGTATGTCGCTATCTTCAGTACAACCTACTGCGTAGAATTTAGGACCGCCCGTTCGTTGCCATTGCGTACCGAATTGATATATCAATGGTGCATGGTCAATGTCGGGATGCCAACTGAAGTCAAAGTCAGTTGTATCAATATTTTCAGGTATTGACCAATGTGTTTTATCTTGTTTAGCAATTGCTATTTGTACATCTATGTATTTTATTTCAGTTGCGCTTGGTACTACATATCTAGGACCACCTGTACGGGTCCATTGATCGGGAAACTGATAAATGAAGGGTTCTTCAGTATCGTCTGGATGCCAGCTAAAATCAAACTTAGTTTGGTCTATATTTCTTGGCACTTGCCAATTTTCAAACTGTGTGCAAACTACTTCTGCTTTTAATACATCTATATATTTTATCTCCGTTGCACCTTCTACGACATATTTGGGACCGCCTGTCTTTTGCCATTGCGTACCAAACTGATATATAAATGGTGGATCATGTGGATTGGGTTCCCAGCTAAAGTCAAACTTATTTTGAAACATGTTATTAGGTATATTCCAGTTATCCATACATGGATTACGTTTTACACGTGCTTCCATGTATTTGTATTCAGTTGCACCTTCTACTCTACGTATAACACTAATCTTATCTTCAGGTTTATTCCATTGATTACCCCAAGCATAAATGTAAGGAGGTGCCGTCGGGTCAGGAACCCATGTCATGTCAAATGTTGTTGGATCAATATTTTCTAGTGTTTCAAAGTCAGCGGGTCTTGCGGCTAACTTGGGTATAATATTCTCAATGAATTTGCGCTCAGTCGCCCCCTCTACATGAAACTCAACTGTTGGCATCACGCTTGCTGGATGTTGATTATTACCAAACACATATATGTATGGTGGTGCAGTTGGGTCTGGTCTCCAACTATAATCAAAGTCAGCAGGCTCATATATAATATTAAACAACATTGGCATAGGCAATAATGGTGCTAAATTGTCTAATATATATTTTCTATCTGTTGCCCCAGGTACATGATACTCAACTGTTGGCATGATTGTACCGGGATACCATTTATTACCCCATACATAAATGTACGGCGGATCGTTTGGGTCTGGGTGCCATTTAAAATCAAATTTAGATTCATCAATGTACTCAATAATCTTCCAGTTGTTTGTTATTTCATCTTTTAATGGTATAGGATCAACATCAGCACGATATATTGTTACTGCATCTAAATTAGTTGAACACAGACAAGTGCCACTATCTTTCTGATAGGGACTTGGCCATACATTATTGTGTTCTTCAGCCCATACATCTTCGTCAGGCAGGAAGTCAAACTCCCAGTCCCAATCAAAATCTTTATAATTACAATGTTCGTTTATTATCCAAAAGTGTTCGGTTGTACACTGTCGTTTAGCGTCAACTAAATCTGTTGCAAACTTTTCTCTAGGGTGAACATTGGGTTTTTCTCCGAAATAAAATACATCTCTTAGCATAGATATTTACTTATGATATAACTTTTACATTATACATTAATTCAAAGCGATCCGCATCTTTTCGGTCATTTACCATTGGTTCTCCGCGAACATTCAATGATGTATTCAACAACATAGGGCATCCTGTTAGTATGTACCATTTTTCAAGTAGTTCTCTAATTCCACTTCCATCTTTTGGGACTGTCTGTACACGACTAGTACCGTCGTGATGAACGATAGCAGGAAATAAGTCAGGTACCCTACAACGACTGATGACTTGCATATACCTACTATTACTGAAACCATGAGGCATATCAAAGTAAGTATCAGCATGTTCCTCCAGAATAATCGGGGCGAAGGGTCTGAATTTTTGTCTACGTTTAATTTCATTTACTTTATCCTTTATGTCATTACCTCGTGGATCTGCAAGCAAGCTTCTATGTCCAAGTGCTCTGGGCCCAAACTCTGCTCTACCACTAGCGACTCCTGTAATTTTATCAGTAAGTAGAGAGTCAAGAATACGATTGGTAGGATAATTACCGCTAATATTATGACCAAGAAAAGCATTAGTCCAATTAACATGTTTGCCATAGCCAAGGCAGGCTGCTCCAAGACTAGAACCAGCATCGCCGGGATTAGGCATAATCCAAATGTTGTCGTAAAAGTTTCCTAACAATCTATTTGCTAAACAATTTAGTGCGACTCCGCCACTATATACAAAATTCTTGCTACCGCCTAACATTTTTGCTTTGCTGATAACATTAGTAATTAATTGTTCAACAATTAATTGTGCGCTACAAGCAATATCCATGTTATCTGCACCCTCTAAAAAGTTATCAGATACACCCGTGTGCAAGTTATCCCTGAATGTAATGTCTCTGTATGATTTTATTAACTGAGTAGACATCTTATCTACTGGTTTTGATTTACCATATGCTGCCATACCCATAAGAATGTATTCTTCGTCTAGTGGTTTTAAACCCACTCGTTGTGTCATTGCACTATAAAACAAACCAATGCTATTAGGATAATATTGTCCCCATAACTTCTTATATTTTGCTACACCATTTTTGTCATACCATGCATTATAAATACTGATTGTGTCAAACTCACCAATAGCGTCAATAACAACTACAGTAGCATCATCATAGGGACTTGTTTGAAATCCTGCGGCTGCATGACTTAGGTGATGATTATGTGTATGAACCTTATCACCACGACCATCTTGTAACTTATGAAGTAATCCACGACCTATAATCTCTTTAACAAACAAATTAGATAATACAGGTTTTTCACCTGATCTAACTTGTCGCAGAAACTTCATCCAAGGGCGTTCATAGTAATGAATCTTGATATCACGTGAGGTTGTATATGATAGTGCATCTTCAACTATATCATAACACAAGTGCTTTGTGTGTTTGTCTTTGTTATAACGTTCACTGTGGCCGGCAAACAATATATTACCTTTGTCATCTATAACACTTAGTGCGGCATCGTGAAATCCTGAGGATATACCTATATAGTTCATTTAATAAATTCCCTAACAACATCAGCCCATTGTTTATGATGTATGGGGCCGGGATGTTTTTTGTCTCTAGCTAAATCTGAGTCTGCCTGTTCTTTACTCTGTGAACTCCATAACGGCACCACCGTACTATTCTTTAAGTTTAATTGCTTAAGCAAATTATATGTGTCACCGTCCCAAGATGAAAAATATACTTTAATATCTCTGTGTTTTGCAACATAGTCTATTAAGTATATGTCATTTTTAAAGGTTTTTATTTGTTCATCATCGGGTATATGTTTGAATAACATTTCAACATCTACCCCATAACTATATGATAGTTCACTTTTTAAACCAGGTATTAAAGATAAATTAGTCAACATATCTTTTTGCATGTGCTTTATTCCAATTTGCATTCTATTATAGCTAGGTAACAAAAATACAGCATGTTTCATTTGTATATGGTTAGATGTAATTAAAAATAAATCTCTAATAGATGTGCATGATGCCCCAGACACGCCAAAATTTAAAGATGTCAACTCTAATTCATTGGCTAGTAAGTTATGCCAAAGATAATTCTCGGGTAATCCTAATCCAGCTGTAAAGCTACAACCAAATGCGCCTATATCTATACTGCTAGGTATATCATTTGAGGATCGGAATCCTAATTTATTAAAATAGTAATCAAAGTGAGGACCTTGCCATGAACTAGCATGTTCTATTTCCCCACGTGATGCAAAATCAATTCTGTACGGTTCATCAGTCCAAGTCAAATGTTCTGTTTTAGTATATCCAGTTACATCATCTAACGATTCAGAATCTAATAAATTAACAAATTGTATCATTTGTAGATGAAGGGATCTCTTTTGCGTAATTCTTTTAATCGTTTACGATAACGAATTTCCGATTTTATACTGTGATATAAATTTTTAATCCACTTGAACATGATCCGGCTCCTCTTTGTTGATAGTATTTATTATATCTACAATCTGAGGAAATATTGCTTGCCAGTCTCTATTTCTACGTTTGTCTATGTCAGTTAAGAAGTTAGCAAAATCATTAACTTCTTTCTTGTTTGCAGGGGTAGTCAATAGTTGTTGTTGTATTCCCATTAAATGAGTTTGTAGTTTTTCTTTTTCGATGGGATCACTATAATTTTCTAACGCTTGAATCGATGCATCAATAAAAGGTGCTATATATTTACCAAAGTTATATGGATTGAATGTTGAGGGTCTAACCACAGTGTTCCAATTAATACCAACCGTAGATTTAATCGTGCGCCATTCATTTGTTTTCTCTATTAACTGATGTAAGGTGGGCAATGTCAATGCAGTAAGAGTGGCGTGAATCAATACGCCTACGCCCGGGGAATGTAATAATGTATTTAGGTTCTGTTCCCATTCAGTTAATATTAATCCATCACGCACATATTCAATTTCCGGCCCCCAGCAATCAATGCTACAGACAAATTCCATACGTTTTAATTTTCCCTGATCTATTAAGTTTTGCACACGTTGAATTTTTGCTTTGAACTTTTCAGGTTCATGCTTTAGATTACTGAACGAGCGGTAGACTAAATTTGGTCTAGGATTTCTGTCAAAGAAATCCAAGCATTGCTCAAATTCTTTTTGATATAACGGTTCTCCGCCTAATACTTGTAAAATTTGCAAGTGTTCGCTATTCTTTTCCATCCATTCCCAAAACTTCTCCTTATACATTTCATACTTAGAGTCTGGGCGCCATGTGCTGTAATCTTCATTAAATTTGCTAGGTCCAAATTTACGAACTTCTTGTTCAATCTGACTACTAAAACCGGGGGTACAATATACACATGATTGATTACATACGTTATTGAAGTATACTTCAAGCAAGGTGGGGCTAACTTTTAATGGAATACTATCAAACTCATATGCACGTTGTACATATCCTTCAAACTCCGGGGGTAGTAATTCAATTGATTCGTTGACAAATCCGGTCCTATCACTTTTGCCACCGGTCTTTTCAATGTCTCTGCAATATTCACAACCGTTACCAGGCCATTCACCACTTGCCATTTTTTCTCTATCAGCGAGTTTACCATGATGGTTGTGAAAATCCATAAAGTTATCTTCAGTCAATCTCCAATGACGACCTCTATGACAACTTGAAGTAGTGCCTCTACTTAAAAATAAGGTACTCCAAGCCCATTTGTAGAGACAAGCGGCATCGTTTTGTATAGGGAATGTTTTTTTCATTGTTTACTTATAAATTTTTCTATACGGGGTTTTATTTCTTTTTCATAATAAATTTCATGACCCCTTTCGTTGGTATGTGTGTCCTTAGCTTGACATGTTATATTGAATTGATAGTTGTTTTCACTTGAAAAATCATAATTATGGATAGGTGGTATATTATACTTTGATAATGGTTCTACGTGCCTTTGTAATGTTTTAAGTAAATAATCAGGCATGCTATATAAAAAATTATGTCTATTGACTGTGGTATAACCATGTATACTAAACAAAGAACTTAATGTTAGATTAATACCTATTTTTTCATGATATAAGTGTTTAGTATATTCCTTTTGGGCTGAAATATATTCTTTAAAATCTTGTCCACCTGACATATACTCCCATTTAATCGACCATGATCCAATTTCATCGTCAGTATACATAGTTTTAACTTCTATCCTATCTGGAAATGTGCCGTTGAAAATAACCAAATCATTTGACTTATGACCATTTTTGAAATAAAATTCTGATAAATCTCTAAACATTCCCGGATTACAATGACCGGGTTGCGATAAATTAAATATTTTTAAATTAGGAAATTCTTTTTGCAATAGTGCTGGCCAACAGTATTCGCTAGGAATACACTGTTGCATAGGAGTTATATCTCCTACAAATTTTTTAAGGTCTTCGTCATAATAGTATATTCTGTCCGAACAGCCATGTCCAAACGTATAACTATCACCTAACACTATTATTCTATCAAGTGTACTCATTCATACCTCGCAGTAATTTCTTTGTTATATAAAAAATTAGTATTTTTGTATAAATCAATAATGTTTTTATCTTCGCTGATTAAAGAATTAAATATAATGTTAGACAATACTATATTATTTTCCTTAGATAGATGACACCATCTATTATCTACATCACCCATAGTAGGTAACTCTTTTTTACTTACAGCAAATAAGTTATATAAACATTCTCCGTGTCTTTCTTCCAGTGATATAGTAGTATGTTTATCTTTTCTATCATCAAAGGTAAGAAGATTTACAAGTTTAATATTTTTACTATAACACATTAAGTTTACATCATTAAATATTTTTTGCTTTATCCAAATATCAAAAGGCACTGAAATGTTAGGTACATGTCCAGTCAATATTCTAACCATTTCTAATTCTTGTTGTTTAGATAAATTTTTATTTCTTCTCAATGAATATAACTCATCAGGGGTTGTTAGAAAACTCAAATCTTCTAGCCCATCCGGTAAATGATGCATTCTGTGAAGTGATGAGTAGCAGAACACAATGTGATCAAATTGTTCACAGTGCGCTATAAATTGCTGAAAGGAATACCACGTAGAAGTTCCTGTTTTTCCGTACGATGTTATCTTGTGTCCGGCTGATTCCATATCGGCAATCCACGACTCATCTTCTTTGAAGGGGCTCTCTGGATTGTACGGCGTTCTATCTGCAAAACTATCACCAAATACACCTATTTTCATTTAGCCACCTCTATAATTTTTGTACTATATAATTTGTCCATAGCAGACTTGTGCCCGCATGTTTCTAAGCAATATAACAATTTACCATTCTCAATTGTATCTGCTTTCCATCCATCTAAAAAGAACTTACTAAAATCAGGACCTTGAATAATATCCAATATTGATTGATTTTTTAAATTAAAAACTTCTAATCCATAATCATTAATCATTTTGTTAAATTGATAGCGTGAATATGAACTATGAAACTGACCAAACACTCCACCTAAAAAACAACACGGTAACATATATCCATTTGCTGATATGTATATTTCTTTAGATTCCTTATGCTCAATAGACTTACAAACTATATCTGAATTCTTTTCTAATTCTTTACTAAACTCAGGTAAGATAGGAATAGTTAATCTGTTCATGTAAGTAAAATCAACTTTTTTACCAAACAACGGCTCTTTTCTATGCCCAGTATATTTACTAGGCCATATAGTGTACTCATAGTCCCCGTCTTTACCGTACACATTCATCCCACTTAATGTATCTTCATACTCACCAAAACCTAATGGGTTTTTAACAATAAATTCAAATCCCAATTCTTTAGCTATTGTTCTTGCTTCTTCAACTTGATGCTCATTGTGTTCGAATAATAACCATTCCCAAACAGCAAAAGCGCCAGTGTCACTATAAGCTCTCATGTTTCTAATTAGTTTGTCCCATATAACACCTCTTCGGTATATATGGTTTGTATCTTCTAGCCCGTCTACGCTGAATACAACTCCGGCTTTACTAAACAAATGATTGTCTCTTGGAGGTGGTTGTTTTACAAAGAAATCACCCAATGTTGTCCAAAACTTGTCATTACGCATACCACCATTGGTTCTAAGTTGTTGAACTATTTTTGGTGATTGCTCTCTAAAGTATTCTAGTATAGGAATTAAGTCAGGTGCCATACCAGGATCACCTACATTACCACAGAAATTTATACCAATTAAATTCTTTGCTATCTCTTTGGGAACCATACGCTTAATGTCATCCAATGATAAGTCAGTTAGTTCCAAACTATCCGCAACAGGACCGCCTGAATAGTTTCTACTACACGCAGGACAACTAGCATTACATCTACTAGACAATTCTATATGCAATCTTTTTACATTCTCTACTTCATACATTCGTTCCATTATTTTAATCCTATATATTTTGCTAGATTGTCTGGTTTATTTCTACGCTGAGTATATTGTTCAAAGAATATATCACTGTCTTTACGTAATTGTGGTTGGGTTTCTTTAATGAAACCTTCATCTAAAAACTTAAGCAGTCTAGCACAATGTTCATGTTCTACTGGTAATAACTTATCCTTAATTGAATCATAAAACTTTGTGTACTTATTAATGTAGAAGTCACGTTCTTCACGTGTTAAACAAGCAAATCCTTGAAAGTCTGGCTTATCAACCATGTTGATAGAGATATAGGGTTTTACTTTTGTGTGTTTCCGAATATTAATTATGTCCAAATACATTTGGTCAAGTGATTGTAATGCAATTGCACTTACAGTGGTGCTTACACTAAACTCTTTTACTGTACTGTTTGCTAGTCGTTCGATATTCTCCAACCATTCGGTGTATATCATACCTTCACGCACAAATTCAGCAGTCTCGCCTGCAGATTCATTACTAATGTTCATTCGTAAATTAGTTAATCCACTAATCTTATCAAAGAATCTATCCATGATTGCTGGCTTTTGGCAGAGGTTGCTGTGTATCACGCATTCAATGTTAGGGTTTATCTCTGTCATCATTTCAAATACACGAAAAACTTCTTCGTGCATTAGTGGTTCACCACCGGAAACACGAATAGATTCTAAACCAGTAGCAACACTCTCAAACCATTCCCAGAACAATGTCATATCAGGCGGGTCTATCATCTCATTAAGTTCGTTTATATCCTTTTGATAGTGTCTGCGATCATCAGTAATAATACCTTTGTAAACGCCATTTACTCTAATATCATTGGTCCAACTAGTACTAAATTGCGGGCTACAATAGCTACATGCTAAATTACAAGTATTTTGAAATGCTAACTCTAATGCTTTGGGTTTGAACACATAGTTAGGATTCTTATAATCTTCTGCGGCTAAATGGTCAGTAAAACTTAGACTCTTGCGTGTTCTGTCACTACGCAATCCTAAATTCTCATAACGCCAGCAACTATCACATGCAGGTGGTTGTTCTCCTGCTAACATTTTCTTTTGTTGTTCACGTTTTTCTGCTGGATTATAGAATGTATCTACTGTATTACCCACTTGAATAAACGGGGTATAATGGCAACTGGCAATCTTACCCGAGTAAACCCAGATGCTTGCCTCATGAAATTTTGCTAGACAAAACGTATCGCTTGTCTCATCTCTTATTTTAAATAGTTTCTTTTCTTCCATTATTTTTTGGATGTGCTGTAGTCAAATTCAACATTTAATTCATTATGGATCAAATAATTTTTGATGTTTATATGTTCAGGATATACATCAAAGAAACTTTGATCACGTATCTCATCTAATCGGGTAGAGATTTTATTGAATTCTTTCAAACTCTCGTCAATGCCATTGTAGTATTGCCCATTTTTATCCCACATGAATTTAATTGCTGTCTCATACATACTTATGATTCCGAACGTCGGGTCTAAAGATTTTAACCAGTCAATATTTTTTTGCAATGCTTTTTCAATCTCTGTTTTTTTCCAATCTGGAATATTTTTCAAGCAATAGTACGAAGGGGTGTCTAATGGGTTAACCATCATGTGTTCTGGTTTGAGATATCCCAATTCTGCCCATTCTCTATGAAATTCTACTAAGTTAAAAGCATTAGGCCAACTTAGAGTATATGATATCATAAAATGCACGTGAGGACATTCCTCCATCATTTGTGTACGATTTTCTATAACCTGCTTCCAATCTATACCATTGCGCCAGTATTCACCCTTTTCATGGCTACCATCTAAACTAGCATACACATGTACATTTGAAAACTTCTTCCAGTACTCTAATACATTGTCGTATTTTTTTAATTTAAAGTTACTGAAGTTTGTGTTATAGCGAATCTCTAAATCAGTGTTGCCAAACTCAATTAATTTGTTGAGTACTTCATAGTGTTCCTTTTGCATCAGTGGTTCACCACCTGCAAAGTAAATCATTTTAGCTGTTGCTAGATGAGGAATTATTTCTTCTAATGCTTGTACTTCTGTCTTGCCCGGGAATTGATAACCATCATCTTTATCTCGTCTTTCAGCTAAGTTATACAATTTGCGATGATCCATTACCCAACTAGTACTAAAATGCGGAGCACAACTACGACAACTTAAATTACATAGATTATTATATCTAACATCAATGTAGTATAGTTTGTGCTCATCCAATGATCCGTCTGTATTAGTGCTTGCTACAATTTTTTGAATTTCTTCATCATTGTCAAAGAACATTCTATTGTACTCATTTTTATGTGCATGACCTAATCCTGCACGACGGTTACATATACTACAACTTGGTTCTTCAATTCCATTAAGGAAGTTTAAACGCATTTGTTTTGTCTTATCGTTATTCCAAATTTCTGCTAATGTGTTTTCTTTTAAACTACCAATCTCATCTTGATTGTCATATACACAACACGGTTTAACATCACCCGGCGGTCCTACATATTGCTGTATCCATGGAAAGATACAAAATGTTTTGCTGTTCTTTGCCATTTCAACTGGATTAAAATCATTTGTCATATATTTTCATTTTTTCATGTAATTCAGGAAATACTTCTTCAAACTTTTCATTGCGTATACTATCTAATAAATGTGTTTCTTTGTAGAAATTTGGTATCAATCCGCTATGGTCAGCACTATTCATCAATGTAATAGCATTCTTCCAATGGTCAATGTATACATCATAATGAAAGTCATGTGGTTGTGTTTCACTAAGCCATTCAATATGCTTACTAATTTTTTCTGTAACTACTTCTTTAACTTCTATCGGTAATAGAGTTGTCTTTAACCACATAGGTTCGTGCAATGTGTTCAAGTAGAATCCAAAGTTAGTACCGTTACTTCGTTTGAATAATGTACTTTCGCACATATATCTATGAAAGTCAACGGATGCTGAAGCATTTAATAAACTATACACTGCACTTATTCCATAATCAGCATTGGGTAAATATTCTTTACAAGTCTTTAACCATTCTAAAGCTTTTTCCCAATCAAATCCTTTACGAATATATTCACCTTGCTTGCCCATAGCATCGCAACTTCCAACCATAAATACATTATCAAAGTTTTTAAGCATTTCAAATGCATTGTACTCTTTAAGCGTGTACACTGTAAGGTTTGTGTTATAACGAATTTTTACTTTAGTTTTGCCCATGTCTAGCAACAATTGCAAGAACTGATAATGATCTGCTTGCATCATGGGTTCGCCGCCACTAAAGTGTATCTCAGTATAAGGATCGACCATCTCAACTAATGCAACTAAATCATCTTTCATATGAGTGACCGTTTCGTTTGTCAACAATGATACCGGGTTAATTTTTGAACGACCCAATTTAATTTCGTCAGGAATCCAGGATGTGCTTAAGCCGGGACCACATGTTCTACATTTCATATTGCATAGGTTATTGAATATCAAATCTACAGTAGCCAATTTTATATCTTCTACGGAGCCGTCATCATTCCCTACAGCTATAATATCATCAAATTTATTATATCCGTTCTGATTAGTATAGTCTGGAAAGTTTGAATATCGTTCATTAAATCGTTGACGCATACTAACAATTCCTGAATCTTCTTCTTTCCAACATCTATTACATGCGTTAGGCTTTTTTCCATCTAAGAAATCTTTTCTAAGTTTATTCCATTTGTCACCATGGAATATGTCTTTTATTTTTTGTTCGTTCCAGTTACCTAAATTGTAATTACTAGCATGGGTATAATAACAACAGGGAAATACTTTACCATCCGGTTCTGTATGAATTTGTAACCACGGTACGCTACAAAAAGTTTTTGATAATTCATCAATCTTTTTATCTATCATTTTTTTCAATTTCAATAAATTCTATAAAATCTTTTACTATCTTCATATGGTTGTTACCTCGTTTGCGATCTGAGGTGGTTAGCATTCCTAATCCAAATGTAAATTTTTCTAAATTAAATTCATCATATGTAGTGTTTAGCATATGTTCTTTATATAAAAATAATGTTCTTTTATATGATTCATTAATTGGAGAGTTCAATCTACTTATTACATCATCATATATCTTTTGGCGTTGAGCTAAAGACAACAATTCAATGGAAAATTGATTAGGTTCTTGTAACTTACTAATATAAATATCACTTATATCAGGATACCTAGTTTGCATCCAATTAAAAAATTTAGGGAATCTTAAACAATTCATCCACGATAGTGTATAATGAGATCCCATATGAAAAGTTTCATATTTTTTTGTTAGCTCATAGAATGAATCGCATACTTTTTCTAAAGTTTCAAATGAGGCCCCGTATCTAAGATATTCAAATTCTTCTTCAATTCCGTCTATACTTAATTGTACACCCATGCGTTTAAAGCCACTAATATATTTTATTAATTTTTCATCATAAGTTGTACCATTTGTTGTGATAGCTACTGTTGTTTCTTTTGCATAGGGTTGTTCTACTAACCAGTCCAAGAACTCATAAATAGCAGGGTTAATTAATGGTTCTCCTCCTAGTATATCAAATCTTAGTTTTTTAAATGTAGCATCTGCTAACATAGATTTAATAAAATCTATTTTTTTAGGTGCTTGTTTACTAACAACGTCAGTAATATAATTCTTTAAATATTGAGCATCTGCTTCATTATGGAATTTAAAACGTTCTGCAAAAATCTGTGTGCTATTATTTGGAGTACACGTAATGCATTTTAAATTACATAAGTTGTCAAAGGATGCAGTTATAATTAATTCTTCAGCATCATTAAATTGTTGCCTGTAACTATATGAACCGCCCTTGTCTTGTTGAATACAATAATCGCAATTAGTTTCGATATCTATTTCAGCTAATTGTTTTTTGTAATCATTAACATCAGTCGCATTAATATAAGTTTTAAACCAGCAACAGGGTCTATATGGATTTTCTTCATTTGCAATAAAGATACTATTCGTTAGTGCTAGGCAATTTTTGTAGGGAGTTAGATCCATATATTAATTCTTTCATATCGTTGTGTTCTGGAAACACATTCCAGAAATTTTCATTCCGCAATTTATCTAATTGCTCTGTTGTTTCCATAAAATCAAATATTCCAATAAAATCATCTCCAGTGGCAATTGAATTCATAAAATTTATGGCATTTACAAATTGATCTTTAGTCCTATCTTTGGCTTTTTTCTCAGTCAACCATTCAATATGTTCACAAAAAGCTAATTCTATTTTTTTCTTTTTCCATGATGGTATATTTTTCAATGAATACATAAACGGCATGTCTAGCAAATTAACATTTACTGAATCTATATTAATATATTTTAAATTTACCCATTCTTTATGAAAGTCTAATAGGTTAAATGCATTTACCCAAGACAAAGTAAATCCAATATTAAACATAACACGCGGGCAATTCTTTATAAGGGCTTTTCTGTTTTCAATTATAGTTGACCAGTTAGTACCTTTTCTCCAGTACTCAGCCCGTTCATGACTACCATCTAAGCTAGCATTTACAATTACCCTATTAAATTTTTTCCAATAATCAATAACAAAATGTTTTCCTAAAGTTAGTGAACTAAAATTAGTACTATACTGTATTGTTAAGGGTTTATAGGTAGTACCGGTGTGTTTAAGATTTACTAATTCTTCTAAAATCTTATAGTGTTCAATCTGCATTAATGGTTCTCCACCTGCAAAATAGATACGATTTGTCTCAGATAAATGCGGGAGTATTTCATTTAATAAATGGTCATCACTGTTTCCGGGTATTAACAGTGCTTTGGGGAACTTATTAGATTCTGTCGAATTACGCAACTTCTCATAATCTGCATGCCAACTGGTGCTAAAATGAGGAGTGCATGTTCTACACTTCAAATTACATAAATTATTAAATCTAGCATCAATGTATTTAAGTTTATGTTCCGGTAAAAATCCGTCTAAATGAGTTTGATTTATTATATCAATATTATTGTTAAACCAAAGAGCATTAGTTTCATCTCGATGAGTTGTTGATGATCCTGATCTATTATTGCATACAGAACAACCTGCTATTTCTACACCATTAAGCATATCCAACCGCATTTGCTTTGAGTTATCGTTATTCCATATTTTAGATAAAGGGGCATCTTTGATATTACCAACACCTGACCCATTGGGTTTATAAATACAGCATGGTTTTACTTCGCCGTCAGGACCCACATATTGATGTATCCAAGGGTACGTACAAAATGTTTTGCTAGTTAGTGCTTTTTCTGCAGGAATCATATAATATTATTTGTTTTTAGTAAATCTAGCATTGGTTTAAAAGTTTTATTGAAGTCTGAATTTCTATTTATAAGTTTATCATTTTTAGCTAAAGCGTTCATACCTCTTTGTACATTATAAGATACTTTTGTATTATTTGGAGTATTAAGCATATGCTGTTTATAATATTTAAATCCCAATTGAACCCCGTCATTATAACCAACAATACTGTTTGATATTTCTTCAACTATTTGTTTTCTCAAATCCATTGGCAAAACATTAATATCATAATTATTTGGCCACTCAAGTTTTGTAACCAATATATATTGTACTTCAGGATAATTAACATTAACCCAATTAAAAAATTCTTTAATGTGCAGTGAGTTCATCCAACTCAATGTGTAGTGCATTGCCATTTTAAATTTTTCAGGGTATAGGGCGAGCAGGTCATAAAATTTATTAGTAACTTCTTCAAGAGTAGAAAATTTTGAACCAAATCTTATATATTCAAACGTGTCTTCTATACCATCAATACTAAATTGCAAAGAGATATGGTGTAAATGTTTTATATATTTTATAAATTTGTCATTAAATATAGTCCCATTGGTAGTAATGCTTACTGCTGTTACTGACGCATATGGTTGCTCTACTAACCAATCTAAAAAATTATATACTGCAGGATTTATTAAAGGTTCTCCGCCTAGTATTTCTATACGAAGGTTACTATAATTAGCATTACCTTCTGTAATAGTTTTATAACTAAATTCAGTATTATAATTAAATTCAGTATTAGATAACATATTTTTTAAAAACTCAGTCTTAATTGGTTCTTTTTTATGTATTGAAGTATATTTTTCTCTAATCTCAGGATTTAAAATTTCAATTGCTAACTGGGAGCTATTTACAGGTGAGCATGTAATACATTTTAAATTGCACAAATTATCAAATGATATTGATACTACCAATTCCTGATACCAGTCTGGATCTTCCAGTGCCTTAGCAAAATTCATGCGATGGCTCCATTCTCCGCCATTTGACTCCATCTCAATACAATATCTACAATTTTTTTCAATGTCTAAATGTGATAATTTATCCTGATATTCTTCATATGATGTAGCATCAATTTTATCTGCAAACCAACAACAAGGTCTAAATGGTGCATCATCATTTCCTATATAGATTGCATTTTTATGTGCTCTACATTCTTTAAACGGTGTTAAATCCATGTTGATAATTCTGGGAAGTTTTCTTCAAAGTTTTTATCTCTACGCTTATCATATTCGCTAATAAACTTAGCAAACTGCTGCCTGCGCCATTCGCGGTCTTCAGTTGTCATAGTTTCGTGTCTTGCTTTCCAAAAATCATAGACCATAGCCCATGTTTCTCTTTCAACATTAGTAATATTATTGTTATCTATTATAAACGTGTTCATCTTAGTGAAGTATTTATCGCAGTAGTCTGGTAGTATTCTGAGGTCAAATTGCTTAGGATCTACAAGTCTGGCACAGTTAAACATGATGTCAACCCCGTCATTACGCATCTGTATAACCTTTTCAGCAAACGTAAGGAAGTTAAAAATACTCATCAATCCAAATGTAACCATTACACGTATAGGTACATGGAATGTTGTGCTTACTTTGCGTACAGTTGCTTCCCAACGTGCGATATCTAAACCGTCACGTATGTATTCTGCTTGAGGTCCCCATGTATCCATACTGGTATATACTTCAAGACCTTTAATTGTTTTAGCATTTAATAATGTTGTTGCCTTCTCAAAAAACATATTCAAGTTCTTGTCAGGCACACATAAGTTAGTATTAACAACTAATGTTAAGTTAGGGTTATGATTCTCTGCTACAAAGTCTAGAAGTCTCATAAAGTTTCGTGTTGCTAATGGCTCGCCACCTGTAATACGTAAATACTTTAAATCTTTATATGCATCAGGTAACCACTTCCAAAATGCATCAATGTATGGATTATTATCTTCAGGGAGCATGTCATGCATCTTGTCTTTATGCACAGTTGGATCTTCTACGGGATAACTACCATACTTACGTACTTCATTCTCCCACTTACTACTTTGTCCAGGACTGCAATAACTACAACCAAAATTACACACATTGCTGAAGCTTAATTCTAAGTAACTTGGATTAACGTGTTTGTCAAATGGTGCGTCAATTAATTCCTGTCTGCGTTCAATCGCATAAGGTTCGTTAGTAAAACGCTTTCTATCGCTAATCACATCAGGATTGATTGCTTCCATATCAAAGCAGTAATAGCATTCTTTTGGCTTCTCACCATTCATCATTTGTCTACGCTGTTCAATCTTGTGTTGTGTATTGTGTAGCATACTAGGATCACGCTGAACATCTTCTAAGTTCCAACGATGAATTGGCGGGTGGTAACAACTGTGATTCTCGCCCATGCCAAAGTGCATGGTAGCCATCAGCCATTTAGCTGAACAGAATGAGTCTTTAATTTTATCGGGTATAATTGGTATCATAATATTTCTTTTAATTCTGGTATATAATTATTATAATCTAAACCACGTGCCTTGTCAACTGCTATTATAAACTCTTTTGCCTTTTTTAGCAAGGTTGGTTGGTAAGGTTCATGTAACTTATTAAGCAAATCTTTGCGCTGCCACTCATGCAGTCTACTTGCATAATGACTACGCAATTCTTCTTTATAGAAATCAGGCAGTGCCGCAATGCTTAAATAATCCGGATACAATACATAGTTGTGATGCGGTGTTTTGTTATAGTTTGTTTCTAACCAATTACCAAACTCTGCTAGATGATAGATATTTAAAATACTAACAGTCTGAGTAACATGCCAATTTAAATTTGATAATTTAGTCAGTTTTTCAATACTTGCAATCGTTTCTTCCCATTGTGTAGGATAACGAATGTAATAGTTACGGTTTCCTAAATCATCAATACTAGCATTAACTGTAACCTGTTTAAATTCTTTCCACAACTCAATTAACCTGTCAGGGATGTCCATCATATTCAAACTATAAACAAGATGCACGTTCTGTGCTGTACCTAATGTAATCAAATGCTTTAAGTATTCAAAGTGAGCCTTAATAAGTGTAGGCTCTCCACCATTAATATAGATTTCTTCTACAGATTGACTTTTATTTGCTAAATCCCAATAAAAATCTTCATTCTCAAACCACTTGAAGTTCTCCATTGCTCGTAGTTTGAACCAAGGTAAATCGTTAGCAATTTTCTTTTCATCAGGATACCACTTTGTACTGCTATAACTATTACAAGTTAAGCAGGCATTGTTGCACACATTACCCAAACGTAGTTCCACATATATTAAGTTGATATCACTGAGCTTCGCTTTTTGTTCAAGTTTAGGGATAATGTGTGCCCAACGCTCGTTCTCATATTGGCGTTTACTTTTTATGCCTTTATCTTCATCACTCCAACAACCTTCACATTCAACTGGACGTTTGCCATCAATCATTGCTTGCCTGACTTCAACAAACTTTTCACTGTTCATTATATCTTCTACGCTATCATTATCTAGCATGACAAGACTATTACTGTCTTTCTTTTTTGCCCAACTAATTGCATCTGTGTGATTACTACGGCAACACAGGCTAGCACCCCCGTTTGGATGAGTTGCTAAATGCATCCAAGGTAATACGCATAGTGTGTTACTCATTTAATATACTCTCTCATATTTTCGTGTTCTGGAAAATATTCAAAAAAATCTTTATTTCTAATTTCATCTAACATATTGTTTCTTTTAAATATTTCATTGGTAATAGTCAGTGATTTAGCAAACATAAAAGTTTTTATGTTTTCTATATTTTTTATGATATGATCTATTTTAGGATAAAGTGAGTTATCACACTTTTGCAAATATAAGATAAAATCATTTAATGCCAGTGATATTTCTTGTTTTTTAAAGTCAGGTAATATTTGTAGTGAATATTCTTCTTTTTCAGTGTCAGCTAGGCACCATATAGTAAACTTATTAGCAGGTATTATTTTTTCTTCAAGTAGTTTTTTAACTAATTCTATATAACTATAAATGTTCATCCATGAGATGACGCTATGCACAGTACAATATACTCCGCTAGAACTAATGAGCTTAATATTGTTATATACTGTTTCCCAATCCGTACCATCACGCCAATATTCTGCCCGCTTGCCTTCAGCGTCAATACTCATTTGAACATGAACATCTTTGAAGTATTTCCAATAATCAAATACTGATTTGTTTTTGTATGATGTCTTACTAGTATTTGTAGAATATATTAGGTGCACATTTTTTGCTGTATCGTTCTCGGTAAAATGTTGTAATATGTCCCAGTGTTCTTCTTGCATCATTGGTTCACCACCTGCAAAATAAATACTTTTTACATAAGGATAGTGTTTTTCAATCTCTGACATAAGCCCTTGATTTTGGCTAAATCCCTTAAAAGCAGGAAAGTTTTTAAAATTTAATTTAGGATTTTGTATAGATTCAATTGCAATAGAACTACTAAAGCTTGGTCCACATGTTCTGCATTTAAAATTACAAAGATTATTAAATCGTAAATCTAAATGATATAATTTGAAATCCGACAAAGAACCATCTACATTTGTCATCTCTACTACATTTTTTGTAACATCTGGCATTTCATTGATGAAAGCTTGTCGCATTGATTTGAAACCACCATTTTCATGATTATAACATACATTACATATATCATTCTTCTCACCTGCTATCATATCTAAACGCAACTGTTTCATTTCACTAGTATTCCAAGCTTCTTTTAATGTAGTTTCTTCATATTTTCCTAATTTTTTACCCACACAACATGGTGCTATATTTCCATCTGGCCCTGCATACAGATGAGACCATGGCAATACGCAATATGTAGGGCTTATCAAACTATTCATCCTATGTTATCCCACCATTCTAGTAGTTTAGGATTTCGACTATAAATGCTACGCATGGTAACGGCAGTGTCTTCACGAATATTTTCTAATCTTTTAACCCAATTTTTACCATTCAATGCGGCTTGCTTATAAGTATCGGGCCATTCTTCTGCATGAGTCTTCCGTGTATTCTTCAATGCTTCTAAATTACCAATCAACGTTGCTTGCTTCCAAGTAGCACGTGGTTGAATATAAGCAAGTATGTCATCAATCATTTCATCTAGTACCTCACGTGGCCAACTTAATGGTGTCCACATAATGTCAGCATGAAAGCCAAACGTTGTTTTAGTTTCAATCTTAACATCTAATTCAATACTCAAGTCAAATAGTTCTTTCAAACTAAACATGCCCGGTGCAGTTAATGTTAGATCAAGAATCATCTTGTCTTTACCATTAGGTAACTCAAGACCTTTCTTAAAGTTCTCAAGCCACACATCCCACTTGATACCTGTGCGAATGTATTCTACAATCTCTCCAGTACCATCAATACTAGCGCACATCATCCAGTCTTTGTACAATGGAAGATAGTCATATAAGTTCTTTTTACCAAACTGTACCCTACTTAAGTTGCTGTTATAACGCATATAGCAATTCTTGTTACTACCGTTCTTTAACATTTCTTCTAGCGTCCACCAGTGAACGTCATACATTAATGGCTCACCACCGACCCAATACATTTCTTCCACAATACCGCGACTTACTGCATCACGAAATTCAACTTCAACAACTTCTTCTTGAAAAGTCTTCATAGCTGACTTGATTTCAGGAACCATGAATGGCTGATTCTTCTCGTTCCACAAGTTATGAACTTTCTTTTCAGTTTCCCATGAACTAGACAATTGCTCACCGCACATGCGGCACTTAAAGTTACATAGATTACTAAAACGATAATCAAAACTTATTGGTTCCATTGTAGTGTGACCGGTATCATCTGTCTTATCAAATGCTTCTTGTATCTTATCTTTAAACAATGATCCAGTAAACCAACCACGGTATGAATAGCCCTCCATCAATAGGTTCTTATTACATACATCACATTGAGGAATTTCTTCACCGCGCATTAGCTTCACACGAATGTCTTTCATGTATTCACTATTCCAATGTTCTTTCAAACTTACCGGTTGATAGTCATCTAATGCTGTCTTACTTTCAGTTACAGTTCCGTACTTTGAATCATTACTACTATCAATGTATTGTTTCTGGAACGAATGTTCTTCACGTGAGGCACAGCACAATCGTCTTTCAGATTGCGGACTGATATAAGTGTGAGTCCAGGGTGCCATACAGAACACCTTGTTCTTACTATCTTTATGGGGCTTTGCGTGTTCCCATAATGGAATGATTTTATTCGTCATTGTAAATCTTGGTTAAAAAATACATCTTTGCTTGGATCTTCAGGTGGATGCTCCGGAATCAAATCAACACCTTGACGGTAATTTTGTGTAATAATTTCATCTGCTGTTGGCAATTCTGTTTGAATACTATCATAGAATGCAACAAACTCTGGTGGAAAAGTATTACGGAAACTCTTACCACGACGGACATCATATTGAGCATAGAACTGTTTAAAGTCTCTATGATTCTGCGGAATGTCTTTAACATTCTTGTGTGGTGTTTTAACAACGTCAAGGTAATCAATCAATCGTTGTGTTTGTTCACGCTCAATACTCATCAACATTGGTGCACCTTCACTAGTACGGAAATCCATAGCAATCTGATTGTCTAACCATACCTGTAGTTTGTCTTTATACTTTTGGCGAATCTCAGTTGGCAACATAGCACAACTTTGAAAGCTAGGGAAACGCAAGATGTTTAAACTCATTGTAGGATACATCGTGTTGTGAATCTTTTTGAATTCCATCATTTGATCCATGAACTCAACAATACTAGCCAAACACAAACTATTGATAGTCATCATCATGTGTGTCTTTTTGATATTGCCTTCAGTGTGCAATCTACCTAGGTTATGAATCCATTTGTTCCATTCAAAACCATCACGGATATATTCAGCATGAGCACCAAAAGCTTCACAACTTGTATATACTTCCATATAGGGAACAAATTTGCTATACTCAATTAACTTGTCCATGATATCATCTTTGGGAACTAAGTTACTGTTGATAGCATAGCGCAATACCTTACCGTCTGGACGATTTGTCGCACGTTCTTGATTATTACGAAACCATTCAAACAACTTCCATACACCCGGAGCCATTAATGGTTCACCACCCGTAATGCGAATTTCTTCTAAGTTGTCAGCAAGTCCTTCTTCCCACCAGCGCCAAAATGCCTGTGAATATGGATTAATATCGTCCGCTAGTGGTTTAGCATGGTCAGCTTCATTGATAAAGTGACTACGTGCATCACCGTCAATGTTACGATAAGGACCAAACTTGTGAATATCTTTAACCCATGTTGTACTGAAACTTGGATTACAATAACTACAAGCAAAATTACATGTACGGTCAAAAGAAACTTCTAATGTCTTCAACATTGTATTCTCTTGCCAATCTGCTTTGGCAGTTTTAAGAATATCTGATTCTTCAAACACAGCAGTTTTATAAACACGATCACTCATGTTATCACGACCAATATCTTCAATCTTCCAGCAGTATTCACACTCTTGCGGGCGTTGTCCTTCTTGCATCATTTTACGCATTAGTTTCTTGTGCGGAGTATTATGAATTGCTGAAGGATTTGTGGCTAGTTCATTGACATCAATTTGATGACCTAATGGGTGGTGACAACTGGTTGTTTGTCCGTTGCCTAACCAGATAGTAGCATTTAGCCACTTAGCGGCACAATAGCTATCGCTAATGGGGTCGATAAGTCGTGATTTGTATTGTGCAAATGATTCTTCGTGTTTCTTGCCTGCCATTTTATTCCTTAATGTTTAGTGTGCGCTTTGATACATTCTCTCCAGTAGCTCTTTAGTTCCGGAAAGGTTTCCATAAAATTCGTTTGTCTGCGTCTATCATATTCTGTAATAAACATGTAGAAGTTCTTTTTATTTAGTAAAAGTTGGTCCGGGGGTAGAGATTCTTTCATTATAGCAAGGTCTCGCTTAATTTTCAATATCTCATACGGTTTAAATCCCTCAAATGTTTCCAAATAGTCATCACCCTGTACATTGTCTTCCATATACTTCAAGCAACGTTCTACTTCATCAATTCCATATTGTCCGCTGTTTTGAATATTAAACCACGGCGGGTAACGTAATATTGGAATATCAAAGAACACACGTTGATATTTCTTTTGAGTATAAACCTTGTGAACAATGTTATTTTCTTTTTCTGTTTCAGTTTGGTCAGGACTAATCTCAAACTCAACTTGACTTCTTCCACCAAACTCAGCACGTAATTCTAATACCATTTCTAAGAACTTATGTAAACTTGGAATAGACATGATATTGAATGTGTTTATAAAACTCACAGTAGAATATTTTGTTTCACGTAAAAAAGTTCTTACGTTATTCAACATGCGTTCAAACTCTAATCCAGTTCTCATATATTCTGCTTGCTCACCAAAACCATCTAGTGATACAAACAACCAAAAGTGTTTGAATCCTTTGTCTACATACCAGTTGTTACCGCTATGTACATTGAAGTTTTCTGTGTCTTCATATGTGCGTAGTGTCTCAATTGCTTTGACTTTTTCAACAAATTTGTCAAATAATTTCTGATCGGGCGGGCACATGTTGCTTGTGATAGATAATTCAAGTTGACCGTGTGGGTTTTTGTTTACATAGTCTAACACTTTGAATGTGTTCTTGTCCATAAGTGGCTCGCCACCGGTCATTCTAAACACACGTAGTTTACGATATATTTCAGGAAACCATTGCCAGAATGCTTCAACATAGGGGTTGTCTTTATTTGCAACCTTGAGTGGCATCATTCCTTTTTGTTCTAGTGCTTTTAAGTTATTATGTATCATACCGGTTAATTGATAACCACCATGCTTTTTAACTTCTTCTTCCCAACTACTAGAAAGATGAGGACTACAATACATACATTTAAAGTTACATGCCTGATTAAAGTTAACTTCTACATACCGAGGTACAACATCATAATCAAACTTGTTTTGTGTGACTTCTTCAAACGTGGGTGCGTTCCACCATTCGCTACTGCGATAGTGTCTGTCACTCATATGACCTTTAGGGTCTTCGCTCTTAGCGTCTTCTACTTTCCAGCAATAACTACAACCTTCTGGTCGTTTGCCCTCAAGCATTTGCTTACGTTCATGTATTTTGATTGGGGTGTTGTGTAATACGCTAGGATTGTCTTTGAGTAATTCTAGAGGTATCTTATGTGTTGGTGGATGATAGCAACTTTGAGTCAATCCACTAGGTAAGTGAATAGAGACTTGTTGCCACTTTGCCAAACATAGTGATGGACTAACCGCATTCAAGCGGTCACGCATATCTCTAGCGAATTGATCGTATTCACCGCTCATAATGTGTTATATTTAATTCGTTAATTTGATTTACAATATCATCGTAATTTTTAAAAAATTCTTTAGGGGTCATATTATAATTATTTTTTGTTAGACCTGGTATGGGTAAGTGCGGTAAATCTTCATAGTATACAGTTGTGTCAGCCTTAAATCTTTCTAATTCTAATAGTTTATTTAGATAATGTATTATATGAAGTCTGCCTGCTGTATAAGGAGTATTTATTTTAACTTCGTCCATTGATTTTATACCGCTATGTAGTGCCTTTGATTCAATAAATACCATGTATGACATAAATTGTGCCATAACATCTTTTCTAATCATTTTAATAAGATGATAATTATTAGAAAAATAATTATAATTTGACTTATGCTGACTAATCATATCTAAGCTATTAGGATAGACGATTGTACCCACACTATAATTAGTACTAATGTCCTGTTTTTTTATTTTGTCAATAATATTTAAGAATGAGTAACTATTATCAGTATATCTAATGGCACTGAATATATCTTTAAAGTATTCTCCGTTGTCATCAAATTCAACATTATTTTTTTGCAATTCTATTTTAACTAGACTCAATAAATATTGAGAACCTGAACGCATATGTCCAACTACAATTGTGCCTTTCTTAGATGGATCATATAATTGCATTACCAACCTTCAATCTCACGAATCACTTCCATCTCAGTTACTAGTGGACCTTTGTTATGAAAATTTGATCCATAGTGTCGCTTGAAAAACTTACTCTGTTTACTATCTAACGCACACATTGGTAAGCCTAGCTTAGTGCTTAGTTCAACACCATATGTTTCTGATAGTTCTAGTGGGTCTTCATCTTTAACTGTCTCCCACATTGCAGGATAGTTATCAAACCATTGAACATTATGTACGTCCCAATCAGTTAGCATAGTCATATGAGTTCCCATACGTGCTCCCATGATCGCCCACTCACCGTTCTCTACATCCATTCCCACGTTCTGCCAGATAGTCAAGTTGTTTAGATTTCTGCTTGCAACTGTTTCTTTGAATTCATCTACCGTTGGGCGCACGCCTCGATTCAAACTCATTTTAACACCTTCACGGAAACCTGCACGCCACGCTTGAAAACTTGTATAGTTAGGATATGTTGTACTGTAACAATCATGCATCGCCCAATATAGATTATCTTTGCTGTCTAAACAAAAGTCAGCTATACGTGAAACATCACCCTCCGTTTGATGCTCATGCGTTTGCATTTCACGCACGTAAGTCTTTGTCCAACTGCTCATACCACCATTACCATAGCGCAAGCCATTGATACTGTTAATTGCTTTCCATCTAAACTGTGCTTTTCTGAATGTTTTGTCTTTGTCTGTAAAATCTAATTGAATGTTGAAGAAACTTTCTTCTGGCATGTTATCACCATCAATTAAAATGAAACGTTCTGTATCACTTGCTTCACCTGCGGCTTTGTGTGCCGCATCACTACCTTTAACATTGTCAACACGCTTTGCCCATGGCACCATGTGTTTGACTTTAAGCCAAAATTCTTCTTTTTGCGGTTCATCGTAACTTAGATAAATGCAATCTAAATCTGCTACATCAATAATATCATTCGAGTTCATACGTTATTAAATTCCAATTAATAGTTTTACCTTTGTATTTTTTATCTACTACAATACTAATATCTTCTTCAGTACAAGCAATACCTTCACTATTTGGCATTAATTTTGAAACAACCAAACTAGGTACTGCTGTAGAAATTTTACCGTCAATAACTCGTAAGTCCGGTCGACCAATTGAATATGTAGTAGCATCTATAACAATGTAATTACCCTCAAGTTTTTCACATGAATAGAAAAGAACTTTACCTTTGTCATCATAGTAAAGCCTGAATTCAGGCTTTACTAATGGTACCGGTTCCCAAATTAATACGTGTTCCATTTGTAGCTTTCTATTATTTTATCACTAAATGACTTTGAATGATAGTGAAACGGATACTCTTGTGAATAAGTGTGTACTCGTAAAACATCTGGCAATAATTCATACACCAATGTATCCGTCCAATTTTCAGTGGGAGTTCCGGAAATAAATTGTTTCATATGTGTCATAGACAATTCATTAAAACTAGGTAATGTTGTTTTTTCTACACCTATTATATGACTTGCTATTGCATATACCCAATCAGTTGTTGCTTTTTCTGTTGGGTTACATTTCAGTATTGTTTTATATATTTCCCAATTTTCAAACACATCTCTTACTATATCAAAAAATTGTTTTGCCATTTCAGACTTTTTAAAATAAGTAATAGCATTGTATACATCAGGTAGATTGTTGTCATCAATAAACTTCCTATAAACTCTTACTGTAGAAATCTCACCCTTATAATTTCGTATCTTTGTACACAATGTTACATCATTGATTGACATAATATCAAACCAATGCTCAATACTACGTGGTAAAAACATATCAGCTTCTAACTTGATTGTCTCATCATATGGACTAGCTTCATATACTTGCCAGTCATTAATAAGTTTCCAATCACTATCAGGTGCTTGATCTCCGTGTGGCAAAATATCAGTTGTGATAATAGTTACATTAGCATCTGGCATTACCCGCTTGATACTCAACTCTAATGCTTTAGCACACTTTACATAGTCAGTTTTTTCCGTGTTCTGTGCCATAATTACAAAACCTCTAGTCATGCTATTAATTCCATAAAGTTAAGTTTGTTCATCACATGAAAATCCATGTCTTTGATTGTTGTATATTCTTTTTTGATTTTACCACGTTGCCAATTATCATGTAGTACAGTATATTCTGTGTTAAATTCATCATCATTATTTTTATAGATATGTACATTCTTTTGGCCCAAATGAACTAAGTTCCATGGGATAAAGTCTTGTTTAGCAAATGAATGACCATTAGCAATTCTAAGTGCTAAGGTTAATGCGTAATCATTTCTAAATGTTCCCGCAACAAATCCATGCAAGTTACTGTAATGTTCAAAGTTTTTCTGAACCATTTCTAAACATTCAAATATTTGCTTAGTACGATTTGATTTTTTAAATGCAACTACTGTTGCCCATAGTGTTTCAAAACTATAAACGCTAAGAACTTCTTGTACTAATCCAGGTTGCATCAAATAACTTGTTTTATTATGACAGCAAAAGTCATCATAATAATTGAATATGTCTAATATCTTATTTGAATTGACCATATAGTCAGTATCAAGTAATAATGTTTCATCATATGGGCTTAGTTCATATGCTTGATATCGACCCTTGTTGATCCACATGCCCCAATCTCTAGAGTTGCTTTTATCAGGTTCAACTAATATAGTGTTGTCAAATTTATAAGGGTCATTGGACACAGAAGATTCATCTGTCACAACTGTGACAGGCATATCCAAAAAATGATTAATTCTTTTTGCAGTAGCAACTGCCATTTTGTAGTAATCAAACTTAGGCGAGTTGAATGCAAATAATATTGCTCCTCTACTCATCGTTTTGACTCTAGTTCTTTCCATTCTTTGTGCCAATCAAGCATGACTTTACTATAAGTAGCTTTTAGTATTGTTAGTAGTTGTTCACGCTTAACTTCTACTGGGTTGTCAAAGGTATCAATTAATATAACAAAGTTATCATCTGATAATGCACTTAAAAATGCAATGAATTCAGGGGTTGCTTTCCAAAGTCCCCCTTGTTCGGCAACAATAAATTTGCCATCATATTTGTCTTTTAATTGAGCTTTGGCAGCGTTATGATTAAATCTGGCTCTCGCCTCGCTGATTAAGGTTTTGGTATCCATCTGTAACTCCTAAGAGTATTTAGATAGATACCAATGTATTGAAAAATTAAGATACTACTACTGAGCCAGCCAATGTGATCGTGCCCCAAGTATTAGCAAGATTAGTAACTTCTGGTGGACGTACAGTTAGTGTAGTTGTTGATCCTGTACCAACTGTTAAACCATTTGGAATTTCATCCCAAACTGTATATATGGTAATCACATTACCCACATCACCATTACTACCTACTGTACCGTTTGACTTGATAAAGATATTAATGTTGGTTGACAGATATCCAGAAGGACCAGTTGATGCGGTTTGATAAAAAGCGTTTGCATTGGCAGTTGTCAATGCATAGTAGCCAGTATTAGTTGCAATTGTTGGTGAGTTGCCGCCACCACCTATTTTAGTTACACCGCTGTATGATGTACCCGCAATAGTTGCTGTACCTGACGTAGGTGATGACAATACTACAGTACCAACATTAGAACATAAGTTGTTTAATAATAAGTTGATGCCGGCTGCATTATTAGCATTAGCTACTGTAATTGCCAATTGACCGCCTGAATTAAAAAAGTAACGTGCGGCGTCACCATTAGCAAATGTTGCTGTGTGAGTAAACGTTGCAATACTAGACCAAGTTGATGCGGCTGCTACTGCATTTGATGTTGTGGATCCCTGTGTGGCTGCATTTTTTCTATTTGTATAGATTGTTGTTAAGTTTGTGGGTATCGCAGACAAATAAGTAATTGTGCCGCCGGCAACCGGTGCTGTAACAGCAGTGATTGACGAACCCTGATGTGTTGCGGCATTTGCTGTTTTATTAACTAAGTTTGCCCACTTTGAAGCAGTAATTAAATCACCTGATGCAACGTTGGCTTCAGCCGTTTGACCATAACCGGCTGCGGCAGCTCCAATGGCCCATGTTGTGTTTAACACATTTATTGTGCTTCCGGGGTTGGCGCCAACTAAACCATTAAAGTCTGATGCCGCTATTGATCCATATTGTGCGTAACTCATTTTTTTATCCTTATTTTATTGATACGAATGCTTCTACTGTACCGACACCGTCGTCAGTTTTGTGAGCCAATGCTCTTCCAATTGTGTTGAAGGCTGTTGCTTCATCATCTTTTGCCGCACGTGCTATGCCATTTCCTGCAGAAACAAGACGCTGACCTTTACGTACTTTACCTATAACTTTAACCTGTACTCGACCACCAACCGCAATTGGAGGATGCGTAGCATCTGGGCCGGCGTCTGAGTTCATTAGATATGCCGCTGTGTCAGACACTACCCCAAACACATCTTCACTTAATTCATATTGAACAGCAGTAATTTCTTGCTCACCGCCTAATTCAACAACTGTTCCTGCATCATATACCTCATCAGCCGCAAAACGTTCTGCCAAGTCAGCATATGTTGCATTGAGTCTTGATCCTGCAGTTAGAGACCAGTTACCTGTAATATTAGCTGTTGTGGTGTTTGCACCGGCAGTGATCACTTGAGTTGTTACTCTTCCTGGGGCAATATTTCCAGTAAATTGAACTACTGAATTTGCTCCTACTAGATAATCAGAAACATTGCTATTATTATATGTACCTGCAAAACTGATAGGATCTCCATTAGCATACATATATTTGTCTGTTTTAACACCCCAAACATTACCTATGTTAGAAACATAAATGTTACCTGAACCAATAACAAACGAGTTTGCAGAACCATTTGCAGTCCAGGTACCGGTTATTGTACCACCTGTACCATTACCACCTGTCGTAATAATTTGTGTATTTAATGTGCCAATATTACCAGTTGTGATTGATGCATTAGCAATTGTAGCATTTGCTGATACTGTAGCTAAACGAACTGTAATTGTGTCCCCAACGATAGCATTTACAGCAGTAATGTTGTTTGCTTGTAAATTACCAGTGACTGAAACTGAACCAAATGTTGTTGTAGATGTTCCTGAACTAACTGCTAATGAAACCCAAGCATTTGCGTTTGATAATCCGTCTGTTGGGCATACTTTTAATAAACTAGAATTAAGATCATACCATAATTGACCACGTAATGGGTTAGCAGGTGGTGTGTTTGCCGCATAATTTTCAAGCTGGTGCACAAAGTTTGTGTCTACAGTTTGTCCATATCCTGCAAAGTTTCTACCAGGCAAGCCCAAACTTGTACTAGTAGTATTAATAGTTCCATCAGCGATGGTTGTTAGTACTGTACCATCACTTTTAACAATTGTATATGCCATTTCAAATCACTCCGGGTCTTGTTTATTTATCTTAAATTGTAACTAAGTTCGTCAGAGCTTGAATTCTGACAGTATAATCAATTTGTATTTGTCTATTTAAAGATTTTTGGACAGGATGGAAAATTACATGTGTCAATAGTCTAGTAATGACATTACCCATTTCGTCTGTTCCGTAATTTGCTAATAATCCTAGCTCATCAAAAATGTAGCTAGAATCAGTTTGTGTGCTGTTATCAAACGCATTTTGGCCTGAGGGCTCTCCGTAGTCTAATAGACATTGGACCAAAATGTCAGTATAAACACGACCTGTAGTGTGTGAAACTGTCATTTTGTTCCGTGTAGGGTCTAAATTAAAAACACTTGTATCGTCAACAATTTTAGCGTAAGTTTGATTATATAATGCCGCATTTTGACCAGTTGTGTTTGGAGGTAGATATGTAATAACCCCGGTTTCATCTACGCTTGCGCCCCCGTTACCAAAAGCCATTTGATAGATTTCTCCGTACCCTCGGCTGCTTAATGTGTCAGCAATTGCCTCTGACATGTTCTCATAATTGATTGCATTATGCTTGTCTACAAAAACTTCCCCGTTATTGGGATCGTAGACTTTCAAAAAGCCTTCAATTTTGTATGTTAATTGTATTCCTGACATTAGTTATCGCCCCGTGTTTCGACTAAAATTTCTTTGGTATTTGGATCAGTTATTTTCAAAAAAGATGAAAAATAGAAACCACCAGACTCGTCCGGCGTTGAGCCATATTCTTCTGTTAATTGTGGTTTTTTATTATTTTCCTGATTATTCATAGTATTATTTATCATTACTTAGAACTCCGCATTTAAGAAATTTGCAGCCGCTGTGTCGCTAATCTGTAGAGGATCACCTATAATAGGATTATAATTATATGAATTCCATGTCAACTTATAGTCAACTTCTGATAGTTGATTAGTAGATAGTATTCCATATACTTTTTCATATGCTGGAATATAGTATCTTTCTCCCGTACCATTAGTACCACGTTGTAATCCTGTCAATGTATTAGTGTCAAAATCTACAGTTGTGAACTTGATTTGCTCACCTGCAACATAAATTAGATTACCTAAAATTATAGTAATTGTCAAACTTTGCCCCACTGATACGCCGGATGTGATTTCAAGTACGGGCGCAATATCTACTATCTGAACACTATAAGCAGAGCTAGGTAATGTGGTAGATGTTGAATTATTTACAACAATAACTTGACTAATAATTCTTTTATCAACATCCAATCCAATAATATAAACTCCATCAACTGCCGCCGGTGCAGTTTCATTTTGCACTACATTGGTTGTGATTTTTGTCACATCTTCAACATAAATTGTACTATCGGTATATGATAACGATTGTGTTAACCAAGTTGTACTCAATGATGTTGCACGATACACGGTAGGTATATTATACTTATTGACATTGTTAATATATATTAATTCGTCAGGAGTAGATGTAGGTATCATGTTAGTAATTATTACCACATCTCCTGGTACAATTGTTGTCAATATACCTAGATTGTTGTTTGGATTGATAACAAGCGAGCTTGATGGAACTCGATATCCATTTACTGTCACCCAAATTCTATCAACATTAGTTTGTTCCCACATTGTGACACCCATGGTATCTGTGCCTGCATATGCGGTTATTGCTATTTCACTACCTTGATAAGTTGATGATAGTGTTATCTTACTATTCAGTACATCAATAGACTTGACATAGTACTTAGTACCTTCAACTATTCCTCCAAACACTGTACCAGAGAAGTATACAGGTGTATCAATTACTATTTGACTAACAGAGTTCACTGTGATAGTATTATCAATTGCTGAACTTGCAGTAGCAGTGGTGTCAATTAATGTAAATTGCTTATCTAACCAAACATAACCGCCGCTTACATAAGAAGAAACAGTAGTTACCGGGTCATTCGTTGCATAACTTTGTGGTTGATATGGTGATAGATACAAAGCAATTTGAGTATCAGTAATTATCTTTGCGTAATAAGAATTATTGTTCAATTGTACTGAGCCAACCACACCATCAATACGCACAATATCATTTTCAACTAGGTTGTGAGCAACACCGGTAGTTAATGTTACTGCTTCATTTCCACCTACATAAGCATACATTGAACCTGATGCATTAGTAACTATGTATGCACTACCACTCTGTGTTTCAGAAACTTTAAAATCAATTCCATTTGCATCAATGTAATTAATCCAATATACAGTACCGTCTGCTGATAGCCCACCGAAACCGGTCGTTGTTAGGCCTTTAAACAAGATTGGTTGACCAATTACGAACCCAGCAGTACTAGATGCAGTAATAGTATTTGGGGCTGTTGTTTGTGTAACATTAGTTCTTGCTAACGGTGCTGAAATATTATTATTGATAGCTGTAATATTAGAAACTCTAGGAGGATTAATAAATCCAAGCATAGAGCCCGTATCAGTAATTAATGGTATACTTGGTCCACCTGGTGTTAACGATACCGTAAAGTTTGTTGTTCCCGGTGTTAATATTTCTGCAATGTAATAGATCGTACCTGCAACAATACCACCAATTGGTGATGCAAATATTATAGCTGTGTTTAGTTCTAAACCAACCGTAGATCCAGATGATAATGTTAAATAGTCTGGTCCAGGCGAGAACTCTTCACCAGTAGATTCTAATGCACTACCAGATCCAGCACCAATTCCAGATGCAATAAAGAATGTTCCTATGTTATTATTCAATGCGCCAATTGAAGTGAAATTTGTATTTGGGCCACCTACACCATCATTGATAGTAGTAATAGTATAACCTTGTCCTATTGAGAAACTTCCGGCTGCTGTCTGAAGACCGCCTCCGTACGGAGATCCATCGTATCCGGGGAAGTGTGTGGTTGATCCTATATTTAATGTGATACTTGCTGAGCCACTGTAGGTTCCACCTAGTGTGGTATGTAAGTATTGTCTGTTAGTGCTGTTATATGTAGTAACTGCTAAAATATCGCCCGCAATTAAACTAAATGTCAAATACAATGTTTGAGTAACTAAATCAATAGTATATTCCGATGTGTTTGTCAAGCGCAGTCCATTAACTTCTACTACTGCATTTTCAGGATTAGTGCCGCCTATATAATTAGTCAACAGTAATTGTGTCTCGCCACCAGTTGACATATAAATCTGTGTAATTGGGATACTATATGAATATTGTATAGGATCTGTTTCTCCAAATACTGCAAAAGTAACAAAGTCTTCAGTGTTTGTGTAGTTATTAGCAAACACTAACTTTGCAGTAGGTCCTACACTTGCTATAGAAATTGCAAAATCATTCGTGACAAAACTTGCAAGTCCGGATGCATCTGTTAATGGTACAATGCTACCTCCCAATGAGGTAGATACCGTAAATTCATTAAGGTCAACAATTGAACTAATGTAGTAAGTTGTGTGAGGGGCCAATCCACCAAATATATAATCGCTGAATACAATTGGATCGTTTATGTCAACAGTCAACGATGTATTAACAACTATTGAATTTGTAGAACTCTTTGTTTGAGTTACCACACTAGTTTCACCAAGTATCAATTTAGTACCATTATGTACTACTAGTGGGTCAGTCCAAACAAGACCCGTACCCGGTTGACTGATTATTTGCATAGATCCAGTATCATTGCTTAATTGATATGTTGGTCCCGCAATACCATTCACTAGAGGAGGAAGTGATACTGTAATTTTATTAGTTATATAACTAATAGTTTTAATATAATATGTCTGATCCAATTCAATACCACCAAATACATTGCCTTGGAATTGTACCGATTGATTGAGTGCAAAATTAGATACACTAGAGCATGTTATAGAATCAATGAGTGCTTCAGTTTTTGTGCATTCTACCTGTACAGGTTCTGTTCCTGGTCTTATGACTCCGTTGCCATTGAATTTACTAGCAGAATAATTACAGTTCAGTGGCATTTCAACAAATCCTGTATCAGGATTGTCAATAAATGGTACCGCCTGTGAATTTGATCGTTGTAACTGATCACCGTTACCCACTTCGCATAATTCAATGCCTAATGTATGGTTAGGAGCTAATGTAGTATTCAATGTGATTGTTTTTAGAACCCAATCTACCGTGTAATCATATGTCTCATAAATTCTAGTACTTGTACCGATTACTGGATTAATATCATATATTACTATAAACACTGGGTTCTGTACAACATTTAAGAATGAATATTCATATTGCGGATAAGATGGTGTAATTTCAATTGATACAACATTGAACCCTGTATGACCGTATTCGCCAACTGCCCAGTTAGTACCGGGACGTGTCGTTGTAATCATAGTTAGATTATCAGTAACTACGCCGGGGACCAATTCTTCTGGTCCGTAACCTTCGGCAAATGAATCACCTTGAACAGTATACACTGGTTCTTCTTGTATAAACAATGCACTTGTAGTCCACGTAGATCCATTACTACTTGTTAAAATAGTGTTATTGTCACCAACTATAATGAATTTAGAATCAGTATCATTATATGCAACACTATTTAGGTTATTGGTTGTGGTTGACGTTTCTATAGTCCATGTTACGCCGTCACTACTTGTTACAATCGTGCCATTGTCTCCCACTGCAATAAATTTACCATTACCATAAGTAACATCTACTAAGTTTTCACTTGTACCTGATGTTTGCTCTACATTAGTTTGAGCACCGTCAGTACTAGTAAATATTTGCCCTGCATCACTTACAATGACAACTAAACTATTACTGCTTGTAATTGCATTTACATATGCTGAAGTAATTACAGTAGTAATACCATCATTAACAATATTCCAGGTAGTGCCGTCATTCGTACTTCTAATAATTAAGGTTTGATCGACACCATTGATAGTTTGATTACCAATTACTAACCATCCAGTGTAGCCTGCAGTGGTATATGTTACATCTGAGAAAGACCCGGGACTAGATAATGCAAATGAGTTTACCCATGATATAGTATCTAGACTTTTTATCACATTTTCACCAACTGCTATCCAAACATCATTGCTATTATAAACACGGTTTAATGTATTAGAAGGCACTGACAATGTTTGGCCTGTTGTATATACTAACCCATCTGTGCTAGTATAAATTGGCGTTGCTGAATTAGTTGTAGTGATTACATATCTATTACCATCGTAGTAAATATCTGACAATCCAACAGGGTTGTTGCTTAGTTTACTCAATGCCCAATTATCACCTGTAGTACTTGTTAATAGTGCAGAATAAGTAGGTGATGTTGATATTGTTACATAACGGATACCGTCCCATACCACAGACATATTATTAATTGTTGCTGGGTAGAACGGTTGGTCTTGTAATTCAGTATCAAGCAAAAATTCTTCTGCCGGAGGAAATGCATTATCCATGTATACTGAACCCGGATAAGTAATTCCAGTAACAAGCTGAGTTAAGTCTCTGCCAGGCATGTTTGCTGTTGGGTTATAGTACCCAACAATACGATCTAATTCGTTGAGTTTTCTATCGCCGCTGTCTAGCAATTCCCACTTACCCAATATGAAATCAGCATCGTTGTTGCTGACAATACATTGGTATAGTCTATTATTATAACGAACAATGCTCTGAGTGAAGTAGAATGGTTCTGGTAAATAAACATAATCACCTGACTTGGCCATAGTAAATTCTAAATCTGCTATGGTACCAGTAAAGTTAAATGTACCACCACCTATTGTAGTTGAAATAGTAACTGTAGTTGTCGATGGTTTTGTTTTAATATAATAAGTCTGACCCAAAGTCAATTCACTATATACACTTCCAGTAAATACAACTGGATCATTTAATTCAAAGTCGTCTGAATTAGTTACTGTTAATCTATCATTAGCAGCCGTAACAGCAGTAACATTGGTTGATGTAACTCCCGTGTATGTTAACCCTAATGTATCACCATTGACTGGAACTGTCATCAGTGGGTTAGCATATACTTCTAATTCAGTTGCACTAATAACTTTTAAGTAGTATTGTTCTGTCAATCCAGGTGGAGTACCAGAAATAATTGTAGATGTTATCGCACCAGTGGCACTGATACCACTGACATTGATTACAATATCATTTATACCATTTACACCGGGCAGATCATCCTGACCACCTTGAAGTGTAATATTATTATTGTATGCAAAGCCTGTGCCCGCAGTGTTAATCACAACAGAATATCCACCTAACATATAGCTAACAAAGAATGTTGGGGCTGATGTTGGGTATTGTGTTAGTGTAGATGCCGGTGAGAAATTATCAGTTAATGATATTGTTGTTCCTCCCGCAGTTAAACTAACCGTGATAAACGGATTATCGGCAGTCAATGTCATCAATCCATTATCACCGGTTAAGTTAAAGGTGCTACCACTTGGTGTTTCACTTATAGTAAATGTAGTAAGCCCTGTAACAGTGCGAACATAATATGTCACTAATTCAACAACTCCACCAAACACACCACCGGTGAATGATATCGGCATTCCCGCGTAGAATCCTGTTGTACTTGCGCAGGTATATTCTTCTGTTCCTGCATTTGAACTTGTAACATCGACCACTACGGTGCCCATAGACTTAACATAATATGTTGTGGCTGCTGATAGACCACCGACTGATGTAGATAATCTAAATGGCATGTTTACATACATATTAGTTAAGCCGCCACCCAACAAATTCAAATACATATAATTAGAACCAGTCACTGTTGCCACTGTACTTCTAGTAATTAAATTACTATTTGTACCTGAGTATCCAGAGCCACCATTAGTAAATTCGCCGGATGTATTATAGAATGTAAATTCTTGGCCAGTGATTTGCCCCGGGCTGATTGGTAAACCAATATTACAGGTCATTGATCCTGTTGCAGTAGTTAATTGAACTGCATTTGCTTGGCTTGTTAATGTTGCAGTACCGATTGCAGAAGTTAATGCAACTGTACCACCATTAATTGTATTAGACAGTGTAACTTTATTTGTACTGTAATCAATAGAAGCAATATAATATAATTGTCCAGCAATAATTCCACCAAATGTTGTGCCGGTGATAATTATTGGTGTATTGATATTTAAATCACCAATTTCATTTAATACAACATAATCTCCTGCATTTTCAGTTGCCTCAACTGTTACAATTGTGGGATTATTAGTTGTTGACATTGTAAATGTCTGGTCATCAATTACCGTCATTACATAATAATTTTCATTTTCAATGACTCCACCAAAAACATTACCCGTGAAGAATATTGGTATGCCTGTATAGAAACCAGTTGTTCCACAAATGCCACTTGGATTCAATGGTATTGTTACAAAGTTTGTTGTTTGTGATGTTGCAGTTGATGTCAATATACCGGGATACTGAATTGAAATGACAGCAGTATTTGTGACTTCTCCGATGATTGCGTCTAATCCTGCAGTAGTTACCGCAGTTGATAGTGGCACCACTAGTCCGCCTACTGTGGTACTAATACTAAATTGTGTTAGACTTACTATTTCTTTAATATAATAAACTGTGTTATCCGCTAATCCACCAAATACTGCCCCTGCAAATTTAATTGGCATGCCTACATAGAAACCAGTAGTGGGTCCTACAAAACCTTCATCAGGTGTTCCACCAATACTAGGTGTAATTGTTATTAAATTAGTACTAGTTGTTGTGTTAGTAACCGTACGGGTTCTAGATGACCATTTTACAACTTCATCATTTCGTATATTTTGAATTTCAAAAATTGCTCCCTGAGCACTTGCCAAAATAGTATCAATTGCAGGCTGTGAAGATTCTAAACTTAGTGCAGAGCTTGCAATTTGCTCAGTATTTTTAAACGAGCCAGCGTAGAAACTTCCATAGAAATTATTTTTAGTCCACTCAGTAACTTGAGAATTATATGTAGTTCTGTCATAGCGTAGTGTCATTATGTTTTCACGAATAGGGCGAGAACTAGTTACACAACTTGCTCTTGCACTGACAGCTAAATTATTGTTCTCCCCGGTACCTGTACTTAAAAATACTACTCTGTCACGATCTTGTAATGCATCAGCATAGGTAGTATATAATGCAAGAACATATGCAGGTACTGACTCTAAGACATTAACATAATAGTATTGGTCATTTTTTACGCCGCCAATTGCGGTCGTATCAGTACCGGTGTAGTAACGAACCAAATCACCAGTTTGTATAAGTTGATTTTGAATAGCAATAGTGTTGGTTAATAAATCAACTTCTGAACTTGCAAATGTAATAACTGAACTAGGTTCAATTATTATTTGCGGTAACACTACATAGCCATCACCTGGATTGATAACATCAATGCGTAATAGTTGATCCAAATTCATCACTGGTTGCAAAATAGCCTCAGTTCTAGGTGCTGGATAAATTGATGTATCTATATATGCAGTAACTTTAGGAGGGTTAGCATAACCACGACCACCATCTAATACTAATATTGCAGGTAGATCAATGTAAAGTTGTTGACCGGGTAAATGATTTGATACAGGTGTATCATTAACTCCGCGAGTCAATCCACTTAATGTACTATATGCTCTGTCAACACTTGAGTAAGCAATTATTTCAAATGTTTTTTTACTTAAATCTGTTTCAGGATCAGTGGGATCATAAATCTTAATTGTTCCGTTAATTGGAAAACCATAAATGTTATCTACTACCATTGAATTACTATTCAATGTTAAATATGATGCTAAGGTAGTTATTGGATAAGCATTGACTCCGGTTATACTCACGCCGTAATTGTTAAACCAATTTGTATATGCAGGGTCTTGCCATATAGCATCTGTTGGTAAATATTGACTGTCGCCGCTTGGATTAGCATATACTAATTCAGGTGTTATATATTTCTGTAAATTTGTGTTATATTGTGCTGGTAAATCAAAGTCAGTAATATTGCCGGCCCATAAGTTTGTACCAGTGTACTTGAATAAGAAATCTTTAACAACTACATGATACGGCTTAATTTCATTGATGTATCCAGACAAGAAATCTTGATTATCACTTTGAAATACTTCTAAAGGAAGTAATTCACGGATCGTGTGTGCTACATCAATAAATGATGTCTTGTTTAACCATGGCAGATAATTTTGACTCTCTATTGTTTCACTCATTATATAGTTAAACAATAAAATCAATCCTTGATTTCTGAAAGCAAATATTTCACTCGGTAATTCTTCATTTAAGAATCGAGTGATAGAGCGTGTTTCTTGACTTGGATATGTGTCGAATGGTGTTGTGTCAAAGAAATTATCACCAAACCCTAATCGTGCTGTTTCATAATCCCACAATGAACTCTTAAATTGAATTGTTCCATTTTGTAATCCTATACGGACCCAAGTAGATACCGTGCTATCATATCTGTATGTTTCTTGGAAGCCGGCACCGTTTTTATTAACAGTTACAATTAATCCATTCTGTGCATTAATAGTTGCTAATTGAAAATATGATTCTACTAACATAGCAGATTTAGTATTATCATTATAGCCGGGTTGCCACCAGTTTATATATTCCCAGTAGTCAGTTGTTTCATAGAATGGTAATCCTGTACTTGGATTTATAGGTCCAACGGTGTATAAAAATTTACTAGATTGAGTTTCTGTAAACGGAATCTGTGCTAATTCTTGGTTAGCAAGTGTTAAGTAATTCTTTAATGCACCAAAGCGTGAATAGAAGAAGCCTTGACGAGGACGAACTAATATACCACTCTGTACTGGTTTTGGTAAGTATGGATCAGGAACAATGGCACCTGATTCATCTACTCCACTCATACTATCTAACATTCTATCATATAATGATAGGGGAGGTAAACTTGTTAATGCAGGCAATCCGGGTAAGAAATCATCTACATAGTTTGAACGAATCAAACTGTAAATACTATGCGAATCATCATCATTTGTACCAGTAGCAAAACCAATATGCATTACTGTATCAGTTGAATTGACATACTCACTTGTATTATACAAACCCATTACATTAGATTGTATAGGTGCAAAGTAAGCGATTCCAGATGCCTGTGGTGCACTAATATATGCCTCACATATAGTATCACTTAATGTTTTACCTATCTGGTTGAAGATGATATTAGTATTTCTTACCCAGTAGAAATATACAGGGGTAATAGCTCCGGTTGAATTTAATACATATTCAATAGCATAATCTGTTAAGTTCAATGGAGTACCGGTAGCTGTATATTCGGCCGGAACCACATCACTTGTAATCCAACTGTAAATTGTAACTTGACTACCAGGGAATACACGACCCCACCATTTGCTATTATATACTACATCATTATACTGATGATAGTTAACAAATTTAGTAGAACTTGTATTGAACCACAACTTACCTAATTGTTTAGTGCCCCAAACACTAGATCCAGATATAGTTGTATTAGGACTATTATATGATGCAGGATCAGCATTAGAAATTATATCTAAGTTTTCTGATACTACGCCTAATATTTTTCCTTGTAATGGATCAAAGTAATCTAAGTTTATTAATGTGTTGTTAGTTGATGCACTGTATAGTTGTGCGTTTTGAATGCCGTTAACATCGACTGCTATTTCTGGTTGACGATATACAGACCAATCCGCTAGACCAGATGAGTTTGTGTAGATAATTACTTGACCATTGTTATATCCCGGTCTAAAGCCAGGCGTACCAACTACTACCGTATTATCATTAAAGTCTAACGCAGTACCATAGTATGGTTGTGCACCATAGTCTATATTCAATGCGTTTACACTTTGAGCGTATATGAATTGACCAACATTTGTTAAATTTTCATTATAATTTTCAGCATAGTCAAACATGTAAACTGCGCCGGCGTTTCTTGCGATATCTACAAACTGTGTTGTATTATTATCAAACAATGTATCATTGTTATAATTATCATCATCGGTTGAATCGAATGTAGTTGCTTCATAACGTGCTGATGCCGGTGCACTTGCTACAAATGAACCATTATCATTAAATTTGATAACAGTACCAAATTGAGTTCTACCGGCGGTATGCGGGTCAGTGATAGTTTGTGTAAATGTGTATTTTGAAATACCCAATTGATACATTGCATTACCAGTAAGTGTAATAATATCTAACTTGTCATTGATTGTTGCTAATTCTATGTTAATCAACGATATGACAAGTTTATTATCTATTGATGTTGCGGTTACATTAGTAATATTTGATCCTGCTATTGCTGCCGCAACCACTGATGCATTACCTACAGGTATAGCAACAGCATAACCATTCAATAAAATAGTCGTTGGTGTGGTGACTTGACAATCAATCGTACCAGTAATAATACCATAACTTCCGCCGCCATCAGTATAACGATAAATTGTGCCTTCTTTGTTTTGTGAATTAATTTGGAAAGGGGCGCCAATTAAAAGTTCATTACCATATGTATCCAAGTCTGCACTATAACCATATTGCTCGCCAATTGTAATAGTGTCAGTTGCGGTAAATTGTTGTATCAACACAAAGGTAGATCCACTAACTGTTAGTATATCACCTGCGTTTAATGATTGATATACATTTAACAATGATCCAATTACAGCATAGTTATTGTCATCTATTAATGTTCCATTGACACTAACATAGATTGGTGATGTTTGTGCAACCATGGTCATTGTACCAGATGGTGTGTTTGCTAACACCAATGTTGTTCCGTTTCTTGTCAATGAAAGAGTGATTGTTGAACCAGAAATTAATTTAACATAATAAACTTGATTTAGTGATATACCACCAAATACGTTACCTGTAAATACAATTGGTGTTCCATTCACTCCATCTGACAGTCCTGCAACTGATGACAATGTAATGGCATTGCTAGAGTTAATAGAACTTCCGATTGCTGTCCTAGTTAAAGGACCGGCTACTAAATTAAATGTTTGCGGCACGAATGGCTGACTAGTAAACCTCACTTCAAAGTTTTGCATCACTCGTTCAAATATATAAGATGTGCCTGTATTATTAGTAACACCGGTGTCAACTCCGGGTGCGCCAACTACTAATGTATTACCATAATAGTTAGTTGCCAATGCATATGAGAAATTATCACCGGTAACAAGACTACCCAATGTTATAATAGTGTTATATTCATACAAACCAGTAACTTGAGATTTACGATATACATAGAATGCATTTTGTTCATATGCACTAATGAATAACCAGTTGCCATCTCCAGAAAATTCTGTTTTAGTTCCCCAATTTGTTATGCCAGTTGGTGCTTGAATTGTTTGTAAAAATTGTAACTCATTAACTTGAAGTGTGCTTATCAATGTGTATATTTTTATTTTTCTATCTGCAAGTAATGTTCCCGTAGGTTGACTAATAGCAAAAGTTGAACCGGTGTATCCTATTGATGAACCAAAACTAGCAGAACCAGTTAGTGTTTGTGCTAGGTCATAGCGTTCGAATACAGGGTTATATGTGTAACGATATGCTACACCTAAATCAGCATCACCAATTAAATAACCTAAATCACTTGTAGTTGCAACTGCACTACCAAATGTTTCTGATCCGGTCTTTAATAACTCTAAGTCTAGTTGATAATTAATGCTTTTACGATATACAGCCCAATCACCGTCAGTATTAGTATCTACCCATACTTTGTTTTTAACAAATTCAGTATTCAATAAAGGTAAGTTAACAATATCACTTGGTTGGCTTACACGCTGTGACTGGAAACGCATTACAATACTATTGGTGTTAGTCAATCTTGCTATAGTAGAAACTAATGATAGTGCAATCGTAACTCTATAATTATCTACAACTGCTTGTACAATTCTATAACCGTTAACCGCGTCATCAAAGTTAATGATTGCAATAGTTTGATACTTTGTTAATCCATGTGGTTCAGCAAATTGTAGTGTAACAGTCCCATTCAAATTGTTTAATACTTGAATCAAGTTACCATTTGAAATAGGCGTATATACTTGCCAAGTGCCGTTATAGTCAGCGACCCAAACATATTCACCTACATATAATTTTGACAAAGGTGTTTGTGCAAGATTCAAATCATTATAGTAATAGCCATACGTAGTTATGTCATTAAAATTAACATAACCTGCATCCGGATATAATCTGTTAGGTGTATTTGCGGGAATCGTTGGTAAAACATTAGGATTAGTAATAGGTCTGCCGTAATTGAATACAGAATACAATGGGACTTCTTGTTGTACCCCGTCTGTGTAGGTGCCTGTTGTTAATCCAACTATAGAAGGATTTCCGGTCAATTCATTTTGATTTAATTTAAAGTCAATAAAGTTATTATCTAACACGCCACCAAACTCGCCGGTCTTAATGGCCCAGTTGTCATAGATATCATAATCAATGCCACCTTGTGGTAAATTAATACCTTTAAAGTTTTCTGCGGCAATCTTTGTGCCTTTTTCTTTAATCAAGTTTTTGTAAACATTGATTTGAGTAATATCAGTTAGGTCAGCCAGAGCCATGTAATCGCGAGGGCGGTATCCAACCAATGACCAACTTAATAAGTCAGCATCTTTACTTAAGTTAGGAGTGTTTGTATTGTAATATAATACACTTTCATAACTACGTGTACTTGGGTTTGGTAGTAATCCCTTTTGAATTTCATTATAGTCTGTTTCTTTCCAGTACCTACCGTCGAATGTCATACTTGGTTCTAATACTCTTAATGAAACCCAATATTTATTTTTATATTTTACAATAACGCCTTTAGTATATTTGGTTATATTATTCCATTCTTGTATATTATCTTGATTAAGGATAAAACCCTGTGCATCAATAGTGCCGTTCCAGTCAGCAGTTTTTGTACCACGAGTTATAATACGATTCTGCCGTAGTCCGGTAATCAAATTATAAATCACATCGTTGAATAATGTAACGTTGTTGAATACAACACCGTGTTCAAAGTTACTAATATTAAACTGACCATACGCAACGGTATCACCTTGATTAAGAGGTGTAGCAGTAAATAGTGTGTCATCTCGCACTACTGCTAAATCAACAGATTGAATTGGATATAAATTTTGATTTAATATAAAGTTTTGACGTTGTAGTGTCAATGGTTGTACTACACAACTATCTTTCTGAATAGTAATCAAATTGGCTGCCGGGTTTAAATTAAGTAAACTACCTTTCCCCCAACCAGATTGAGTCCAATATAAATATTCTGCAATCATTTGATTCCAGTTAACATCTATTCCAGATTCTATTTCTTTAAACAATACACCCTGTGTTGTTAAATAATTACTATAACTTCCAATAAATTGAGCCAAATCTTGTTTAGATACAAACTCAGTACCATACGGTATTAATATTTCTGTGTTTTCAAAATAATCTTTAGCAACTTGTACTGATTCACCTTCAACTGTCACTAAATTATAGTTACCATTGATTTTTGGTTTACTTACCGTAAAATATGCTTTTGTTTGTGAGTTACCATATACTTTCCAGCCAGTACCGGAATTTTGTATAATAACACCACTGTATATAATTTTATTGAAGGGAATATTATCATATAATAATACATTCAGACTTTCAGAGGGTATCAACAGTGATGCGTTGTTGCTATTAGGCGATCCTTTTTCAACATAAAAGTTAACAAGAGTTTTATCAGTAAAGCCAGCAACACGATATATTAATCGAACATCTAAGTTGGCTAATAAATCTATAGTTGTTTGTGTTGAATCGATACCAACTTGTTTTTCATAATCAACAATCCAGTTGATATAGCTTGTTTTGGCAATGCCATCACCATAAATTTGAACATCTGCAATTACTAAATGGCTTCTATCATTGACTAAGAATTGATTGAATTCACTATTGTATTTGTAATTGTCAACATCAACGCCTAAGTTGTAAAACTCAGCAGGTTTAGTTAATGCTAATATTTTCATTAAGTCAAACGGCCATGAACTACTTCTACGATACGAAAATTCTGTTGATGCAACGTCCCCAACTTTCCAATCATTGCGGAAACTTCTACCGTCATAATTACCTACAATTGCGTCAAACGGTGATACTAGATTACCGTTACTATCAACAGGTAATACTTGTAGTAGCTGTGGTCTAATACATTGTGTTACTATAACAGGATCTCCGTTATTCCAATTAAGACCTGCGGCTAAATCACCCCATAATACTAAGTTATCACTGGTATATGGTGCAGGACCATAACGTGTTGTCCACCATGCAGGTTGACTAGTAAATCCTATCATTTCCCAAGGTGCTACATCAGGCTGTGATGTGTCATAGTAGTATTGATATATACCCCTCCAGTATCCTTGTTGAATTTGAGCATTGTTAATTTTATTGCCAGATTGGCTGTAGTTGTATGAAAATTGGTTAGTAGGAGTATATCCAATTTGTTGTTTATACTCAACCCGATTTTGTCCAACCCAGTTTAAGAAAAACTGAGAATAAATTGATAAGAATTCATCATAAGAATAATCAGTAGTTCTGAAAAATCCAGGAACAACATCATAATCTCTTATAGGAATAATATTACTTAATTTTAAATTATTATAGATTCGAGTTTCAAACTCAAGCAAGACTTTATCTCTAAAGTCTACGAGATGCCCGTCAATATAATCTCCATATAATTTTGTATAAGACCCATCATGTCCGCGAATAAAGTATGTAGGGTTAGTATAGTTTTCATCTAGTATTACTTCAGGAATGAATGATGGGTACAAGCCTAATTTTGTAGGGGTATTTGGAACATACGATCCGTAGGTTTGATAATATTCATTAACTGTAATAATATCTCCGGGTAACAAATCAGTCTCAACTGTTAGTGCCGGGCTTGTTGCGCTGATAGTATAATCAATTCCAATAACCAATTGAGTAATACTAGTATAACCTTGTACAGTACGTGTTAGATATACCAATACTCCATAATAGTTTGCAGTATCAAAATTATAAATTCTGGTTAATGGATATCTACTAACATCTAATGAATTTGCAAAAGTATATGAGTTGCTAGCATAAGGTGATTTACTAGGTAGCATATCACTCCAGAAGAACGGCGCGCTATCTACTTTAGATATGGTGATTTGATCCAGTGCATCATCTAGCATTACTGCCGAAGATTGATATACATTATATTCTGTTTTATTAACAGTATCTATTAGTAAAGTTTTGAATGAAATATATTGATTACTATTATACTGCAATGAGTCGTATAAATTGACTCCTGGCTTTCTTAAAAAGGTGCCGGGCAACACCAATGATGCACTATTCTGAATAATTTTATTACCCCATGGTACAAGATTACCCAAATCACGATAATTATTTGCGCCAAATACTGTACCGGTTGTATTTGGATTATTGTAGAAAATACTTTGATACTGTCCACGAATATCACCTACGTTAGCTGTTGTTATATCAGTGTTGAAGGGGTTATTCTGTAAATTATTAGGTATCTGATAATAAGCAGTCTTACTTACTTGGTCACTCAATAATGTAATTTCAACTACTGTGTCTACTAGCGTATTAGGTACTGTAAAATTAACTACTGTAGTTGTTGGATTAATAGTATAGGTGTAAGTGTTGGTGTCTTGTAATACATTGTTTACATAAACTTGGATGTTAGGCCAAACTGTATTTGTGGCTGCGCCTATATCACAAATATAAGTTGTGACACCACTGTTACCTACATAGTTAAATGAGAATATTTGATATTGGCGACTTTCTGCAACAGCCGTCTGCCAACCTAATGCTCTGGTTCTTGTATTTAAATCACTATAGTTGTGTACATAGCCTGTGTTAACTTTTCTAGTAATAGGAGTTGTTCCTCGAACATAATTAAATGTTTTAGAATTTAACGGCACATCAAAACTAATATCGCCTACATTATTAACGGAACTATACCGAAGTGGGAATCCTAATACAATATCATTGATTCCTGATCCAATGCCATAACTGAATAATTTATTACCCTTAAATGATGAACCAATGTAAATTTCCTTATCACCAAAACTTACGCCGGCATCATCAAACACATCAAACAATGGTGCTTGATTAACAGTTGTTTTTTGTTGGCCTTCTTGCCATTCATTTTCTAATACAGTTGGATCATTGTTAAAATAATAGTAAAAATCTTTACCTTGATTATAATAACCCTTATATACTACTGTGCCTTCATTCTGTAGCACCAAACCATCGTCTGCTTCAGTTAATGTTATGACAGGAGTTGTTCCGTGAATACTTGAAAAACGAGCTACATAAATTTTATTTCTAACATTAGCATCATTATCAATTGAGAATACAATTCTAGCACCATCGTACAATGCATAATTATCATTAGATATATCATTAGCAACCAATGATACATTTGACACACCAATGAATGATGTGGGGTTACTCCATCCAACTGTAAGTGTTAATGTTGTAGTTCCATTAATGGAAGTAATTTGAGAATTTCTAGGTAATTTTCCTGCAGAGTCAGTAATAAATTGTCCTACTTGAAACGCACCTTTTGAAACATTACTTGCAAGTATTGAAATTGTGGTAGATGTAGCTGATGAGGCTGTGGCAATAGTAGCATTTGCAGTAGTATAAACTTCTACATCAGGATAGTAATTATATTGACCGGCGACTTGAGTGAATGCATCAGTTGTTCTCACATCAAAGAAGTCTATAGGTTGTTTACCAACTATACAATTATCAAACAATTTTAAATTTGGATAAAATTCAATAATTGGGCGTTTTGCCTTGTTATCCTGTGTTGCATATGTTGTGGCAATACTTGGATTATTATTATATGTTGCAGTGGCATTGATAACATCAATATGGAACCATCGATTGCTTCGTGACCATGGATTTCTATCTATACTATTTCTAGCAATTGTAATGTAATCTTGTTTTACAGGAATATATAATGTAACATCATAGTTACCAATGTCGTATGGTAATGTATCCCAAGGATTGTACGTTCCCTCAGTAAATGATTCTGGAACTATCAAGTCAATAGTGTTGATTAATTCAATTGCAGTACCAACACCTTGTACGTAGTATTCACCTGTCTTATAACTGGTAGGATAAATATCACCGTTGAAGGTAACTTTTAATCCATTAGTGAATACTATACCGTTTGGTGCGGTATAATTTGGTTGACCTAAAATTTCAAGTACGTTGATTTGATTAGTAATATTACTATTAATCAACCTGATAACGCCTACTTTATTTGAAACAGTGCCATCTTGATAATATAATGTATCTAACAAACTGCTTAGATAAGGAACTATATTAATATTACCTTGAACATTTCTATAAAAATTACGTGCTTTCCATTGTGTGCCATAATTTGCAGTAATTTTTTCATTAGTAGGAATACTTGAAGCAGGTATTAATTTGATAACGGGATTAGTAGGATCACCTACATATGTTACTCTGTAAAATGTTGCAGATACATTAGTATAATAACCACCTTCATAATTAGCATCATTTATGATTGTACCGGGAAATACATATGGTGCGCCACCTTCATTGGGTGCAGACTCATTTGTTTCTTCATCATATAAAGTAGTATCATAATATTGACCTATAAAACCTTGTTCATCGGGAACACCGGTATTGTAGAACATTACCGTTAAACCTTCAAGAGCAGTAACTCCGTCAATGTCAACAACATCACTTAATAATCTACCCTCAATGTCATCAAACGGTGCAGATGATACTACGTCAACTAAATTGTTGCCAGGAAAATTATACTCATCCTGTGCATTTTTATAAGGAACAATAAATTCTACAATGCCAGTCTCTGCTCCGTTGTTAGTAACTCCTAATACGTCACGAGTTAATAGATTTGGTTGATTTGGATCATATCCAGTAACACCAGGTTGACCTTGAATCCAGAAGGGACTATTTTGATTTACGGTAAAAGTATAAGTGCCACCGCGGATAAGAGTTAATGTTGGGTTAGCGGAACCATCTGGATTAATATCACTTGAAATGATATAAGCATTAGGATCATCTTGAACATTATAATCTTGTGCGTTATACACTATATCCGTTGCTACTGTTACCGAAGGTGGTCCTAATGGCAACCAATAGTATTGGTTAAAGTTGATTACTTTATCTAAATCAACAAACGGATCCCATGAATAGAATTGACTATTAAACAATCTATCGTTATTATCAGTAACAGCACCGTTTAATTTTAATGCATCAATGATGCCAGGATACGTGATGAAATCTGTAGCTGTGGAAGTATTTGTCTTAGTAAATACTACTCCCGGATCTAACTGATAATCCGTACGAACTTTTGTAGGTTCTATTACATATTTGTCTTTAGCATTTATACCATATCCAAATTTACTACCAATATAGCCCTGAATACGCATTGTATTTGGTTGGTCTACAAGTTGATCTAATGTGGCTCCTAAAAATTGTGCATTAGTAGGAGTTCTGAATACTTCAGGTAAAAAATTTAAAGTTCTAATTCTTGCTGCCATTATAACTCTCTAGTTGTTATATACTTATCTTATTTGTAATTGCACGGGTGTCAAGGCTGCAATTACTACCACATCATTTGCTGTCGCACCGTTAACAAAAATTTCAAACGGTGCTGATTTGATTTCATACAAATCACCAAATGACATTGTGGGATTATTTGGAACTAAAACTATTGAACTTACTAAGTCACCCAATTGTGTATGCAAGTATGCACTCAACTCAGAGAAGTAGAACGTGTCACCAAAATTCCAATTATTAATATTAAAATAGCTATTCATAGCAGATAATACTGCACTACGAATTTCACTGTTACTTGCGCTACTATTTGGTGATGGTATAACTTTAACAGTACCTCGTAATTGCTCAGGTGCTTTAGACCCAAACAGTGGAACAAAACGGACGCTATTCATTACTACACTATCTGTCAACATCTTATAGTCATCAATCTTACCATATGCTTGTTGTAACTCGTTAATAGTTGGCACTGCCGGTTTGGGGACAGTATTTGTTGTATCTTGTATCCAGTTTTGGTAAGCGGTATAATATGCCTGTGTTACCAAATACAAATCAATGATATTCGTAGTAGCAGGATCAATCCGTGTTGTATTGTTACTGTTGTGCTTATACTGGAACTGTAAACCTTGACGACCTGGTTGCATTAAATATTGTGGTTGTGGGGTAACAATATAGTACGGAGTTGTAACTGTAGTATCTTGTACAGTTGTGTAGAATGTGTTCTCGCTATATGCATAAAACAATTGTCCTAACGGATACTCATACTTAACGACTTCAATCAAAGATTGGTTTGAATATTGATATGCTACATTAGCTGAATCAATTAATTGGTAACGTGATAAATTCACTGCATCTTGAATCAATTCAAAGAATGCATATATACCAATATTAGTCGAGCCTGTTACATAACCGGTTACTGTTTGAAAGAAGTCAGGGTCAAGAATGATTTCAGTATTGTTAACATCTACACTAGAGACTTCTACTTCAAAATCGTTCACATATCCATCTGACTCTACTGTCTGACCAATAACTGCCACATCAACTGGTTTTGCCAATGGATAATTACTACTTGGTTGTGTGTTTGTTGCTAGCATTTTAACATTGTCTGCTAAAATTTTACCAGTAAAAGGATCATAAACAAGCTTACCTGTTTCATACCAAAAACGAGTATCCGACACGCTACCAAAATAATAACGCAATGCTCTATAATAAATTCTATAAGTATTATCACCGGTGCTTTGAAAATTAACAAACCAATTAGAAGTATTATAATTTTCAACCGACCAGCGATTTTGTGTTACTAATAATGAATTATTAAACACTAAGCTGAAATCTTGATTTAATTCCATTCTGGTAATACATTCTTGTAATACAAGATTAGGTAAAGTGTTGCTAAATGCAGGAATTACTTGAGTAATGATTGCTCCGCTCGGTACATAACCATTCAATGTTACCGGGCCTGTGCCATTACTGAAATTACCTTGACCGTTATTATATCCGTCACCTACAATTGCTAATGCAGTTGTCCAATAATATGTAGTATCGCTTGGGCTTGCAATGCCAGATACTAATCTGTTGTTTATATCAAAGTAATAGCCACTTGGTGCAGTAACTTTTATCATTGCGCCCTTTGTAATATACTTTACATTATGTGTTGAGTATGTACCAATTGCAATTGGAACATCCGCTGATCCAGATATATTATAGAAATAACCAGTGATGCTATTAGCGTTAACTGTGCTAGTATTCCAATAAACTGTTCCATCACCGGATGCGGCGTTTATATTATATCGTGTATAATTTTGTAAGTAATATTGTTTTGCTCTGGTGTCTGACAATGAAGCCGCTAGTGTGTCAGTCAGGAACTGAATAATATTGCCGGTGTTTGTAATAGTCAATAATAGGTAACCATTATTACTATTTTGATATACTCCACCGTCGTTTGCAAATGAATTAGTGCTGGAGTATTTTCCAGTAGGGTCAAGTAGGTCTAAGTTTTTAGATACACCAACAGAACTTCGGTTAATTGCTTTGCTTTTAACAATTGAGTTGTATAGCGTATATGGGAAGTTGTTATAATCTTCTCCATTAACCATTCTGTTTTGTGTATAATATCGAGCAGGAGCACGTAATTTAATGTTTGCTAAAGTTTCTCTAGCCTGTGCTGTTGATACTGTTGATTGTAATTCTAATCCTACTGTAAGTGCCTCTGTTCTACCTAATCGACTAATATACTGAAACGTTACTTGAATACCTTGCATCTCAGAGGGAGCAATAGTATATGTCAATGCATTACCTGCACGAACATATGCTCTGAAAGTTCCAACTGGTGCTTCCGAAAATACTCCATCACCAAAAGCATAACTAACTTGATCATTGAAACGTGAAACAACTGAGAAGATTTTCTTTCTACTTGTTTCAGTTTGAAGTTGAGCGTTAGCATAAACACTTTCAACTTGTTTCCAAAGTGTTGTGCCACCGTTGTCAGTGTTTAGTTGATATAACCATGTATCTGTATTATTGATACCTTGAATATCAATATCTACTACTTGGTTTGAAATTTGTTGCGCTAAGTTAAAATCGTATGATTGTAATCCACCCTGTTTAAAATAGAAAAAGAATCCTGTGTTTGGACTACCATACCCTAATTTATCATTACGATAAACCATGTTAAATCTACCACTTGGTGCGGGTGGAATCTCATAAACATAATCTTCATTGACACTGGTTACAGAAACTAGTTCAAAGTTCATGTTAATTGTGTCAACCACTGAACTAAAAGGAGCAATGGGCAAACTATTAGGTGGAATGTTAATACTGTATTCGTCTGTTTTAACTCCTAGCAAATCTGCTGAGTTACCTGGTCGACCAACACGCTGACTGTTAATCAATGTGGCATTAACCACTGTATTGAATTGTTCTAAAAAATTTACGTTAGCCGGGTCATTCCAAAGAATAATCTGATTACTTAAATTATAACCGTTCATATCGGTTATATTTTCAGTAGTGCGAATGCTTGTTACCTTAATATAACCTTGACCTGTATCGTTTCTTTTTGGATTATAGCTAACTAAGTTAGCAAGTTTGATAACACTATCACGGCGTTCAGCAGTATCGATAAAGTTTTCACGGGTGTTTAAATCATTGCGGAAAGATAGGCCCTGTCCCATAAACGCCATAACGTCCATGAGGGCAATAAATTCTGAACTGTCAATATAATCATTGAATGTTTCAGGATAGTATGCACGTAAATAATCGATGAAACTCTTACGCAGGGTTTCATAATCATAACTTCTGAAGTCGGCTTCACGAAACGTTTGGTAGATTGCTTGCCAATCGTTAACGCCAAATAATGCTGATTGTCTTGAACTGGTGGCCATAGTTGTTCTCTTTTAAGTATTTATCTTAACTGAAAACAACGGTTTTTAAGGGTTGAGGGTAGCTTGATTAGTAATGTTGTTGAAAAATACGTTGACTATAGAAGCATCGTTGAAGGGTTGAATAGCAACTTCTACTTCTAAAAGTATTCCATTTTGTTGAACAAACGATTTAACCGAGTTTAATAGTATTCTAGGATCCGAGCTAGCAACACGTTGTATTTCAGTTTGAATTTTGAATTGCGTGTCGGCATCGTTAGGCTCAAAAATGTAACTCCAGATATCTGTTCCATAGCCGGGTTGACCCACTTTTTCACCTTTGTTAATATTAAGTGCATTAATAAAATCTCTTAATACCAACGGGCCGTCAACCATTCTGAATTTTTTACCAGGAATAGTAGGATCTATCATACTACCCGTACCGCCGGCACTGCCCCCAGGGGCTCTAGTAGTTCTGGGTCTATTAGCATTTACTGTTGAAAAACCTATATATGTTGACATATTTTATCCTATATGATATTTATGCTGTTTCTCTTGACTTCTGAATTAGGAAATCTACTTTTTCATCTAATATTTTGGTGCCTTCTAATTTTAGATCTTTCAATTCTGCTGCCAAAGCTTTTGCTATATTATAAGCATCACCAATTGCCGGATCACCTGCTGGTAAGTTATTTTTTGCCTCTACATATGCTTCTACTGCCGCGTCAAATTCCACTCTCTTTGCTTTTGCTTTATTAAGAACAACAGCAAATCTAGCATCAAATTCTTTAATTTTTTCTTCTTTTTGTACAAGTTTTTCAGCCGCAGTGGTTGATGCAGTTTCTCCTGTTGAAGCGGGGTTTCCGCTATAGTTTGGTACAGGAATCTTTGTACTACCGAATACTGCACCAATCTGTGCTGTAATTGCTGTTCTATCGACTGTATTAACACTGATGACAGGTAGTTTGATTGGTATTGCACCACCCGAATTTAAAGAGCTAATTGCAGAATTCAATTGCGCCGCGGCGCCAGCGGGCAATCCGATGCTGGCCAACGCTTGTAGTGATTCACCCGGATTTTTTAATTTGGTAATTAAATCAGAAGCTATATTTCCCAATGGTCCACCTGAGCTTAGTGCCGCAGTAACTTGACTTAATGCTGTTGATATTCCAGCAGTACCGGGAATATTGTTTAATGCACCTTTTGCATTATTAACAATAGAAGCAACTGCCTTTTGTGCTCCCGGTAGAAAGCCTAATCCAGTAGAGACTGATGCTGGTAATAATGAATTTGCACCATTAGTTAATCCTGCTGTCACCAAACCTGCCGCAGTAGTAGCGGCTGCACCTGCACTAGATACTAAATTATTTACACTAGATGCCGCGCCGTTAACAGCAGAACTTGCGGCACCTGAGGCAACTGAAGCCGCGTTTGCGCCTGATACATTAAACGCATTTGCTGCCTGGGTAACGCTTGCTTGTAATTCAGTGGTAGCATTTTGTGCGGCTGCTGTAGCCTTATCAGCAATTTGTTTAAGATTTTGAGGTATACCTGCTGTTAATTTAGGAAATGAGTTCTTAATTGCCGCAAAAGCACTTCCTGCAATACCTTTAGCAGAATTTAATAAACTCTCTGCACCACCGGTTAGACTTTTTGCTAGCCCATTCAATGATCCGGCAATAGAACTTAGTCCTCCTGTTACTGTGCTCGCTAAATTACCTGCAAAATTACCTGCTCCTAATTGACTGGCTGCACTACCTAACAAACTGTTTGCGGCTCCGCCTAGTGCGGCTATTGGTCCTGTAATTGTTGATCCTAATGCGCCTGCCGCTGACTTAATTGCATTGACAGCGGCAGTTGGCCCTGCTAATGCACCGGCGGTTACGATACCCGCAAGTTGTCCTGCACTTTCTTTACCTGTAAGTAATCCTGCGTTAGTTAATTGAGTTTGTGCTTGTTGAAAATTAGCAACTTGTGTTGCCACTTGAGCTGTTGGATTATTTAAATAGTTTGTTAGATTCTCTGCACCGGGTTTGCCTGCAAACAAATTATTAGTTAGTGCTTGCTGTACAGTCTTGCCACCTTGAACTAAATTAGCAACAAGTAAACCTGCACCTGCTTTAAGAACGCCTGACGCCTCAAGTTGTTGTGGTGATTGCGCCATTTTACCAATTGCCGCTATATTCTGTATTGCACCATTAACTGTTGAAGATACTACTCCGGCACCACTTTTAATAGCGGCAGCCACATTAGGAACAGATTGTGCAATTGTTGCAACTTGTCCTACCATAGCTGTTGTTGAATTCTTATCCAATGCTCCACTTATAGCACCGGTAACAGGAACAGTTGATGCTACACTAGCATTAACTGGTGTTGCCGGAGTAGTTGTTGAATTGTTTGCCGCTTGAATTGCAGGAGCCGGATTGTTTGGAAAGTTTGCATCAGCATCATTGTTAATTTTTACATCAACTCCTTGATTTGCGGCTGCCCAAGGTGCATGTGCAGGTGCTCTACTTGTAATACTTAATAATGCAGCCGGTGCTGCCGCCCAACCTTTTTGTGAATCGTACAGTGAATCAGTATGTGCGTTAGTTGGTAATGGCTTAACATCTTCTGGTATAGTTGAAGCCTCACCAGTATTTAAGTTTATCTTTTTACCATTAATGAATGTATTATTTGTGCTGGCAAAGCTAGCTTCACCTGATGATTTCAAACTCATTGCGCCCGTTGACTTCAATGTTGTTTTACCATTTACAGACGTAGCATAATCAGTACCTACTTTGATATTAGTTTTCTTATCACTATTGGTTGTAATATTTTCAGCATAGATGTTTAAATCTTTTTTGGCATGCATATTGATATTGTTATCAGCATGTAAATTCAAATCACCCTGTGTTCTGATATTAACTGAGTTGGTGGCGTACATATCAATCGTGCCTTCTTTACCTAACTCTATCCAACTTTGTCCGTTAGCATGAATGATGTGTAAACATTGACCATCATCACTCATTAATATTTGATGTCCTAAACTAGTACGCAATCTTATTAATTGGTCACGACCAATCAAATCACCATCATCCATTACAATAGAATGACCTGCTCTACGTGCTACTACTCTTAAAGCCGGTTGTTTACTACCTTGATTTGCCGCATCCGCTATAGTTTCGTCTGTAAATCCGCCTTCATAGATTGGACGTCCGGGACTACTTACGCCCCAACCAACTCTACTTGGTGTTTCACGTTGCGCTGATGTGCCTATTGTGCCTCTAATCGTATCTCTAATTAAACCTTGTTGATTCAACACGCCGGCAAGATAGCTATGCACTGGTTTTGGCTGATTAAAAAAAGTAGGTGATTCATTGATTGCTTGATTGTTTTTATTAATGTTTGCTACTGGTAATTTTGTTGCGCCGCCGTAACTGGTACCCTCATTCTCATTAACAACAACTGTTTCAGCAGAACCCATAGCAGGCACGGTATACAATGCCTCTGGTTCAGGCACACACCCAATCCAATAACCATATTCAGGATCACCATTGATAAACACACAGACTACTGTTGTATCAATATCCGGCTGTGCAAACCACATACCATATGCACTTTGATTCTGTAAATATGTTCCATAACCTTCTTTGGGTGCATCACCCTGAGTTAAACCATAAAAAGGTGTCATATAGTTAACGGTAATCCATGATTCAGCGTCATTAGGGTCAGCGCCGCCCATGTCTGCAATATACACACGCAGTCGACCAGAACGTATGGGGTCGATGTTATCTTTGACTACACCAAATACAGGTACAGAGCGTAATACGGCTCCACCTGCATCAGGTTTTGATGCACTTGTTGCGCCTCTAGGTTTGAATACATTAGTTGCCATATTTTATTCTCTTTTTATACAATACCCGTGCGGGTGTCAGTTAAAGTGGTATTATTTGTGGTAGAAATTTCTCTACCCTCATTACTAGTTGTGTTTGCAGATCCGGAAGTAGTGCTACCCGCATTTGCAACAGTATCATCATCAGCTACAGTTGGGTTGTTAGTATTACCGGTAATAATTGATCTAGTCGTAGTAGTTCCGGTTAATGGAGATATGGGATAAGCGTCCGGTACTGTTTGTAAATTATTACCCGGTTTAGTTAATGTAAAACTTTGTAAACCTGTATTAGAAGATGAGTTGTTAACATTTGTGCCCGGAGTAGGACTATCCCCGGCTTGTGATAATCCAGTACGTTCATTGTTAAGTGGTCGTAACGGTGAGTTAACTGTACCGGTAGCCGGGGTCTCACGTGTGCCAGTTGCGGCAGCTTCGGCAGCTTCAATTGCGTCCGGCATTTCGTTAATGTTTAATTGTAATGTCTGAGTAAACTTACCACCCTTAAATACACTTTCGACCTCACGTACTTGGTAACTAACACCTTTAATTGCGTTAGGTCCAGTTTTTACACTATCAGGATAATCCCAAAAGAAAATACTATCGTTAATAGTCATAACACCGGTGCCATTATCTTTAGGATCAACATTGACACCATTAATCGTAGCACCATAATCAATACCTTCATTGAATGCAATTTCAATAAAAACTTGCCCACCGTTTGGATTGATAGTAAAATTATCACTTTGATAAAATTGTTTATACACTTCGTTAATACCAGCGGCAGTTTCACGCATTAAATAATCAGGATCACCTAAAATTTGAATTCGTGCAGATGCATATGAGCCCGGGTCAAACAAACTAGTCATATAAGTATTCTGTGCTTCTTGACCAGGATTAAGTTTACCAGTTGCATCTTGACCGGTCTTTTTATTTCCCAACTGTGCAACTTTAGCATTTCCACCTGATGCGGCTGGATCTCCATTAGGATTAAATGTTATGTTAAAGAATGCATTGTCAAGTTGTTGCTCATAACTTAATATTTCACTGTTTTTACCAGTGTACCAGTAATCATATCGTTTATGCGGGCCGTAATACTTTGCGGCTCTACCATAAGGGCTCACCGAAGCCGGCGTATCGTATGGTTGAATCACATATGTAATTTTATAACCAAAATCATTTATCTTTGTGTCAAATCCAAGTACTTCAATTTCAGGGCTTACGTTATACCAGCGTAATCTTGGAGGGGTTTTTTGTTCAACTTTATCAGTAGATGCAGTATTAGCATTAGGAGTTTCTTCACTCTTAAACAAAGTGTTCAATGCATCTGTCATGTATGTACTTTGTTTAATTATCTTTTCAATTGCCTGTAGTACACTCATACCTTGAGTAATGCTAATTTTTATTTTTTGTTTATCATATGCAACACTTTGACCAGTTGCATCATTAACTTCACTTGCATTATTTGCGGGGCCGGGGGCTGAATTTTTCTTGTCCATATCTGCCACACTTTTTAGTTGTGAATCTTTGATAATATCTGACCCCAAACCAGCAAATCTAACATAATATTCATCAGGATATTCTCTATTTTTAGCATCTTTAGCTTTTGCCATGTTATTATTCATCGTTTGAAATAAACTAGTTACTCCTTGTCCCGAACCGTCTATGGCGCCGCCAACTGTATCTGATACCACTTCAATATTTGCGTCAACTGTGCCTCTAGCGACATGTAATCCTACCTCAGATGCAATATTTTTAGCTGTAACTGAATAAACAGTTGAACCGCCGGTTAATTTAAAAGTAACTTTTTCAAATAATATATCATAGAATCTTTCATACACACCACTTGCATCAGGTGCGGCATTAAATGTATCGTCACTAAAATACTTACTAGCATTTGCTATTTCTCCATTTACATCATATCCTTGAAATCGTATACCTAATACAAAGAATTGCTTACTTGCATTTGTTGCTTTTTCAATATTTGGTATTTTACTAGTTTTTAGTAATGCTTCACGGGCACGTTTCAATTTAGTAGTAAATGAAAATCCAACTGGTTCAACAATATTAAAAGTGATTTTTGTAATATTACTTGACGTAGCCGTTTGTTTTGTTGATACTACATTAGTGATTCTTAAATCATCAATATAGTAATCATATGTCATTCCAGGAGGACGTTGATTTAATGTATTATTAACACCTCCGCTTTGAAGAATTAAATATGCACCTCCACTACCAGAGTTAGCACCGGATTTTGCAAAAGCATTGATATCTTTTCTTCCATTTGCAACAAACGCAGTATGTGCATCAGGTGTTATCATATATAAACTAAGTTGGTATGTGTAACTACTAAAATTACCTAGTGGGTTTTTTAATCGTGTGCCTGGCTTTGGGTCTAAACCTACATTCTTTTTTGTAGGTTCGGAATTTGTTGTGTTAGATGAGCCTGCTTGCGTTGTACTGGCAAAAGAAGCATTTGTAACAGCAAGATTTGCGCTACCTGTTACAGTTGGTAAATTAGCTTGGTTAGCAATTTGTGACGCGGCTTTTGAATCGTTTTTACTGTCATCGTTTGCAGGTGAGTTACCTGCGGCGTTTGTATTAGGAGTATTTTGAGTTACAGGAGGAACTGGTTCAGTAGGCGGGGGAGGTTGTACAGCATTTAGTTGATCTTGTACTTCTTTATCTAATACAGGTACCACGCTTGATGCCTGTGAATTTATACTACGGTACGTGTTTGCTAGTTCAGTGTTACCTGCCTCTTCAGCCATTCTTGCTAAATTACTAAAGCCAGCAGTTAGACCAAAACTTGAGCCGGCTCTGAATAGTTCACTTCCGTCAGGTTTATTAACAGTATAGCCAATAGAACCGGAACTTGCACTGTATGTGGCAATTATGTTATAGCCATCAATTGTTTGTGATGCTGATGCTTGTACTGCCATTTTATAATCCTAATACTGAAATCAATGTAGAGTTTTCTGGAAGATATATTGACGTACCAGTAGTAAAGTCAAAGAATGGGTCTGCTAGTGCGTTTGGGTTTCTACTAGCAAACACCCACCATAGTTTAGGATTAGCATACAAGTCATATGCTAACATATCAGGACGTAGATTATATTGTTGTGTAATAGTCCAGTATCTATCACTACCTAATTTAGGAATAGGTCTATCTACCATAACATCTAAAAATTTGTTATTAACTACACCCGTAGTATAGTATGGACTTGTTGCTGGATATAAACTGTTGAGTGCCATTACCAAATACCTCCGCCATTGCGTTTGCTACCTTGCAACAATGCACCGGTTGCATAATCTCTGAGACTGAAATTATTGCTGATGTCATTACGAGTGACAATTGGTATACATGTTATTACTATTTGCATTTTTGTAGGTACGTATGTTGCGTTGCTGTTAATCGTTGCTTGCTGTCTCTGAAAGTTAGGTATTTTGGCCCCTAACCCAGAGGACTGAATTCTTGCATTTGATGCGTTATCTGTATTATTTACTGTGTTTTGACCAGTTGTAGAACTTCCGGGTTCGGTTGTTACACTACCTGAACGAATGTAATCTACTTCATTTGGTAAGCTATATGTAAAGTTGCTTACAACTAATGGATGATTATCAAACTGGAATGTTCCCAATCCACTCATATAAACTAATGGCGGAGGAGTACCGTTTCTTGGATTTTGATCTTGCCCATAAAACATTTTTGTGACTGATTTAAAAAAATGAATTACAGCCAATAAGTAGTTGGCTTCATTTGTATCCTGTGCAGTAAAATCACCCGTAATAGTAACAGTATCAACTGCACTGTTCTTATAGTTATAAATCTTATAGTTACTATGTACTAATTCAGACGAATCATATGAGGCAGCATATACAACACTAACAGATGGTGTGTAGGGGAAGATCACACCATTTGTTACCGCCAATGGTGCTAATATACCTATTTTACCTTTTTCTGCTTTATACAAATAATTTGCACTTGGTGCTAGACTTAATCTAACACGCCAATCTTTTGCTTTTTCGAAACTAACCGCATCTTGATTAGTAGCGTTACCTTGAGTATTTGCTAAATTAGCAGTAATGCCTTGTGTTGTAGTGTTGGCACTTGCTTGAGTTGTTGGGGCAACAAATCCATTACCTACATAATAAGGTGTTCCAAATTCATCTTCATTCCAACCGGGCATTAAATTACCATTGTCATCACGTGCCGGCCCAGTTGGGCTACTATCAGGTAACGTTTTTTGTGCGCTTGGTAGTTGTCCCGCTGTTCCAATATTTGTATTGGGGTCGGATGCGACAAGAAGATTATTCAACTCATTTTGAAGTAGTATTAGAGCATTTTTTGCTATCTGTAGTTGTCTTTCCAAATCGGCAATTACTGCGGGGTCAGGCTGTGGTGAACCTGAGGCTGCGTCTAATTGAAGTTCTAATGATGCTACTTGAGCCTTTGCCAAAGCAATATCGGCTTCTAATTGAGCTTGTGATGCCATAATATGTTGTTATCCTTACTTATATTTAGCACTAAATAAAAGTGCTGTTTTTACCCTTTCAATCAAAAAATAGTTGCTATTCTGCAACAGTCATGCTATAATCAATCAACATAACAACGGAGAACTATGAGCCTACCATCAAGAAAACCTGTCAATTACCTAAATAATAAAGACATTCTAAAAGAAATTCACGAAAGCAAAACTACTTATTGTCACTTTTCACAACCGGAATATCATCGCTACGACTTTATAGTAGACATGCCTCAAGCCCCAATAGCTGAAAGTTTAGAGTATGCTTTCAAGCCAGAATCTATTCAGCAGGCAAAAGAAACACGTGCGTTACGTCTTAGTTTAGAGCAGGGTTCTAAAGATGCAGTTAGCCCAGAGTCAATAGATGTTACAGATTTAATTTTTCGTGTAATGAATTGGGACCATGTTCCGGTCGCACCAAAACAACCCCGTAAAACCGTTAAAAAGAAAACAGCAAAAGATATATTTGACTTTGAAGAAGTTGATCCAGATGAAATTTTTGCTGATCTAGAGGATAAAACAACCAAAGCTGAAGTAGATGACATGGTTCATGTCAAAGTTAACTTTCCCCCATTCCAACATTACAAAATTGACTCAAACAATACATTCTATTGTGTAGGGAAAAGTCATTGGGAAGGTGACTTAGAAACTGGAAGTTTTAACAAAGATCATGGTCAAGTCACAAACAAATTAGCCCGCATGTATATTATGATGTGTGAAAAATACGCAATGAAGTATAATTGGCGTGGGTATACATACAATGATGAGATGCGTAACAGTGCTATCTTACAATTAACATATGTTGGATTAAGATTCAATGAAGCTAAAAGTGCAAATCCATTTGCTTACTACACAGCCGCTATAACAAATAGTTTTTGCCGTGTTTTGAACACAGAAAAGCGCAATCAAAATATCAGAGATGATATACTAGAAATGAATGGTCTCAATCCAAGTTGGAGTCGCCAAGGATCTGGTGCGGCGGTATCTAAGGTTTATGAAGAATGATACCAAAAATATTATTTCAAACATCATATAAACCAATTGAATCATATGTCACTGACAAATTAAAAAAATACATCAGTGACGAATGGACTTATTTGTATTTTAATGATAATGACATAAAAGAATTTTTCAGAAAAAATCCATTAGATGCGTTTCCTAAAATAGAGAAAGTTTTTGATAGTTTTGTAATTGGACAACACAAAGCAGACCTATTTCGTTATTATTTTTTATATATTAACGGTGGTGTTTTTATAGACTCTGATGCAATGTTGCGATGTTCATTAGATGAGATTGTAAATGATTGTGATTTATTTTGTGTCATTAATACTGTAAGACCAACTATATTTAATGGTTTTATTGGGTGTACACCCAAACATCAAATTATATATGATGCGTTAATAGACACCTACACTACCGATTTAAGTGTATTAGAAAAAAATTATCATTTATTTTGTGATAATCTATTAGGCATAGTAGATAAACATCCATTGAGTAATACAAAAAAATTATATGAGGGTGAAGGTACAACAGAATACACTATCACCAGTGACATTACAAAAAAACCAATTTTATTTCATTACCATGTCTTCCCTAAGATTATACCAAAAGATTTGATTTAACAAAATTTAAACACTATAATATACGAATGAACAACCTATTCAAAAAAGCCGCTGTGTTCACTGATATTCATTTTGGATTGAAGTCTAACAGCTTACAACACAACCAAGACTGTTCCGATTTTGTAGATTGGTTCATCAAAAAAGCAAAGAGTGAGGGATGTGAAACTTGTTTCTTCTTGGGCGATTACAACCATCATCGTGCAAGTATTAATATTCATACATTACAATTTGGGCTACAGGCCCTGGAAAAACTAAATGCTAGCTTTGATACTGTATATTTTATACCAGGCAATCACGATCTTTATTATCGTGACCGTAGGGACATTCATAGTGTTGAGTGGGCTAAACATTTACCAAACGTTAAGATCATCAATGACTTCTTCAAAGAAGGAGATGTAGTCATTGCACCCTGGCTCGTACAAGATGATTATAAGAAACTACAAAAGATGAGTGGCAAATATATGTTTGGTCATTTTGAACTACCTTATTTTCATATGAACGCTATGATTGAAATGCCCGATCACGGTGAGATTAATGAAAATCAATTGAGTGGTTTTGAAAAAGTATTCTCAGGTCACTTTCACAAACGCCAAGCACGAAAGAACATTTGGTACATCGGTAATGCTTTCCCACATAACTATGCTGATGCAGGTGATGATGCACGTGGTATGATGATACTAGAATGGGGTAGTGAACCCGTTTTTCATACATGGCCTAGACAGCCTGTTTTTCGTGTACACAAACTAAGTGATATATTAGAAAACCCTGAGGGCTTGCTATTGATTGACAGTCATGTTAGAGTACATCTTGATATTGAAATCTCATATGAGGAAGCAAACTTCTTGCGTGAGACATGGATACCAGAACATAAACTAAGAGAGATGGCATTGATACCAATGAAATTAGAAACAAATGAAAATGGTCAAACAGCAGATGGGTTAAAGTTTGAAAGTGTAGATCAAATCATCATTGACCAAATTAACAGTATTGAATCAAATAATTTTGATAAGAAGATTCTTTTGGACATTTATAACAACCTATGATTACCCTCCAAGACATAACATTACGCAATTTTTTAAGTATCGGCGCAGTAACACAAGCAGTAGACTTTGACAAGAAAGACTTAACACTTATTTTAGGTGAGAACTTAGATTTAGGTGGTGACGGTGCTCGTAATGGTACTGGTAAGACTACATTGATTCAAGGACTATCCTATGCCTTGTTTGGTACCCCCATTAACAACATTCGTAAAGATAATTTAGTTAATCGTACAAATGGTAAAGGCATGCTTGTTACACTGACATTCAATGTTAATGGTACAAACTATAAAATTGAGCGTGGTCGTAAACCCAACATTCTCAAATTCTATGTTAATGATGTTCAGTCAAAAACTACTGAGGATCAACAAGGTGAGAACAAAGAAACACAGGTTGCGATTGAGAAAGTTATCAATATGTCAGCAGACATGTTCCGTCACATCGTTGTATTGAATACATATAGCGAACCATTCTTAGCATTGAAAAACAACGAACAAAAAGATATTATTGAACAATTGATGGGCATCACTTTGCTTTCTGAAAAAGCTGAGATCATTAAAGAAATGATTCGTAAAAGCAAAGATGATATTCAAAGTGAAGAATTTCTTGTTAAAGCTATTGAAGAGGCCAACAAACGTGTTAAAGAACAGATTGATGCATTAAAGCGCAGACAAACATTATGGTTGAAGAAGCATGATGATGACTTAATTAGCTTGGCTCTACAGTACGATGAACTAAGTAAGATTGATATTACTGCCGAACTGCAAGCACATAAAGACTTGAGTGTTTGGCTTAAACAGAAGGAAGCACAGGATACTTATAATGCACTAGTAGCACGTTCTACTGCTTGGCAACAAAAACACAATAGTGACGTTTCAGTAGCACATAAAGCCTACTTGTTGAAAAACGAATATGACATTGATGCTGAATTACAAGCATGGTCTAACTTAAAAGATTGGATAGCTGATGAGACTGAACAAAAATCTATTGCAACAATAATCGATACCCTAAATAAAAGTATCACAAAAGAAAAAAAATTAATTGATAAATTATTTCGGGAGGTTAAAGAACTAGAAGATCACAAGTGTTATGCGTGTGGTCAAGACTTCCATGATGACAAACATTTAGAAGTTACAACAGAAAAAACTACACTGCTTGAGAATGCCCGTGCTGATTTGGTTGATCTTGAAAATAAATTGTCAATCAATCAATCATTGATAGTTGAATTGGGTCTTAAGCCTACTCCAAAATATAAAACAGAAGCAGAAGCTATTCGGCACAGTGGTGATGTATCTAACTTGAAGAAGGTATGGGAAGATAAAAAACAAGAGTCTAATCCATTCAGTGAACAACTAAATGAATTGACTACTGTTGTTTTAGGGTCACAGCCCGTTACTCATTATGATACAGAAATAGAGGCTGTAAAGCATTCAAGCGAAATTGCTAACATTCTAAATCAAATTGACAACAAGTCACAAGAGACTGATCCATATAGTGAACAAGTAATTGAAATGGAAACTCAAGCATTACAAGCAATTGACTTTGAGGCTATCAACAAGTTAACACGAACGATGGAACATCAAAAGTTTTTACTTGACCTATTGACCAGCAAAGATAGCTTTGTTCGTAAGAAGATTATTGACCAAAATTTAAGTTATCTGAATGCACGATTAACTCACTACCTAGATAAAATTGGTTTACCGCATCAGGTTATCTTTAAGAATGACTTGCAAGTTGAAATTACTGAATTGGGTCGTGAGCTTGACTTTGATAATCTTTCACGTGGTGAACGCAACAGACTGATCCTTGGACTAAGTTTTGCTTTCCGTGATGTTTGGGAATCATTGTATAGCCCAATAAACACGCTGTTCATTGACGAATTGATTGACAGTGGTCTTGACACTATGGGTGTTGAGAACAGTCTAGCAATTCTCAAAGACATGAGCCGTCGTAGACAAAAATCTATTTGGCTTGTTTCACACAGAGAGGAACTAGCAGGTCGTGTACCTAACGTTCTGAAGGTAATTAAAGAAAACGGTTTTACGCAATACAACACTGCGGTAGACGTAGAATAAATTACGGATATAAAAATACACGATAAGTATATGTCTATGTCAAGTCCACAGAAAAATAAAGGTTCAGGTTTCGAGCGAGAAATCGCTAAATATCTCTCAGAGAAGTATGGTGAAAGTTTCATTCGTGCCCCTGGATCTGGCGCATATGTGGGCGGTAAAAATCAAAAGCGTACAGAATTTTTACATGAAGGTCAGATTCGTTCTTTCAAGGGCGATGTTGTACCCGGTCAATCATTTAAACGAATGAATATAGAGTGCAAATTTTATGCTGATTTTCCGTTTCATTTGTTACTTACAGGGGATTGTAAAGTAATCGATGCTTGGATAGACCAACTCATGGATGTAGCTGATCCGCATGATGTTAATCTTTTGTTTATGAAGTTTAACCGCAAAGGTCGCTATGTTGCTGTACAAAGCAAACTAACATGGGTTAGTGATAATTTCGTGTATTATACCTCTAAAAAACACGGTGATTGGACAATTTTTGAATTTGATTCATTCTTTGCTCTAAACACAGAACTACTAAAAACATATTCAATATCAACAGACACAACGTCAAAACCAAATAATATCCTCACAATCAATACCTAATATATAGTAAAAATTTGTTGTCTGAGTTTGTCAGACCTCCTTGAAGATGCTTGAAAGATAGCTGATGGATCTGGAGCAAGCATATACATTTATGTATATGGAATACCGAGAAGGCAATCGACAAAAGCGAACCTTCAACAAGTCTGTATCTACTTTGTCTTGATGATACAGAATGTGCGTTACCGAAGCGTCAATTGAAAGATAATTGACAGACTTCACTACAGCCTATAAACTTTACAGGGTAACCGGTAGCATATGATAGCAGAAATAGCTAATTGTATGAGGATAGACAACTAATGGATGACGGTCGTGCAAAACAACCATTCACCAAGGGTAGTGCAAATTTGCACTACCATGGCTTCAAATCGGCAATGATATCCGTATAAGATTAGAATAAAAAGAATTGATTACCGTAAAAACAAAGAACGAACGAAGTGAGTTCTTAGATGAACGAAGTTCATCTTTACAAGAGACACCCGATGTGATAAATGAATAATTATGGATATAGTTAAAAGAAAGCCATTCCTGACTTCTTAGTTGTTTCTAAGTTTTCTTCTACTAATTCCAACACACACTTTCGTTCAAAGTCAGACATATTCATAATGTCATCATAGGTTGCACCACCGCGCATATACCAAGATAGTTTGATAGCGGATCTTTTGATATCTTCAGACTCTTTATCTAAGTTATCAATGAGCTTCTGTACTCCGCTAGGATCTAACGTAAGAAGCCTTATACGAAAAAATCTGTAGGGTTAAGTATTAAGCTTTGGTCGTAATCGTGCTGACAGTGAATGCATGTCATCTTTAATGGTTTGATTTCACTAGCCTCACGCATCTTAATAGCATAATTACGTAGTGCTTCAAATGTCTGTTTTTCACAATTCTTTAAAAAATCAATGATAAATTCTTTTTCAGTGACTACAGCACTCGGAGTAGTAATGCTCTCAATAGTTTCGGATACCAATGAAACACTTAATTGATTTAGTTTTTGCATTGTTTCAGTTGATTTTTGTTTTCTTAGATTTTCATCTTCAATATTATCTAATCCCATTACAACTGTTTGTATCTCAAACTGAGTTTGATTAATACGATTGATTTGTTTATATGCTAGTGGTTTAAACTTGAATGACAAGTCTTGTAGAATTAAAGGCTCATCATATTTACCTTTTTGTAATGTACCTAGTAGATTGCCCAAATTAATACCATAACTTGCTTCTTCTTCACATGCAGGACATTTGCTAGTAATATCCATATTATTTCCGTTTGTTGCAGTTCTGATAGCAACTAGTATAGGATCTAGATCCATTAATGGAATTTCCCAAGGATCTTTGATTGATGGAATACAACTTTTAATAATCTCAACAACAGCACTACCATTGAACAATGCGTCCGGAGTTTTAGTAGTAATTTCATCAACTGCTGTCATTGGATATACCGCAACTTCTCCGTTAACCGGTATATCAACTGAATCTTGCGGATAATAATTGCCCCCGCTAGGAAGTTTTAAATAAATTGCTGGTCTACGAAAATATTGCTTTAGTGGGTTATTATCCATGTGAGTTTCTCCAAAATGTGTGTACTTTATTAATTCATAAATACATTAGAAGATATTTAGTGGTAAAAAATAGGGCAAAAATATAATATGGCAATGGATCCTCAAACAGTCAGAGAGTTAGACAATGGTCTTACGGATTTAAACACTGCTGTACGTCAAACTGACCAAACATTCTTAGATGTTTTAGGTCCTATGGCTGTTCAAATTAGAGACAGCCTGATGAAAGAAAATAGCCAAGCTGCCGCAGATCAGGACGGGGTCACTAATCAATTAGAAAATTCCTATAGTAAAACTAAACAGTTAGCAGATAAACAACAAGCACTTTATCAGCAACAACTTCAACGCCGCGGATATATTACTGACCAAAGTGGTAAAGAAGTTAAAGTTGATGAAGAACTTTCTATAAGTCAGCAAGAATTATTAGCAAAATTAGATAAATCTATTGCTAAAGAATCTGCACTAGTACAAGCGACTGACAAACCGGTCGAACAATTTAGAGCACTAGCAGGCGGGGTAAACAGTTTTAGCGGAGTCTTTGAGAAGTTACAAGACAAAATGTTTGAGATGACCGGCAAGAGTGTTGGTGGTGCTGTAGCATTACAAGGAACTATTGCCGCATTAACTGGAGTAACAAAGGCTTTTGGTGCAATGTCAGAAGCTATTTACAAAGGTGAACGCGGTGCCAGTGTAGGTGCAAAAGGAGCAAAAGAATTCAGTGACTCTGTAACTAAAGCCGTATACGGCATTGGCGCAGCCTTACTAATATTACCACTTGGCCCAATGTTGAAGATTGTGGGCGCGGCCTTAGCAATAGCCGCCGCCGCAATGGAGGGTGCTACTAAACTTATTGAGATGGGTGCTAAACTTAATGATGACTTATACAAATCGTATGGTACATTAAGTGAAAAGGGTTTAACTACTGCAAAAGGAATGAACGGTCTTTATGATTCGCTTCATAAAGTAGGATTAAGTGCCGGCGAAATAGAAAAGTTTAATAAACTATTAGGTGAAAACTCTAAGAACTTGGCATTGTTCGGTGGCACCGCGGCCATTGGTGTATCTAAGTTTGAAACAGTAGCTAGTGCTATAGCCGCACCAACAAGTAAACTTAATAAAGAATTTTTATTAATGGGTATCAATAGTGATGCCCAACGTGAACATATAATGAAATACATGACTGAGGAAGATCGCTTAGGTCTTGCTCGTGGTATGTCAGATGAACAGCAGATTGCCGGTGCCAAAAAATATATTGATAATTTGGATAAACTATCAATGATAACTGGCACAAACAGAAAAGAATTAGAAGAAGCTAGAGCCACTGTGATGGCTAATGAAAATTTACGAGCAGCCATTTTTGAGGCTGAGCAAGATAGAAGTGCAGCCGGTCAAGCAAGATTAGCAGAATTAAAACGTGCTTATGAAGCAGCCGCAATGCTTCAAGCGTCCGGCGATACTAAAGGAGCAACTGGAGTTGCTGAGTATTTTGCTGGTAAAGGTATAACAGGACAAGCAAGTGCAGTAGCATATAATCAATTTGGTGGTAAAGGTGGATTGATTGAGGGTATTAAAAAAGGTGCAGATACCGGAGAGTTAACAACACGTGCCGCCAAAGGATACGAGCGTCAAGCAAACATGATGGCAGACACAGGTAGATTTGGTGGTGATACTAGTGGACTAATGACTGGTGGATTTGCTCAAGCACAAGAATTTACTAAAAGATCGGCAGAATTTCAAGAACAGGCTGCAAAGCAAGGTTTGTCAGTAGGCGACTATTTGGATAAACTACAAGACGATAAAAAGAATACAAAAGATAAAACTACTCAACAAAATGCTGAAGTAGCGCAACAACAGCAACAAACTGCAATGGTACTTGATGATGCCGCTAAGAAAATGGACGGTGCAGGTCTCGCCATGGCAAGTGCTATGAAAGTATTCAATGAGTCTGTGGAGTTATTTGGTGATGCCGCTAAGAAAATGGCAAAAGAAAAAGGCATTGCAGTACCTGCTTCAAAAGAAGAACAATCTTTAGACTTAAAAAAAGAAGTTGCAAAATTAAAAGAATCTATTAGAATTAAAAATCAAAGTATTGAAAATCTTGATCCAAAATTAGAAGCTAATAAAGCATTTATTACTAGAATGAAATCTGAGTTAGAAGTAATGAATAAAGATTTAGCCAACACAGAACAAAAATTAACAACAGTTACTAAAGAACAAAAAGAAACGGCTCCGGCTAACTTACCTCCAGGAGCAACAATACCTACACCTCCCGGGCCACCTGCAAAAGGTGCTACAACAAGAAGTATGTCTCCTGGAACAACAGATTCCAACTCATCTGAATCACCTGCAAAAGGTCAAACAACTTCTGAAAGTGGATCATCAAATAAATCATCAGCAACTATTTTATCATTTGGTAGTAATTCAGGGAGTAAGGGTAATTTTGATGCACTTGCTAGCGGCTTCAAGGATAGAATAATTGCGGCAGCTGAGGCATTTAATTCAATGACAGGTAATAAAATTGCAATTAATAGTGCTAAACGTGATCCAGAAGATCAGCAAAGAGTTTGGGACGAGTCAGTTAAAGCAGGCAGACCTGGTATAGGTCCTTCTGGTATGCCTATTGCCAAACCAGGTAGAAGTAAGCATGAACGAGGATTAGCAGTTGATATTCAAAATTACAAAGATCCTAATGCAGTAGCCGCAATGAATAAACAAGGATTGTTCCAGACAGTTCCAAAAGATCCAGTACACTTTGAAGCAGCCAAAAAAGGTGCAATGTTTAGTGGCCCTTCTGAAGGTTACTTTGTTCAGTTACATGGTAAAGAATTTGTAGGTAATGAAGATCAACTTGATGCTATTAAAAAATTGCTTGATAAAGTAGAAGAAACTGGGTTATTATCTGATAATGCAGAAGAAATTAGTGAAGATATAGATGATAGTTCTTCCTCAATTATAGAGAAGTTTACTGTTATGTTGGAATCTAAGACTGATGAATTATTAGACAAAATTAAATTTGGTAACAGGGTTGACACAGATTTATTAAATTATTCACAGGGATAACGATAAATATAGAATAGGCCCTAATTAATATGACATATAAGAAACATTTCACCAGAGTTAACCAAGCAGGAACAATGAGCCCACTTGGTGGTGGAAATTTATCCGGTTCATGGAACAGTAATGCTGGTCAAGGTAATACACCTAATGGTTATACTAACGATGATTTTGGTTACAAGAACTATCGTAGCAGACTTCCAGAAGTTTACACAGGTCACCCAAACCGTATTGAACGTTACAATCAGTATGAAATGATGGACGTGGATGCTGAAATTAACGCATGTCTAGATATTATAGCTGAATTCAGTACACAGAAAAATGAACATAATAAGACTCCATTCAACTTAAATTTCAAAGATGATCCAACTCCTCATGAGATTGAATTATTAAAAACTCAACTACAACAGTGGTGTAAGTTAAACGAATTTGAAACACGTATTTTTAAAATATTTAGAAACTGTTTAAAGTACGGAGATCAAGTTTTTGTACGTGATCCAGAGAACTTTAAATTATATTGGGTAGATATGATTAAAGTTATTAAAGTTATTGTTAACGAAAGTGAAGGTAAAAAGCCTGAACAATATGTTGTTAAAGATTTAAACATTAACTTAGAAAACTTAACTGTAGCACAAAAAACAAATACAGACTTTGCCGCTAATCCTGCAACTGGAATGGGTGGCACAGGTGGAGGTTCTGGTGCAGGTGGTGGCTACACGGTGCCAAGTGGAAGTAACACAACAGGATCGCGCTTTACATTGGGCTTTAATGAAGCCGCTATTGATTCTAAGCACGTGGTTCATATGAGTTTAACTGAGGGCTTAGATAGATTTTGGCCTTTTGGTCAGAGTATTTTAGAGAACATTTTTAAAGTTTATAAGCAAAAAGAATTATTAGAAGATGCGGTATTAATCTATCGTGTACAACGTGCTCCGGAACGTAGAGTGTTCAAGATTGACGTTGGTAACATGCCAAGTCATATGGCTATGGCATTTGTTGAGCGCATTAAGAATGAAATTCATCAGCGTAGAATTCCAAGTATGTACGGAGGGCAAGCAATTGTTGATGCTACATATAATCCCTTGTCAATGAACGAAGATTATTTCTTTCCGGTTACTGCTGATGGACGTGGTTCGAGTGTTGACTTACTACCCGGTGGACAGAATTTGGGTGAGATTGATGACTTGAAATACTTTAATAATCGACTAGCACGTGGTCTACGTGTTCCGAGTTCATATTTGCCAACTGGTCCGGATGATAATACAACCCCATTAAGCGACGGTCGTGTTGGTACGGCTATGATTCAAGAGTTCCGTTTCAATCAATATTGCGAACGATTACAGAACTATGTCTGTCGTAAACTTGACGAAGAATTTAAACTATTCTTACGTTGGAGAGGATTGAATATTGATTCTGGATTATTTGAATTAGAGTTTAATCCACCACAAAACTTTGCGGCTTATCGTCAAACTGAGTTAGATACAGCACGTGTGGCTACATTTACGTCAGTTGAACAGTATCCATATATGTCAAAACGCTTTATGTTAGAACGTTTCTTGGGTCTTAGCGAAGAAGAAATCAACAAAAATGAAAGAATGTGGCGTGAGGAAAATGATAAAGAGATTGAAATTAATCCAGAAGGAAAAGATTTGCGTAGTATTGGTATCAGTTCAGGAGATATTGAGACTGACGTTCAAACCGGTGAAGAAGCTGAATTAGGTGCACAAGATCCGGCTAGCGGAGAAGACATTGCGGCATCACAAGTACCGCAACCGGCTGAAGCAGGAATGAGTACCCCTGCTCCCGGTGGTAATGGAATGTAATTAGATAAATAATTAAATGAAATTGTTTGAAATGTTTGACAAAGCTCCAGCTGAGTATCAGGATGTAAATGCTGATAACTCTAAGCCTGAATGGCGTGAAAGTCGAAAAACAAAACTTACATTAAAGCAGATTCGTAAATTACGTAAAATGAATGATGTAAGAAATTATGAAAAAGTTAATTACTTAAAGAAGGTTCATCAACAGTATGGACCTAAAGCAGAAGGTGCAACACCAACTGTTTAAGTAAGTACTAGTTATCTTAGATAAAAACGCAAAAAAGAGCACTATATTGTGCTCTTTTTTATGATACACACTAAATAACTCTACAAAGCCATTTACATTCAGGAGACAACAATGGATAACAAAAAATTTGAAACGCTTATTGATTTGATTATCAATGAGAATGAAGAACAAGCACGTGCATTATTTCACGATATCGTAGTTGAAAAATCCCGCGAGATTTATGAATCTATGATGGATGAAGAAATGGGCGAAGGCATGGGCGGTCAAGTAGGTGATCTACTGGACGAGATCGATGTTGAAGAACAAGGTATGTCCGAAGCTGAAGATGACGATTTAGATTTTGATTCTGACGAAGACGAAGTACTAGATATCGAAGACGGTGAAGACGATGAATATGGTGACGAAATGGGCGAAGAAGGTCTAGAAGACCGCGTAGTTGACCTAGAAGATAAGTTAGACCAATTGATGGCTGAGTTTGAAGATATCATGGCAGGTGATGATGCTGAATCTGATGCTGAGTTTGATGACGGTGCTGAAGAAGCCGGTGCAGACTTAACACATGACATGGAACAAGGTCATGATGACGAAGATGCAATGATGGAAGCTATCACATTAAAGAAAATTTCTGTTACACACGGCGATAATGGTGTTCAAACAAAGAGTACAAGTTTAGCAAACAGCGGTCAAGCTGGAATGGATAGCAGACCAGTTAAGTTTAGTGGTGCTAGCGAAGCAGTTCCAACAGGACCAAAAGGCCCAAGCAATGCATATGCAAAAGGTGAAGCATCTGTTAAAGGTGCAGGATCATTTAAGAATAGTCCAGCACAGAATAATGCAGACTTAGAATCAGCACCAAAGCCAGTCACTAAAGACGAAGCAGGTAAAGTTCGTAGCCCAGTAGCAGAGTCACGTAGAACTCCTACTAAAAGACGTATTTAAGGAATTTGAGAGCAATGGCTTTGTATCTTAAAGAACACCTTTCATTTGACCGTGCAGGTATGGTGGTTGAGAGTGAAGGTGAAGGTAGCAAAAAGTCCCTTTATATGAAGGGGATTTTTATCCAGGGCGGGGTAAAGAACGCTAATGAGCGTGTTTACCCTGTTTCCGAAATTGAAACTGCTGTACAAACCCTAAACGAACAAATTGCAGAAGGTCATTCCGTATTAGGCGAAGTTGACCATCCAGATGATTTAAAGATTAATTTAGACCGTGTATCACATATGATTACAAGCATGTGGATGGATGGCGCTAATGGCTTTGGTAAATTAAAGATTTTACCGACTCCAATGGGGCAACTAGTTGCTACTATGTTGGATTCGGGTGTGAAACTAGGCGTGTCTAGTCGTGGTAGCGGAAACGTGAATGACTATGATGGCAAAGTGAGTGACTTTGAAATAGTCACTGTGGATATTGTTGCCCAACCAAGCGCACCCAATGCGTATCCTAAGGCAATTTATGAAGGCATGATGAATATGAAACATGGTCATAGATTGTTGGATATTGCAAAAGACGCACAAGGCAATAAAAAAGTAGAGAAGTACTTGAAGGAGGAAGTAATGCGCCTCATCAAGGATCTCAAAATCAAATAAAGGGGAAACAGCATGTTTGATGCTATCAAGCCATTACTTGAAAGTGGACTTATCAATGATGAAGTCGGTGCTCAGTTAAATGAAGCATGGGAATTAAAATTGAATGAAGCTCGCCAACAAGTTCGTGCAGAATTACATGAAGAATTTGCACAACGTTATGAACATGACAGAATCGTGATGGTTGAAGCCCTTGACAAGATGGTTACAGACAGCTTATCAGAAGAAATTGAAGAATTTCGTTCTGAGAAGCAAGCAATGAACGAAGACCGTGTAAAAGCACAACAAAAACTACATGAATCAGCAACAAAATTCAATAACTTTATGGTTACTAAACTAGCCGAAGAAATTAAAGAATTGCGTAGTGACCGTATAGTTGCTAAAGAAAGTCAGCAAAAGCTAGAACAATTTATTGTTCATGCACTAGCCCGCGAAATTAAAGAATTCGCACAAGACAAACAAGCAGTTGTTGAAGCTAAGGTTAAGTTAGTTGCAGAAGGTCGTAAACAATTAGAAGCATTGAAGGCACGTTTCGTGACCGAATCTGCTAAAAAATTGTCTATCGCTGTAGCAGGACAGTTAAAGGGTGAAATGAGCCAATTGAAAGAAGATATTAAAGTAGCTAAAGAAAATAACTTTGGTCGCCGTATCTTTGAAAGTTTCGCAAGTGAATTCAGTGTTACTCACCTAAGTGAGAAACAAGAAACACGTAAGCTAATGCAAGCATTAGCTAATAAAGAAACACAATTAGCCGAATCACAAAAAGAAATCGACAACACTAAGAAATTAGTAGAGTCAAAAGAACGTGAAGTTCGCATTATCAAAGAATCTAATCAACGTGAAAAATTGATGGGTGACTTGCTTGGATCATTAAATGAGGAAAAAGCAACGACAATGCAGAGCTTACTAGAAGGTGTGCAAACAGGTAAACTGCAAGCTACTTTCGACAAGTATCTACCAGCAGTACTGAATACTGGCACTGATAAAAAGGCTCAAAAAGCCTCACTAACAGAAGCAAGAATTTCAGAAGTAACTGGTGATAAAGCTGCCAAACAAGAAATTGAAATCGAACACAATAATAATGTTATCGATCTCAAGCGTCTGGCAGGGCTTTAAATCAAAGACATAATTTAGGAGAAATATAAATGTCAAAAGTTCTATTAGAAAGCCGTTGGGACGAGACCAAAGAAGCTCTGTTGGAAGGCTTAAAAGGCACTCGCCGCTCAACTATGGGTGTTATCTTAGAAAATACTAAGAAACAACTACTTGCTGAATCTACAGCAGGAACAACTACAGCTGGTAACATCGCTACATTAAACCGTGTGATTCTTCCAGTTATCCGTCGTGTTATGCCAACTGTTATCGCTAACGAGTTGGTTGGCGTTCAGCCAATGACTGGCCCAGTGGGTCAGATTCATACACTACGTGTACGCTATGCACAAAACTTAGTGGACCAATCTTTAGCTAATACTAGCGTTACTGCTGGTCAAGAAGCTTTAAGCCCATTCACTATTGCTCAGGCATATTCACGTCAGCCATCTAACGATGCAACTGCAACAGGTTACACAGGTAACAACACTGCGGCTCTTGAAGGTAACGGAGGTCGTCAGATTTCTGTTCAAATCTTGCGTCAAGCTGTTGAAGCTAAGTCACGTAAGTTGCAAGCACGTTGGACATTCGAAGCGGCTCAAGACGCTCAAAGCCAACATGGTATTGACGTTGAAGCAGAAATCATGGCAGCATTAGCACAAGAAATTACTGCTGAGATTGACCAAGAGATTCTATTGAGTCTACGTACTTTAGCTACAACTGAGTACACATACAACCAAGCTACTGTATCAGGTACAGCTACTTATGTTGGTGACGAACACGCTGCCTTAGCTGTTCTAATCAACCGTGTTGCTAACTTGATCGCCCAACGTACACGTCGTGGCGCAGGTAACTGGGCTGTTGTATCAAGTGCGGCATTGACAGTATTGCAATCTGCAACTACTAGTGCTTTTGCACGTACAACAGAAGGTACTTTTGAAGCTCCAACTAACACCAAGTTCGTTGGTACATTGAACGGCGCTATGCGTGTGTTCGTTGACAGTTATGCCGCTGATACTATTCCAGTATTGGTTGGTTATAAAGGTTCAAGCGAAACTGACGCGGCAGCATTCTATTGCCCATACATTCCATTGATGAGCAGTGGAGTTGTTCTAGATCCATCAACATTCGAACCAGTCGTATCATTTATGACACGTTACGGATACATTGAATTAACCAACACCGCAAGTTCATTCGGGAATGCCGCGGACTACGTTGGTGAAATTGCCGTACAAAATCTCACCTTCCAGTGAAATTCACCACACTTTAATATCTTTACTGATATTATCAACACAAAGGGGCACGAAAGTGCCCTTTTTTGTTTAAGGGATGGTTGGCAACTTGGTGGCAAAAAGCGTAAGATAGCATAAATACAATATCTCAAAGGGATGGGAAGTTACAATCAAGCACTATTCGTAGTGCTTTTTTGTTGGCTAGATAAATAAAATAAAGGATTACTTATATGACAGTAACAGTAACAGGTGGAATAACATTTAGTGGTGGATTGACGTTTGCACCTTCGGGAGCTGCCGCAAACGACCCATATTTCATGTACAACTCATTGTTGTTACCGGGTAATGGAACAAATCTTGCACAGAATAATACATTTTTAGATGGTAGTACAAATAACTTTGCCATCACTCGTCACGGCAATACCACTCAAGGTACATTTAGTCCATATGGAAGTAATTGGAGTAACTACTTTGATGGTACTGGGGATTATTTGACTGTGCCCAATAATGCCGCATTGAATTTATCAACAGCAGATTTTACAATTGAATATTGGGTCTACTATGTGCCAACAGGTGCATATCAATATTCTGTAGTATATAGTACTGGTGTTGTATCTAATTCTCAATACGATTACATGCTTGTACTAACAGATACAGGCGCGGCACGACTTGGTATTTTTAATGGAACCAACCAAGCACTAGTATTAAGTTCTGCTGTGTGTGTTGCTAATACGTGGAATCATATTGCCGCAACTAGAACTGGCACTTCAGCGACAGTGTATGTAAATGGCGTCGGCACTACAGGAACAGTACATGCAACAGGAAATTCAAACTCAGGTGCTACTTTAAAAATTGGTGCGGATAATGATGGAAGTGGTGCTGTAAAAGGGTACATGAGCAATCTGCGTATAGTTAAGGGAACCGTAGTTTACACCGGTAATTTCACACCAAGTACCACACCACTAACAGCAATCACCAACACAAGTTTGTTGACCTGCCAAAGCAACAGATTTATTGACAACTCGACAAATGCATTTGCTATCACCAAGAACGGTGATACTTCAGTTCAACGTTTCAGTCCATTCGAACCCTCAGCTGCCTATAGTAGTAGCACAATTGGTGGGTCAGGATACTTTGATGGCACAGGAGATTATTTGAGTGTGGCCAATAATGCTGCCCTAAATTTAGGTACTGGTGATTTTACAATAGAAGCGTGGATTTATATAACTAGTTTTTCTGGTAATAGTGGAATACTTG